ATAGGACTTGGATCTTGATCGGGTTACTAGGGTTCCGTTGATATGTGAAGCTTGAGTAGGGGGTACCGGTCAACCGCCTCCGCGTAGGAAACTACAATCTCATTATTATAGATGACTGCTGTCACTCAGATGATGCTTTCAATTCACCGTGCATACGGTGAATTATGACCACAGTATCTAGATGATACTTAGTTCAGCTTCGCTTTAAAAACAATGTGTGAGCGACAGCGAAACACATAGATGTGCGCAGCACATCTTGAAAGTGTTATAAGTTTTGATCTGGCCAGTCTCTAAACAGTGCATGCTGTATGGTTGAGCAATCAACAAACTGATTGAATGATTTGTGTTTAACTTCAAGTTCGCCCTCTAAGGGTGCAACTCGTTTGAATGCTGAATCCATCTGAGCCATGCCTGTGAACTCCATTAGTATCATCCATTCAGGCATGTCTGCAATGCTACGGAATCCCATCTTGCAGCGTGTGATTCTGTAACTTTCCATCTTGCCTTCGGAAATCAAATGATCAAAGAAACTTTTCATTCCCGTGACCCATTCAAGATCTGAAATGTCGCCGGCCTTGTTGGCCCAGATTGTATAAATGTCCATGTGTTACTCCAGTGGTCCTAGTATTTCAAACCCGTCCATGTCGGATTTGTACAAGTGTGCTTGTTCAAGATACAGGTATTGAAACCCACGGGCCTTGTAGATAGCACACTCTGCTTTCATTGTTTCTATGCCCAGTCTCAGCCGGGGCTTGTGATATGTCCATGCAAATTGATCACACAAGGCATTGTGATCGTCGTAGCGGCGGATCAGCGAAAACGCCACCAGACGATCCTCGTTGTAGTAGCCAATCACATCGGTCATTGGGTCTGTGTATCTACTGTCAAATATTGGCATCACACTAGCAAAGTGTTTGTACTTGCAGTAGTCTCTGTAGATTTGATTTAGCTTCACAATGTCAGGATTGAATAGATATTCCCACTTGACATTGATCTGGTAATTGGTTTTGCTCAAGTCTATTCTAGCAAACTGATAGCTCATGATCGGGGGTCCGTTCTGTGATTGAACAATGTTGTTAGATAATCATTGGGCCAGGATTCGTAAAATCCTTTTGAATGCATTTGTGCTGCTGCTGTGTTCAGTTTGCTGAGACTTTGTAGCATGGCCAAGGCATAGGTGCCTTGATTCATGCTGATGCCGTTGACAATTTCAGCATCTGCAGGATGATCTTCCAACACCAGTAAATCATTCGCTAACAAAAAATCCTGGTTGGCTTGCTCTAAGCTAGAATGAAACAGATCATACTTCCATTCTGCAGGATCATAAGCATAGATTATGACTTCTGCTGTGCCCAAGCCGTCTCTACAACGATTGCGCAGATCAAAATACGGGTCTGAACCAATTACAATTTTGACTGTGCCCGACAGTCGTGCTTTTCTAGCAAATGGGCAAGGAGCCCAGTTGCCCAGTGCAGGATGCGGAACTTCTACAAAGTTCTCTACCCAGTGCAAAATATCTTGGGTAACTTGAGTGGGGTCTAGCATTAGAAAAATGGCAGTTTGCTTTTCTTGGTGGTTTCCAAATTGTCTTTGATAATAGCCGAAATCATCTTGCGTTCGTTGGGACTCAGTGCCAACACTTGATCATAAGTTATGCCACCACGCATGTACCATGACATTTTTAAACTTTCATTTCGGATACTATCGGCCTCCCGCTCCATGCCGTCCACTATGTCGGCAATTTCTTCAGCATTAGATGTCAGGAGGCGGGTGCGAAAAAACTTGTCATATCCAAGGTCAAGGGCTGTTCGTAGACGTTATCGCATTCGGTGCAAGTGATACCAACTGGTTTGATTTCAGAATTTTGACGCAGTTCAATCACACAGTCTCGTATCTTGGTAAACAAGGCTCGATCGCAGTTTTTCAAAAAATCGTCAATGAATTCAGGCTCACTCACAATAGCACTGGGAGTTCGAATGCTAGCAATGCTCCACTTGAGTGCTTTGAGCGTGAGCTCAGTTATCTTTTTTAGAACCTCTTGCATTCTAAGAATTTTTTCTTTTTCTTCCATGTCTGCTGTTGGCAACAGTTGCATCATCTTTTGTTCTTCAAACTGCTCTTGATTGGTTATATTCTGACTTTCGTAGTTCATGGGACGGAATGTAATGGTTAAATCACCATGAACCATGGGCTCATCAAAGTCAGCACTTTTCAACTGATCCAACACAGTTCGCAGGTCTAACACATAATCATCTTCGTGTGTGCAGTTGGGGCATTTGGTGCCAATTTCAAGTTCATGCCCGTAGCTGGCAATTCGTATGGCAGTCAAAATTGCATTGAGGTCTGGTTGTGGAATTTTCCAAGCATCCTTGATACTGGGTACACAGCTTTGTATTACACTGACCACTGCTTGCCCATTGAATAGGCCGTCGGGAGTTCTGTAGGTGATTTCGTCAATGGCAGTCATGGGCAACACAGGCAATTCTCCATTGCCTGGCATGTCCAAGGCCCCTGCAGGCCAGTGCTTGCCGCCAGTAGGCAATCGCAAGTAAATTGCAGGCTGTCTAAAGTATTGTCGCAAAGGGTTAGAAGTCTGGGTCATAGAACACCTATAAATATACTTCTACTTATAGGCAATAAAAATGGCTGAAATAAATCGCGAAGCAGAAGAGTTAGCTAGGATAATGGCGCAGGTCAACCTGGAGATGAACCGGTACGGGCAGCTGACCAAAGAAACAGCCGACAAGAAAAAAGATCTTGAGTTTCGGGCTGCCACCGGTCTACACAACATTACTGAAGCGACCGACAAAGGGGCAGACGCTGTAATCAATCTTGGCAAAGCCATGATGGGGGCTGCATCGTCAATGTACCAAGGCAAAAAAGGTGCAGCAGCGTTCAACAGCAGTGTTGATTCACTGACCACAGCAGCCAAAGCAGCGGCTGCTGGTCTGCTGCTTCTCGGAGGTCCGTTGGGTTTACTAGCAGCAGCAGTAATGGGTGGTATAGCCGCTCTGGGTGCGTATACCAAAGCTGCCAACGAAATGGGCGACAAGCTCTACGAAGGATATCAAGGTCTAGCTGAGTCGGGTGCAGCAGCCAGCGACGGTATGACTGGCCTGTTTGAGGATGCCAAAAAGTTAGGTCTCAGCATGGGCGAGCTTGGCAAGTATACTGAACTGATTGGTGCAAATTCCAAAGACTTAGCATTGTTGTCAAGTAGTGTATTTGAAGGCCGCAAACGATTTGCTGACATGGGCAAAGCAATGGAGCCGTTCAAAGAATCGTTGATGAATGCTGGTCTAAGTCAAGATCAAATTAACGCTGGTAGTATGCAGTATCTGCGTTTGCAAACACGCATTGGTCAGAGTCAAAACAAAACTACAACAGAGTTAGCCGAAGGAGCTAGAAAATACCTAATAGAACAAGATGCGCTAACCAAACTCACAGGTGCAACTAGAAAAGATAACGAAGCTGCCCTTGAAGAAGCTAGATCTCAACAACGTTTTCGTGCCAAATTGGATGCCATGCGATCAAGTGGCGATGCAGGACAAATTGCAGCAGCTGATGAACTGGAAAAAACTTATGTATTATTAAGGTCTCAAAGCAAACAAGCAGCACAAGGTTTTGGAGACTTAACCACTGGCATGATGAACACTGAAGCAGCACAAAAACTCTCAATGAGCACCAATGCTGAAGCTCAGCAAGTGGCTGGTAAAATGGTGGCAGGTCAGATAAAAGCAATTGACGGCACTCAGCAGATTGCAAGTGCTGCTGGCCGGGTGACCAAAGATTTCAACATGCTGTATCAAACAGGTGTTGGTGAAGACTTTTTGTTGCCAATTAAAGAAGGTGCTGAGCTAGGTCTGTTGGCGCAAAAAGACTTAAACAAATCCTACGAACAAATTAAAGAAGACCAAAAGAAACAAGGTCAAGAAGGTGGCGCAGCAGCAGACAAACTGGTAGCGGCACAAACTAAACTACGAATAGCACAGCAAGCAGGCAATGAAGCAACAGAGCGATTTGTGCTTGCAGGTGTTGAACCTGCAACCAAGGCCATGACAATACTGGCAAAAACAACCACGGCTGGTGTTGATAGTCTCAACAAGCTGTTTGGTATTACTCCGTCTAAGGAAACACCTGGTGCACCTCGTGGGCCCGACCTTACAAAAGCCACAGCTGAACTTGATGCTTCAACTGAAAAAGCCAAGTTGGCCAATGAACGAGCAGCAGCAGCAGAAAAAGATGCTAATTTAACACGAGCAGAAAAAGACAGAGTCAAAAAAGAAGCTCGTGAATCTGAAGCAGCAGTTATGCAAGACGTTTTTAAACAACGAGAAGCACAACTGAGAGAACAAAATGCACGAAGAGCAGCTCGACGAGCAGGCACTGCTGCACCAGCAGGTGGGGGAGCAGCGCCAGCAGCAGGCGGAGCAGCACCAGCAGCAGGTGGCGGAGCAGCACCAGCAGCAGCGGGTGGTGGAGCAGCAGCACCAGCAGCACCAGTGCCAACTGGTCCGTCTGGAACACAAGGGGAAGCAGCAACACCGGTTGCTCCCAAGGCAGCTCAAGTTTTATCTTTTGGTTCTGGTTCAGGTAGTCAACAAAATTTTGCTGGACTCGACGACAGATTAGAAAGTGCAGTAACCAAAGCTGCTGAACAGTACAATGCAACCACAGGCAAAAAAATACAAATCAACAGCGCAAAAAGAGATCCTGAAAAACAAAAAGAACTGTACGATGCCTGGATTGCTGGGGGCAAACAAGGAATGCCAGTTGCTGCTCCAGGCACTAGCTTGCATGAAAAAGGATTAGCGGTAGACATACAAAACTACAACGATCCATCTGCAGTGGCAGCAATGAATCAGCAAGGGTTAAAACAAAAAGTACCCAACGATCCTGTGCATTTTAGCTTTGACGGTGGTGGTGTAATCAAAGGACCAGAGACTGGATACAAGCCCAATCTTACTCTACACGGGGAAGAAGCTTTTATACCTTTAAAAGACGGTGCTGTGCCTGTTAGTTTGAACTTGAAAGACGCACTGTCAGGCCCAACATTTGCTGGAATGAACGAGTATGCAGGTTACAATATGGGACCAATTACCACCGACATTGATGCTGTTAAAAAACTTGCGGAAGCAGTTGGGGCATTTGACAAAACCAGTCAAATAATTACAGATCCTGCTACCTGGAAACAAATTCTATCGTCTGGCTTGGCCACAAACTATAACTTGGTCAATGCTGAGTTGGGTACCAAGAGTTTGCCAGGACTAGACCAAGACATGGCTGACCGACTGAAAGAAATTAAAGAACAAGGCAATACCACAACAGAAGCAGCACTCAAACAGGTTGGTGAAGAACTTAAAATAGCCTTGAGCAGCATGGCAGAGAAGTATGCTGTGGCGATGACCAGTCAAGCCCTGTCGATTAACCCATCTGAAATAACACCCCTGTTGCAAGAACTTGTATCTGCTACCAAAAACGGCGTGGATGTACAGCAAAAGATACTGGCAACCAACTACTAACACGGTAAATAACTCACTATGGCAGAACAACAAAGTTGGAAAAAATATTTCAAAGTGGCAGACACGTCTGGCCAGCTGAGCCCTATATCGGGAAAAAATCAGTTTGGCTTGAACGGCTATCCCAGAAACGACGGCAACAGCTCAGGAGCACAAGCAGACTTTGTGTTTCGCAACTATGCCAGTCGATTGCCAGAAGTATATTCAGGACACCCCAACCGTATTGAGCGTTACAACCAGTACGAAAACATGGACATGGATTCAGAAATCAATGCATGCCTGGACATCATTGCTGAGTTCAGCACACAGCCCAATCAGTCAAATGGCACACCTTTTGAAGTGGACTACAAAGACAAGCCCACTGATCACGAAGTGGACATCATTCGCAAGCAATTGCAGCAATGGGTCAAGCTCAACAAGCTGGGTCAACGCATTTTCAAACTGTTTCGTAACTGTATCAAATACGGCGATCAGATTTTTGTGCGTGATCCAGAAACATTTGAAATGTACTGGGTGGATATGAGCAAGCTGGCTCGAGTCATTGTGAACGAAAGCGAAGGCAAACGTCCTGAACAGTATGTGATTCGAGACATCAATCCCAACTTTCAGAATCTCAGCGTGGCAGCAAAAACCACCACTGACTACATGACCAACCCGGTGACAGGCAGCATCAGCGGCAGTTCAAACTACACCATGCCCAACGGTGGATCAGGTGGCGGCACCAACAACAGTCGTTTCATGCAGGCCATGAACGAAGTTTGTATTGATGCCAAGCATGTGGTACACATGAGTCTCAACGAAGGCTTAGATGTGTTCTGGCCTTTTGGACGCAGTGTGCTGGAACAGATTTTCATGGTGTTCAAACAGAAGCAACTGTTGGAAGACTCAATTCTAATCTATCGTGTGCAACGTGCTCCAGAACGCAGAATTTTCAAGATTGACGTGGGCAACATGCCCAGCCACTTAGCCATGGCGTTTGTGGAACGTGTGAAAAATGAAATGCATCAGCGCAGAATCCCCACCATAACAGGCGGCGGTCAAAACATGATGGACAGCAGCTACAACCCACTCAGTGTGGGTGAAGATTACTTTTTCCCCCAAGGACAAGACGGTCGTGGCAGCAGCGTAGAAACACTGCCTGGCGGACAGAATCTTGGTGAAATTGACGATCTGAAGTATTTCAACAACAAAATGGCCCGCGGTCTGCGTGTGCCATCCAGCTACTTGCCCACAGGACCCGACGACTCAGATCGTGTGACCAGCGACGGCAAAGTGGGCACTGCATTGATACAAGAATTCCGCTTTAATCAGTATTGCGAACGTTTGCAGGCCCTGGTGTGCGAAAAGCTAGATGACGAATTCAAGATGTTCTTGAAATGGCGTGGCTTCAACATTGACGCTGGCCTGTTTAATCTGAAGTTTAATCCTCCACAAAACTTTGCCAGCTACCGCCAAAGTGAACTGGACAACACTCGTATTCAGGCATTTCAGGGACTAGAGCCACTGCCCTACATGAGCAAGCGATTCATGCTGGAACGCTTCTTGGGATTGACTGAAGAAGAAATCAAACAGAACGAAGAAATGTGGCGCGAAGAACGTGACAGCCCTGAAATGCAAACACAATCAGGGCAGGATCTACGAAGTGTGGGCATCACACCAGGCGCTTTGGAAACAGACATCGCTGCTGGGGAAGAAATGGCTGGAATGACGCCTGAAACTCCAGGTGTGCCAGCCACTACACCAGGCGCAGCAACTCCACCAGCACCCGGCGGCGCAGCCCCAACAGTATAAATACTGGCATGATACTACAAGAATTTTGGTCAAAAGAACCTGAAGCATATCAGGACCTGGCTCAAGACAATAGCCAGCTACAGCTGGGTGACCTGCGTAAAACTCATTTGACCCTGCGTCAACTCAGCAAGCTGAGAAAAATGAATGATATCAGAACTGTAGAATACAAAGAAAAACTCAAACTGGTGCGTCAACAGTATGCACCACCGCCAGCACCAGTAGTCTAATTGTTGCAAGCAATTTGCAATTTATAGTCTTTTTGACTACTTAAAACACCGCTTTTATCTCACCTGTGTAAATAACAGCACACTTTACTATAGGAGTTTCCTTATGAACAGATTTGAACAATTGATCGAATACGTGATCAATGATGAAGACAAAAAAGCTCAAGAGCTTTTCCATGACATCGTAGTGGCCAAAAGCCGTGAGATCTACGAAAGCATGATGGACGAAGAGCAGGCAGAAGAGCTCGACGAAGGCACCGACGACATTGAAGAAGGTGCCATGGGCGGTGACGCTGCTGACAGCCTGATTGATGATGTCGAAATGGAAGAAGAATCCGACATCAACATGGAAGGTGAAGAAGATGACATGGGCGATGACATGCCTGTAGATGACATGGGCGATGACATGCCTGGTGATGACATGGGCGGATCCAGCGAAACAGCCACCAAAGACGACATCATGAACCTGGAAGACAAGCTGGACGAACTCATGGCTCAATTTGAAGACATGATGGGCAACGGCGACGACATGGGTCCTGAAGAAGGCGGCGATGCCATTGAAATGGACGACACAGAAGAAATGGACGACCAAATGGGCATGATGGAAGCTCTGCAATTAAAAGCAGCCCCGAAGCCAGTTACTTCTGAAGAAGGCAACACAAACAAAAAGTCTACTGTAGCTGCCAACTCAGGCGCACGTGGTGCAATGGCCAAACCAGTTCACACTGGTGCCAACGAAGGCGGCCACCATGACACCTCAGCATATCGCAACACTACCAAAGACCTTGGTGTTACACCAACACAAGATGCTGGCAAGGGCGCATTTAAAACTGCTGCTCCGAAGCCAACAATGTCACAAGCCAGTGGCGTAAACAACAAGAGCCCAATACCAAGCGGTAGAGGTTAATTAAAATGTCGTCAAAGTATCTAAGAGAAGATCTTACATTTAGCCAGGCTCGCATCGAAGTCATCACTGAAGACGATGCAGCCAGCGGCGGTAAGAACCTCTATCTCAAAGGTATCTGTATTGAAGGCGACAAGCGTAATGCAAATGAGCGTATCTATCCTCTGCGAGAAATTTCTCGTGCAGTTGACACTATAAATCAACAAATCCGAGAAGGCAATTCCGTCTTGGGCGAAGTTGATCATCCAGATGATCTCAAGATCAATCTAGATCGAGTGTGCCACACTGTTGAAAACATGTGGATGGATGGCCACGCTGGTTGCGGAAAGCTGAAAATTTTGCCCACTCCCATGGGTAACTTGATAAAGACTCTGTTGACGTCAGGTGTAAAACTTGGCGTATCCAGCCGCGGTAGCGGCAATGTAGACGACAGAACAGGACATGTAAGTGACTTTGAAATAGTCACTATAGATGTGGTTGCCCAACCCAGCGCACCAAACGCCTATCCCACAGCTATCTATGAAGGCTTGCTCAACATGAAGCATGGTCATAGAGTGTTGGAGATGGCTCGCGAGTCTGGTCAAGGCGACAAAGTGCAAAGATACCTGAAAGAGGAAGTAAAACGCCTAATCAGGGATCTTAAAATCTAAGGAGAACCAGGCATGTTTGATGCTATTAAACCATTGCTAGATAGCGGCCTGATTAACGAAGACGTTAGCCGAGAACTCAACGAAGCTTGGGATCAAAAGTTAAACGAAGCTCGTGAATCAGTTCGTGTGGAATTGAGAGAAGAATTTGCACAACGCTATGAGCATGATAAGTCAGTCATGGTCGAAGCCCTAGATAAGATGGTAACAGATGGTCTTGCCACTGAAATTCAAGCTGTAGCCGCTGAAAAGCGTGCTCTAGCTGAAGATCGCGTCAAGTTCCAAAGCAAGATGAAAGAGTCCGCACAGAAGTTTAACGGCTTCTTGGTGACAAAACTTGCTGAAGAAATTGGCGAACTGCGTAAAGACCGTAAGATGCACGCTGAAGGACTCGAAAAACTCGAGAACTTTATGGTGCATGCTCTTGCTCGTGAAATTCAAGAATTCGCACAAGACAAACGTGATGTGGTGGAAACCAAAGTGCGTTTGGTGCGTGAAGCACGTGGCAAACTCGAACAACTCAAAGCACGATTTGTAAAAGAATCCGCTGAAAAGATGACTCGAGCTGTTAGCCGTCATTTGAAGGCAGAACTTACACAATTGCACGAAGACGTAAAAATTGCTCGCGAGAACAATTTTGGTCGTCGTATCTTTGAAGCATACGCTGCTGAATTCGGTGCTACTCACCTAAATGAGAAAGCCGAAGTCAAGAAGCTGTATAACTTGTTATCAAACAAAGATCGTCAATTGGCAGAAGCCATTGAGCTCACTGAAAAGGCGAAAGTCCTCATTGAGCGCAAGGAACGCGAAGTGCGTATGATCAAGGAATCCAACTCACGTCAAAGTGCAATGGATGAATTGCTGAGTCCTCTTAACAAAGAGAAAGCAGATGTCATGCGCAATTTGTTGGAAAGCGTACAGACAAGTCGTCTGAAAAACGCTTTTGAGAAATATCTACCAGCAGTGTTGGAAGACAGATCAGTTAAAGCCCGCAAAGTAATTTCTGAACAAGTCACCGCAGTAACTGGTGATAAAACTGTACCAGAAACTCACCAAGAAGAACGCAGCAATGTGATCGACTTGAAGCGCCTGGCAGGTTTATAATCATTTTATAGAGGAGACTTAAATGTCACAAGAACTACTAGAAAGCCGCTGGGGCGAAACCAAAGAAGCACTGCTTGAAGGTTTGAATGGAACCAAGCGCAACAGCATGGGTGTTATCCTTGAAAACACTCGTAAGTACCTGAAGGAAAACGCTTCCGCAGGTTCCACAGCAGCAGGTAACATTGCTACATTGAACCGCGTGATTCTTCCCGTGATTCGACGTGTGATGCCAACTGTTATTGCTAATGAACTGGTCGGCGTTCAGCCAATGACTGGTCCAGTTGGTCAAATCCACACTCTACGTGTGCGTTATGCCCAGAGCTTGACTGACACAAGTGCAGCAGCAACCAGCGTACAAGCTGGTGAAGAAGCATTGAGCCCGTTCAAAATTGCCACAGCGTACTCCACAGTACCTGGTGCAACTAGCACAGCTACTAATTACACTGGTGGCGCAACAGCTACCATGGAAGGTACTGGCGGCAAGCAGATCTCCGTACAGATCTTGAAACAAGCTGTTGAAGCTCGCACACGTAAGTTGCAAGCTCGTTGGACATTTGAATCTGCACAAGACGCACAAGCCATGCACGGTATTGACGTTGAAGCAGAAATCATGGCTGCTCTTGCACAAGAGATTACAGCTGAGATCGACCAAGAAATCCTTCTCAGCCTGCGTTCATTGGCTGCCACTGAGTTCACATACAACCAAGCTACCGTTTCTGGTACTGCTACATTCGTTGGTGACGAACACGCTGCTTTGGCCGTGTTGATCAACCGTGTTGCTAACCTGATCGCCCAACGTACACGTCGTGGCGCTGGTAACTACGCTGTTGTTAGCTCTGCTGCTTTGACAGTGTTGCAATCTGCAACTACTTCTGCTTTTGCTCGCACAACAGAAGGCACATTCGAAGCACCTACAAACACCAAGTTTGTTGGTACACTGAACGGCGCTATGCGTGTGTTCGTTGACTCTTATGCTAGCGACACTACACCAGTGTTGGTTGGTTACAAGGGTTCTTCAGAAGCTGACGCTCCTGCATTCTACTGCCCATACATCCCGTTGATGAGCAGTGGTGTTGTACTGGATCCGTCAACATTCGAACCAGTCGTGTCCTTCATGACACGTTACGGTTACATTGAATTGACTAACACTGCTAGTTCGTTCGGTAACGCTGGTGACTATGTCGGCGAAATCGCTGTGTCGAACTTGTCTTTCAGCTAATCACTGCAAGGCTTTTCAAAAGCAATCAAAAACCCGCTTCGGCGGGTTTTTTGTTGACTAAGTATTTGCATGATAGAATTCTTAGATCCCACTCGTTTTTATACCAATAGACAATACTTGACACAATGGTTTCAAGCTGACACTCTATGTGTTACAGACAACGACTTTGAAAATGTTGAACATACCCGACAGCTATTAGAACAACATTCCAATCACAATCGTATTTTAGATATCACACACAATCCTTTTCCTGACAATAAATTATCATTAAAATTCACACCAATACTGACCAACAACTTTGAATTTTTTTACAAGCCGCAGGCAGGAACAACTTTCTTTCCGTTGTTTCTTTGGATGTATAGTTTGAGAAATCCATTATGGTGGGATACTTTTTGTTTTGATTCAGGCACAAACAAAACTCAAGCTCTCATGTGTCTCAACAATCGTCCAAGACCACACAGAACTCAAGTATGGGCAGAATTCAATCAGCGAGGAATTATTGATCAGTGTGTGTTCAGTTTCACTGAGCCGGTGTATTACGAAAAAGATCAGTATTCGTATCCTTATCCATTGATGATTGCTGGTGAACAACATGATCCCAACCGCAACGACATAGGTGTGGGACACTCTGTGTATGGTGATTGCGCTGTGAATTTGATAACAGAAACTGCAACAGATTTAACTTATGTCAGCGAAAAAACTTGCAAGCCGTTTGTGGCAAGACAAATTCCTGTCCTAGTAGGTAGCACAGGCATTAATCAATTTTTAACTGACATTGGACTAGACATGTTCTCAGACGTTGTGCCTTGGACAACCTGGGATCATGAACCGGACCAGGATCTACGTATCAAAAAGATCATGGACTTTGTTGAATCGTGGTTGAGATCTGGAACCATGCTTGAAGATTATGGTCAACTACTGCCTAGAGTTCAAGCAAACAAACAGTATTTCCACAGTGATCAATTTAGAACACTGTTGCTGCAACAGATGTCAAACCTTGTACCAGCTTAGATACTGAGCAATTTTTTTAGTAACACTGTTCCAGTCACCGCGAGCAGGTTGTCTAAACAATCTAGCACTGGAGTACCAGGGGCTAGAATCTCTATCCAGTAACCAACGCCAGTCTGTGCTGTAGGCATTGAGCATGAGCCATGCTGGCCGGCCCAGAGCGCCAGCCAAATGAATCACCGCGGTGTCCACTCCAATTACAACATCAAGGTGCATCATCAGCGCAGCCGTGTCTGCAAAACTTTGTACACCACCTGGATAACAAGTGACACCAGCAGCAAGCAATGCTTGTTCTTGATCAGGCTCTGCGTCAATCTGTAGGTTGATCCATTCGTATTGTGAATTATTTTTGATCATTTCCAGCATGATTTCAAATGGCACACTCTTGTGTTGATTCAACCATGAGTCTCTGCGACCACTCCAGCAAAACCCCACTCGCATGCGCTTTTTTGGCCCAAGACGTTGTTGCCATGTTTTCATAGCAGCAACATCAGCATTGAGATAACTTTGAACTCGCGGCAAGTTTTCTACAGTGACTCCCAGTATTCCTGGAATACTCATGATTGGCACCCACATGTCAAAGTCGCCTGGATCATCGTTGTAGGTGCCCACCCATGACAAGATTTCACTGCGACTCAGCATGGGCACTAGACCATCAGTCACTTGCAGCTTGACTCGGGCACCCATGGCATGTAGGTTGTAAACAAATCGAACAAACTGGATGTTGTCTCCGTGTCCTTGTTCTCCTACTACCAGTATTGTTTTGTTCTTGAGATCTTCACCACGCCATCGTGGCTGCAAAAACTTGGGTTCTGTGCCAGCTAGGTGCTCGTAGTTCCAGCGACTTTCGTATGCTGGCCACCCCTGTGCATAATCACCCATCAACAAATAGCACACAGCTAGATTAAATTTGGCAGTGATATTGTCTGGTGCTAGAACTGCTGCGGCTTGTAAAAATGGCACGGCTCGTCGGGGATGACCAATTTCTCGCATGACGTTGCCATAGTTGTTGAATGCAGCACTAGATTCTGGATCTTGTACAAACGCCAACGCATAACATTGTAATGCTCGTTCGGGTTGATTTTCAGCACGAAGCTGGTTGCCTTGTTCAATAAGTTCAGTAGTATTCACGTGATATTTACACTCTGTAGGTAGTCCATTTTACATTTTTGCTAAATACTTGTCAACACAATCAGGTGTTTTATGCTGAGATTAATACCCACAGCGTAGCGACTAGAACTCGCATCGGACTTCTTTAAGGAGAAAACAAAATGGGTCGTCCTCTAAAAATTCAAAAAATATCTACCGGTTCCGGTAATGGTGGTGCCAGCGTTGGCATCGATCTAGGCTTTCCTAACTTTGGCAGCTTGACCAATCCAGTTAAAAACTCAGTTGGCAACATGACTGATGCTCAGTATCTGGGTGTGGTGGGTGGTGCTGGTCCAACTGACACTCCGAGCGCAACCAATCCCCGAGTTGACGTAATTGTCAACATTCAATTGGCATCAGGTTCGGGTGCTGGTGTAGCACAAGGTTATATTATCCGTCAAAAGGGCAGCCGCAAGTACCTAGTTGGTGATGTAACCAGCATTGCTGATGAAGATCTAGTGGTTGATAATGCATATATTATTACTTCAGTTGGAACTACCGACTGGGTAGCAGTAGGTGCTCCTTCTAACTATGGTGTTGGTACTGTTTTCACTTGCACAGCCGACGCTGGTGCAGGTACAGGCACCGCTAATCTTGTCGGCGTTTGCGTCCTGGACAACGATACAACTCCAGCAGTTGGGTTAATGGCAATCACATACACCAACAACGATTCCACAGCTACCCCAATCAGCAAGTTGACCAACAAATTCTTGTTGGACTTTGCTGGCGGTTCTGGATTCTCTCAAGCTGAAGTGACCAATGACGTTCGTTTTTCTGCCAACTTCTTCACAGACGAAGGCACGGTTATCAAGTCTGGCACAACTGCTGTGGCCAACGTTTCTGGACAACAGAACTTGTTGGACGTGGTCATTGTTGACAACGTTACTTCCTAATTGATTTAGGCCCCGAATCCTCTCAGCTACATACTGAGAGGATTTTTTTATGAGCAGAGCATTTGTATTAGGCAACGGAATCAGCCGCCAAGGACTAGATTTAGAACTGTTAAAACAGTTGGGACAAGTTTACGGTTGCAACGCTATCTATCGAGAGTTTGTTCCAAATGTGCTGATCAGCACAGACACTCCTATTAGCAAAAGTATACAAGAATCAGGTTATTCACAAAACCACATGATGTATACAAGAAAACCATTTCCTGCCTTGGGCGCACTGCAAATTCCTCAAGAATATTATGGATTTAGTTCTGGTCCAGCTGCTGTTGCAATAGCAGCGCTAGATCGAAATGCTGCAATCTACCTAATAGGATTTGACATGGGCCCGACACAATCTGGCAAATTCAACAACATCTACGCTGACTCAGAGTTTTACAAAGCCAGTTCATCGGTGCCAACTTTTGTTGGTAACTGGGCAAATCAACTGGTAAAAATCTGCAAAAATTTTCCCAAACTCAACTTCTACAGAGTAATGGGCAGCACCACTGCTGCGGTAGCAGCTCTTGACAACATACCCAACTTGTATCACATGCCTATGGAAGACTTCTTAAACAGAATAAATAACACAAAGGAACTCTAAATGTCTATCTATAAGCGTGTCAGTGGGAATCTTGTTGTCCAAACAGTTGGCAATACAGATTCTATCACATTTCAAGGCCTAACCGCCAACACTGCCACAGTTATTATTGATGGCAATTTAACTGTTTCTGGCGACGTTGCACTGACTGGTAATATTGCAGGTGACAAGATTTTTAACGGCACCACCAGCATTGAAATTCCCGTAGCCAGTGGCAATGCAAATATCAGTGTAAGCGGTACCGCCAATGTGTTTGTGGCCAATAGTGCTGGAATTGTAGTCACAGGAACATCAAGTGCCAGTGGCAATGTCACAGGCGCTAATATCAACACAGCAGGTTTAGTCAGTGCCACTGGCAATGTCAATGGTGGCAACTTGAATATAACCACTGGCAATATTGTTCTCACAAGATCGTCAACTGCTACCACATCACCAACCATTAGATTTACAGATTCAAACACCGCAGTAAGTTCGCTAGGCGCAAACATTGGATCGTTTGAATGGTTTGCTTCTGACGCAACTGGTGCTGGACCTCGTGTGACTGCCGCAGTCAAAGCCGTGTATGCTGACGCTGGCGGCAATGCAAACGTGCTTATCCAAACTGCCAGTGGAGCAAGTTTAACTGATCGTATTGTGGTGCTGGGCGCCACTGGCAACGTTGGCGTTGCAAATTCTGCACCATTACATACGTTAGCAGTGACTGGAACCATGTATGGATCTTCTACTCTGACTATTGTAGGCAATGTCGCTGGAGGCAATGTTTCAACGGCTGGACTAGTAACAGCAACAGGCAATGTGACTGGTGGCAATATCAACACAGGTGGCTTGATCACAGCAACTGGAAATATTTCTGGTGGCAATATCAGTGCTGCTGGCAGTATAGTTGGTGGTGCCGGCGGTGTCAGTGTAACTGGTAATGTCACTGGTGGCAACTTGATTATCAATGGCACAATGAGTGCGTCGGGTAACTTAACCACTACAAATATTTCTGCAACCACTCTAGACGCCAGCGCCAATATCACTGGTGGCAATATCAAAACAACAGGTATTTCTAATGTTGGTACCAGCATTGTAACCGGCACTCAAACAGTAACTGGCAACATCACAGGCGCCAACGTCAACACAGGCATCTTGAGCGCATCTGGCAACATACTTGGATTAAATGTCAACACAGGAGTGGTCAGTGCCACTGGCAATGTGATAGCAACCGCAGGCGGATTCTTCATTGGCGATGGCGGATTCTTGAGCAATGTCACAGTGGCATCCAACGTTGCTGCAACACAGTTGGCCAATGGCACATCAAATTGGGCCATTCGCACTTCTGGTGGAGATATCACTGGCGATGTGGGCGGCAGTGCCAACGTGGCAATTCTTACAGGTTCAGGATTTAGCCTAACTGGATTCATGAGCGCTGCTGGCAATGTCACAGGTGCCAATGTCAACACAGGCGGTGTGGTCAGTGCTACTGGCAACATAATTGGTGGCAATGTGTCAGGAGCAACAGGCACATTTACCACTGTGATTGGTAATGCCAATGCTACCAGTTTGACCACGGGTACAGTCCCCAGCGATCGATTGACTGGTCAATATACCATCGACATCAACGGCAGTGCTATTACTGCAAACACTGTGACAATCAACGCACAGCCCAACATTACCAGTGTTGGCACATTAACCGTATTGTCAGTTTCAGGCAACATAACCGGTGGTAATTTAAACACCGGCGCACAAGTAATTGCCAGTGGCAACATAACCGGTGGTAATTTAAACACTGGCGCACAAGTAATTGCCACTGGCAATATCACTGGTGGAAATATTACCACCGCTGGTCAAGTATCAGTGACCGGTAACATAGTTGGTAGCAACATTGAAATTTCTGGTTCTATTAGAGATTCGTCCCAGTTAGATCTTGCAACCACTGCTGGTAATATTGTGTTGACGCCAGCTGCTGGATCCAATGTACAAGTTGTTGCCAATGCAAATATTACTGCAACCACAATTTCAACCAGTACTGCTACAGGTGCACTGGTGGTAGCAGGCGGCGTAGGTGTTGCCGGAAATGCCTATGTTGGTGGCTTGATCAGTGCAACAGGTAATATTACAGGTAATTTCTTCCAGGGCAATGGCAGTCAGTTGACTGGTATTGATGCCACATCAATTCAAAACGGCACAAGCAATGTTCGTGTGGTTAGTTCTGGTGGCAATGTCTCTGTTGGGGTGGGCGGCACCAGCAACGTAACTGTGTTTGCTACCACTGGACAAGTTACCACAGGATTGATCAGTGCTTCGGGCAACATAACTGGCGCGAATATCAATGGAAATGGTTCAGGTCTAAGTGCAATCACCGGAGCCAATGTCACTGGCACCGTGGCCAATGCTACATTTGCAACATCAGCTGGAACAGCGACTAGTGCAACCAGTGCAACCACAGCAGGCACAGTTACAACTGCTGCCCAGAGCAATATTACATCAGTGGGCACACTGACTTCATTGGCAGTTACTGGCAACATTACTAGTGGTAATTTGAGTGTGAGCACCGGCAATGTAACAGCTGGCAACATTGTTAATTCCAATGCCAACGGTGTTGGAAATATTGGTAGTGCATCTGTCTACTACAACACAATATTTGCTCAAGCAACATCAGCACAATATGCTGACTTGGCTGAAAAATTCCGTGCAGATGCTGCGTATGAACCAGGAACTGTGTTGATATTTGGCGGAACTCAAGAAGTCACTATATCCGCTCAGGACACTGATCGCAGAGTTGCTGGGGTCGTTTCGACTGATCCTAGTTATTTGATGAATTCAGGATTAAATGAAGAATTTTCAGTAGCAATTGCCTTGCAAGGGCGTGTGCCATGTCGTGTTGTTGGCCCTGTTCGCAAGGGAGACATGATGGTTTCTGCCAGCAACGGTCATGCCAAAACACACCAGGATCCTCCAACTGGTTCCATTATTGGCAAGAGTCTTGAAAACTTTGACGGTGAAACTGGCACTATTGAAATCGTTGTAGGCCGCGATTAACGGCCAAACCTAATTGGGCGGATCCTGGTAAATACATCAGATGACCAGGATTACCTATGACACAACAGATAATTGACATCGGCGCTGAAGCAAATGACGGCACCGGTGAGCCGTTACGAGATGCTTTCAACGCTGTAAACGAGAATTTTACAGAGATATACACCGCTGGCCCTGTGGGCAGCAATGTAGTAATCTCTGGAAATACCATTGCTGTAACTGGCATTAACAACAATCTTGTGCTGAAAGCCAATGGCATTGGAAACATCCAGGCCAACAGCAGCATTGTGCCCAGCATTGATGCGGTATACAACCTTGGCAGCTCTACTCTAAGATTCAACACAGTCAACGCTGGCTTTTTTGTAGGTAATGGTAGTCAACTCACAGGAGTTACTGCTGCGGCAGCTACTAGTATTGCCAATGGCACGTCCAATGTTTCTGTGGCATCCAGCAGCAATGTTACTATAAACATTCAAAACACCAGCAACACAGTGGTGTTTGGTCGGTTGAATTCTACGTTTAGTGGCAACATTCTTCCAGCTGCAAATGTAACTTATAATTTGGGCAGTGCAACTGCTGCCTGGAAAGATGCGTACTTTTCAAACAGTACAATTTATCTCAACAATGCTGGCATCTCTGCCAACGCAACTGCGTTTAGTTTTAGTACACCTGGCGGCGGCACCACAATTCTCCAAGGCAATGGGGTCATAGCACCTTATGCCAATTCAAATGTAACTGCTTACTTGCCCACATACTCAGGCAACCTGGCCAGTCTGACTGGGCCTGTTACAACCACTGGCAATATCACTGGTGCGTATATCATTGGTAATGGTAGTCAACTCACTGGATTAGCAGCAACATACGGCAACTCAAATGTGGCAGCATACCTGCCCACATACTCAGGAAATCTAGTCAGCTTGACTGGACCAGTTACTACCACTGGCAATGTTGGTGCAAATTATTTTATTGGTAATGGTAGTCAGTTAACCGGATTGCCTGCAACATACGGCAACTCAAATGTGGCAGCGTACTTGCCAACCTATAGCGGCAACATTGGCTCGCTAACTGCTACAGGCAATATCACTGTGGTCAACGGTATCTTCAGTGGCAACGGCTCTGGACTCACTGGTGTTATAGCCAGCGGCAATGTTGGCGCAGCAAGTAAACTGCAGAACGGCACAACAGAATTCAATATCCCCGTGGCCAATGGCAACGTGGTCGGCAACATTGGCGGTGTGACCAACGTTTACACATTTGCATCAACAGGAATGAGTGTTGTTGGTAATGTAACAGCAAACTATCTAATTGGTAATGGTAGTCAGTTAACAGGACTACCAGCATCCTACGGCAATGCCAATGTTGTAGCCAATCTGGCGGCACTGGGATCAAATCCAGTCAGCACCACTGGCAACGTGACTGCAGGATATTTTGTTGGTAATGGTGCTCTACTCACAGGTGTAGCTGCCAGTTATGGCAATACTGAAGTGGCTACATTATTGGCCGCATTTGGATCAAACACAATATCAACCACAGGCACAGTCACAGCAGGCAATGTCACTGGTGGTAATTTGCTAACAGCTGGATTGATCAGCGCAACTGCTACTATCACCGGTGGCAACGTCTTTACAGGTGGATTGATTGTTGCAACTGGTAACGTTACTGGTGGTAATTTCGTAACCGGCGGTGCAGTAAGTGCATCTGGTAACCTTAGTGCAATTGGCAACGTCACTGGCGGAAACATTACCACAGCCGGGTTGATCAGCGCAACTGGCAACGTCACAGGTGGCAACATTACCACAGCCGGGTTGATCAGCGCAACTGGCAACGTCACAGGTGGCAACATTGCCACTGCTGGCCAAATTACTGCAACTGGCAACATCACAACCACTGCCAACATCAGTGGTGGCAATTTGAGTGTGAGTGGTGCATTTGCTCCAGCTAGCATGACAGCCACAGGTAACGTGGCTGGTGGCAATTTAACAACTGCAGGCGTGGTAAGTGCAGCAGGCAACATTATCACAGCAGGATATTTTGTTGGTAACTTTGCTGGCAACATCACAGGCAACTTGGTTGTGCCTGGTTCCAACACACAAGTGTTGTTCAACAACCAGGGCAACGCAGGTGCCACAGCAGGATTGACATTTGATACTGCTGGACCAAACTTGCTTGCAGTGGGCGGAAACGTACAAGCGGGTAATTTAACAACCGCAGGACTGGTAAGTGCTGGCGGCAACGTTGATGCTGGCAACCTAAACACCGCTGGCTGGGTGGTTGCAACTGGCAACATAAACACTCTGGCCAATGTCAACGGCGCCAATTTGGTCGCATCAGGCCTGATCACAGCAGTAGGCAACATCAGCGGCGGTAACTTAAACGCTGCTGGACAAGTGAGTGCGACTGGCAACATCACTGGTGGCAACATTCTGTTTGGCATATTCAAATTACTTGGTACTGGTGAGGCACAAGTTGGTAATTTAACTGTTACTAATGGCCCAGGTACTGGCAATATTGTTGCCGGTAATATTATAAGTGCAACTGGCAACATACTAACTGGCAGTAACGTAAGTGCAACTGCCAATGTGATTGGCGGTAACTTGGTAACCGGTGGCCTGATCAGTGCCGCTGGCAACATCACAGGCGGCAATATATTGGCTGGGGGTGTTGGTACTCAAATCAGCACAGGCGGCAATGTAAATGGTGCAGCGTTTAATGGTAGTGTATATTTTGGCACTGGTATAGTAACAGGCACCGGCAACGTCACTGGTGGTAATATTGCAGTTTCAGGTGTGTTGTTATCCACCAACACAGTTTCAGCAACTGGTAATGTGGTCGGCGGCAATATTAACACAGGTGGAAATGTTTCTACTTCGGGCAATGTCATAGCCCAGGATATTAGAGTTGGACCTGGCATTACTGGCGGTACCATAAGTGCGCTAGGCAACATTACCAGTGCCAACACATTGAACGCAGTTGGTTTGAGTCTGAGTGGCAACGTTGTAAGTGCATTGGTTTCAGCTGCAAACATCACAACCACTGCTAATATCAGCGGCGGCTTTATTCTTGGCAATGGATCACTGTTAACAGGTATTCCTGCAAGTTATGGTAATGCCAACGTAGTTGCCAATTTGGCTGCGTTAGGGTCAAATCCAATAGTAACTACTAGCAACATCACTGGTGGCAATATCTTGACTAGCGGCACAATAACTGCGTCTGGCAATATTACCGGTAGCTATTTCTTAGGCAACGGCGCTTTACTATCAGGCATTGCAGCAGGAACACCTTCAAAGATTCAAAACGGTACCAGTGAAGCCAACATTGGTGTCAGTGGCGGAAATGCAAACATTTCAATTGGTGGTACTGCCAACGTTGTAGTTGTGGCTACCACTGGAATCGCAATCACTGGCCTAGCATCTGCTTCAGGCAACATCACTGGCGGCAACATTGCTACTGGCGGTCTTGTTACTGCAACTGGAAATTTAAACACCACGGCAGGTGTACTAGCAACAGGAAACGTGCAGGGTGGTAATGTTATTAGTGTTGCGTTGATACAGGGTGCAACAGTCAGTGCCACTGCTAATGTTATTGGTGGAAATTTAAACACTGCTGGATTGATTGCTGCTACTGGTAATATTACAGGTGGTAACCTGAATGCCACAGGGTTGAGTCTAAGTGGAAACGTTGTGAGTGCGCTAAACGTAACTGGCAACGTAGCAGGTGGTAATGTTAACACAGCTGGACAAGTAAGTGCCACTGGCAACGTCACTGGCGGTAACATTATTACCTCAGGGTCTGGTGGAAACATCTCTGGTGCCAATGTAATTTTGGCAACCACTCTCAGTGCCACAGCCAATGTGATTGGCGGCAACGTTACCACTGCTGGATTGATAACTGCTACAGGTAACATTACCGGCGCCAATATCAACGGCAATGGATCTGGACTTAGCGCACTAACTGGTGCTAATGTCACTGGTACAGTGGCCAATGCCACATTTGCAACTTCAGCTGGCAGTGCAACAACTGCTACTAGTGCAACTACTGCAACCACAGCTGGTACAGTAACAACAAATGCACAGCCAAACATCACATCAGTTGGCACGTTAACATCAGTAAATGTTACAGGCAACATCAATGGTGGCAATGTAAACAGCACATTTTTTGGTTCAGGTGCAGGATTAACATCACTAACTGGCGCCAACGTTACAGGCACTGTGGCCAATGCCACATTTGCTACATCAGCTGGCAGTGCAACCACTGCTGCCACTGCTACCACAGCTGGTACAGTGACAACAAATGCACAACCCAACATCACATCAGTTGGTATTTTGACTTCAGTAAGTGTAAGTGGAAATGTTACTGGCGGTAATTTAGACACTGCTGGATTGATCACTGCTATTGGCAACATCACTGGCGGCAACATCAACGGCAATGGATCAGGACTTAGCTCCATAACCGGTGCTAATGTCACAGGCACAGTGGCCAATGCTACATTTGCTACATCAGCTGGCAGTGCAACCACTGCTGCCACAGTAACCACAAATGCACAACCTAATATTACCAGTGTTGGTACATTGACCAGTGTCACAGTGACAGGAAATGTAGATGGTGGTAATGTCAGTACAGGCGGTTTAATTTCAGCCACTGGTAACATCACTGGCGGCAACATCAACGGCAATGGATCAGGACTTAGCTCCATAACCGGTGCTAACGTCACTGGTACAGTGGCCAATGCTACATTTGCAACAAGTGCAGGTAGTGCAACCACGGCTGCCACAGTGACTACGGCAGCACAACCTAATATCACCAGTGTTGGCACTTTGAGCAGTGTGGCTGTGACTGGCAACGTTGTAGGTGGCAATTTAATAACCAATAGCGGATTTGTGTTTGCTACTGGCAACATTACCGGCGGTAATATTCTTACTGCTGCTTTGGTACAAGGTGCATTGGTTTCGGCCACTGGTAATATCATTGGTGGCAACGTAATCAGTCAAGATATAGTGCAAGGTACCAGTTTAAGTGCAAGTGGAAATGTCACAGGTGGCAACTTGACCACAGGCGGCGTGATCACTGCTACTGGCACCATTACAGGTGGTAATGTTAGTACTGCTGGATTAATTACCGCTACTGGTAATATCACTGGCGGTAACTTGTTGACTGGTGGCTCAATCACTGCCACTGGCGGCGTACAAACAGCCAATGTCAATTCAAGCGGTTTTGTAACTGCTACTGGCAATGTAACTGGTGGGAACATAATCACAGGTGGATTAGTTACAGCAACTGGCAACGTTACTGGTGGAAATGTTACCACAGGTGGCCTGGTAGTTGCAACGGGCAATATTGCCGGCGCCAACATATTTGCAACAGGTGATGTCAGCGCCACTGGTAATCTAAACGCAACTGGCAATGTCAATGCCACTAACTTTGTTGGTACCTTGGTTGGCAACATTGCACTGACAGGCAGCAACAGTCAGGTATTGTTTAATCTCAACGGAGTTATTGGCAGCGACTCAGGTATTGTGTATGATTATATTGCCAATGCCCTTACAGTAGGTGGCAATGTTTCCACAGCCAATGGCGGTAGCTTGAACGTGTCTGGATTGATTAGTGCAAGTGGAAATATTACTAGTGTTGCCAACATTGCCGGCGGCAATATCAGTTCAAGCGGACAAATTGTTGCAACTGCTAATATTACTGGCGGCAATATTCTTACTGCTGCTTTGGTACAAGGAGCCACAGTAAGTGCAACTGGCAACGTTGTTGGCGGCAATGTCAGCACAGGTGGATTAGTTACAGCTACCGGCAATATTGCAGGTGGCAATGTTAATACAGGTGGACTAGTTAGTGCTACCGGCAATATTGCAGGTGGCAATGTTACAACTGCTGGTGCAATCTCAGCTATTGGCAATATCAACGGCGGCAATATTACCACTGGCGGAATTGCACAAGCACTGACAATAAGTGCAACAGGCAATGTGATTGGTGGCAATGTTAATACCGGTGGTGTAGTAAGTGCTACTGGCAACGTTGCAGGTGGCAATGTTACAACTGGCGGATTGATCTTAGCTACTGGCAATATTACAGGTAGCAATCTCAATACAGGTGGATTAGTAAGTGCAACAGGCAACGTTGTTGGTGGTAATGTCAGCACAGGTGGATTAATAACAGCCACTGGCAATATTACTGGTGGCAATGTTACAACTAGCGGAATTGCACAAGCACTGACAATAAGCGCAACAGGCAACGTAATTGGTGGCAATGTCAATACAGCGGGGTTAAGTTTAACAGGCAATGTGCTGAGTGTGTTGAATTCTACTTCAAATATCAACACCACGGGCAACATCACTGCCAATAATATAACAGGTACAACTAGCATAAGTATTAACGGACAGACATTGGCCACAGTCGATGACGCAACTGCCCTGGCAATAGCATTAGGATAAACAAATGGCAAATACATTCACAAGAAAACTCAGCAGAGGAGTTGGAACCACAGCAGCAGCTATAGGCAGCTATACCGTGGCTGCCAACACAACTGTTGTGATTGTTGGACTTACAGTGACCAACACATCTGGCAGCGCTATAACTGCCAACGTATTCATCTATGATGGTGCGGCCAACACTTCAGTTGTGACCAATGCACCCATCAGTTCAGGTGCAAGTTTGGTGCCAATTGGCGGCGATCAAAAGATTGTGCTGCTCACAGGTGACTCTCTTCGAGTGCAAAGCAGCGCAGCATCCAGTGTTGATGCTATTTTAAGCATAATGGAAATCACCTAATGAGCTATATTGGCATCAACCCTAATACACCGTTACTGAACACAAGTACGCAGTTTTTTAGCGGTAATGGTGCAGTAACGCAATATACCCTGGGTCGTGCTGTGGCATCGGCCAGTGACCTAGATGTCTTTGTTGGTGCAAATGCACAGGTACCAGGTGTGGATTATGTTGCTGGCAATACCACTATTATTTTTACAGTGGCGCCCGGAGTAGGCAGTGACAATGTTGCAATTACCTATCGCGGTGGTGCCTTAAACACACTTGACCTAACAGCCACAGTGTTCAATGCAGGATCAGTTGGCAATCCAAGCGTGTATAGTCTAGCAGCAAACAACACTGGCGTGTACTGGCCCAATGCACAAACCATGGCAGTGACAGTGAGCGGGGCCAATCGTGCCTTGTTCAATGCCACAGCAACTTCAACCAATTCTACCACTGGTGCCATTACCACTGTGGGCGGCATTGGTGTAGGCGGAAACATCAACACTGGCGGCCAAATCAATGTTGGAAGCACAGTTGAAAGTGCAAATATTGCCACAGGCGCTCTTACAGTAAATGGTGGCGCCGGCATTGTCGGCAACTTGAATATTGGCGGCGACATTACCTGTGTGGGCGACTTTACCGTCAACGGAACTTTTACCACAACAGGCACAGACAGTCTGGACGTGAACGATCCGTTTATCTTTTTGGCCAATGCCAACCCAGGCGACACCTACGACTCAGGTGTGATTACTCAGTACTACGATGGTGCTAACACTCGATATTCAGGTTACTTTAGAGACGTAACAGATGGCAAGTACAAGCTGTTTGGAAACTTGCTGACAGAACCAACCACCACAGTGGACACAGGCAACGTTAGTTTTGCCTACAATGATTTGATACTGGCCAACCTAAGTGCAACAGGCAACGTTAACGGCACTTACATTCTTGGCAACGGCGCTTTGTTGTCAGGTATTTCATCTGATCAAAGTCAGATTTTTAGTGGCAACAGCAAAGTAACATTTGCTGGTGTCAACGGCAATATTATTGCCAATGTCAACAATACCACAATTGCAGTGATATCCAGCACTGGTATAGCAGTTACTGGAGTAGCATCTGGAACAACGCTGAGTGCTAGTGGCAATATCACTGGTGGTAATTTGATCAGCAACGGATCGCTTACTGCTGTTGGCAACATCAACAGCACTGTTGGCAATCTCAGCATGGGTAATGTTATTAGTGCAGGTGTAGTTTCAGCAACAAGCAACATTACTGGCGGAAACTTGATCACAGCCGGATTGATCACTGGCGGAAACATTGGCACTGGTGGTATTGTGACTGCCGCAGGCAATGTAACTGGCGGCAATATTAACACAACTGGCATACTGACTGTGGGATCCACAGTCAGTGCCACAGGTAATATTACAGGTAATTTCTTCCTGGGCAACGGTAGTCAGCTTACTGGCATTGATGCTACCAGCATCCAAAGTGGCACCAGTAATGTTCGTGTGGTTAGTTCTGGCGGTAATGTTGCTGTTAGTGTTGGCGGCGTTTCTAACATAGCAGTATTTGACACAACAGGAGAATTTGTAACTGGCTTGATCAGTGTGACTGGCAACGTCACTGGTGGCAATATCATCACCTCTGCACTAATACAAGGTGCTACATTAAGTGCCACTGGCGCAGTTACTTTTAGTACCACAACAGGCACAATTGGTCTTGGAACCAGCCAAACAACAGGAACAACCACAATTGGTGGCGCAACACAAACTGGATTTATACAAGTAGGTCGGTCAACGCTGAATCAAGGTATTTTTATTGGCAACGGTGTCACAGCATCTGCCAACACAAAAACACTCAGTATTGGTGAAAACGGTGGGGCAGGTTCTACCACAACCATTGGGATTGGTGCCGCATTAGGTGCAGGCTCAGCAACATTTAACGCTGCAACTCCTGTAACAATTGCCAACACTGGCGGCAGTGCCCTAAGTGTTGCAGGCAATATCACCGGCGCCAATATTAGCACGTCAGGCGCAAGTGGCAACATCACTGGTGCCAATGTTGTATCAGCCACCACATTTACTGGCACCACAGTGAGTGCCACAGGCAATGTCACAGGCGGCAATATTATCACCGCAGGTGTAGTGATTGCTGCGGCAGGAACTATATCAGCGTCAGGCACCGTCACTGGTGGAAATCTTGTGACCAACGGATTCATCACAGCAGGACAGTATGTGTCTGCTACAGGCAACGTCACAGGCGGCAATATCAACACAGCAGGTCTAGTTAGTTCAACAGGCAATATCACAAACGGTATTGCCAACGTGCTGACTGGAAATGCAATTGTTACCACACTGGTTCAGGCAGCAAGAGTCAGTGCCACAGGCAACGTCAACGCCACTGGAAACATCAGCGGCGGCAATATTGCAATTACTGGCAATGCATCAGCGGCCACTGCCGCAGCAGATACCAACACCACTCAACTGGCCACCACAGCATATGTAATTGGTCAAGCCAGTGCCACTACTCCAACCAGTATTGGAACAAACACTGTTGGAACCAGCACAAGATATGCCAGAGCAGATCACACGCACACTGGTGTAACCAGTGTCAACGGATCATCGGGCGCTGTTACTGGCATTGCTACCACTGCTGGTAATCTGGCACAATTTGCTGCCACCACAAGTTCACAACTAGCCGGTGTTATTTCAGACGAAACCGGCACAGGTAACCTGGTATTTGCCAATACTCCAACTCTGGTCACTCCTGTAATTGGCGCAGCAACAGGTACAAGTTTGAGTGTCAGTGGCAACGTGACCACTGCTGGTATTGCCCTGGGTACTGGCAATCTTGTGGGCGGCAATATAACTGCAACCCATTTTGGATCAGGTGCAGGACTAACCTCACTTACTGGTGCCAACGTCACTGGCACTGTGGCCAGCGCGACCACAGCTGGTACAGTGACCACAGCAGCTCAGGGAAATATCACCAGTGTTGGTACACTGACTACACTAACAGTCAGTGGTACAATTACAGGCAGCGATATAACCACTTCTAGAGCAGCCGCCCCGACCCAAGGTTACTACTATTTTGGAAACACAAATGCAAAATACATTGGGTACGATGGTTCTCAATTTATAATAGTTGGGATGGGCACAGTTAGTACTAACAATACTAACCTCACAGTTGGAACAGCCACAGTCACACTGGGCAACATCACAAACGCCAACGGCAACGGTGTTGGCAACATTGGTGCCACTGGCGGGTTTTTCAACACAGTATTTGCCAAAGCAACATCAGCACAATACGCTGACTTGGCAGAAAATTACTCAGCTGATGCTGACTACGCTCCGGGAACTGTGTTGAGTTTTGGTGGCACATACGAAGTCACCTTGTCAACTGAGTCAGCAGATTCAAGAGTGGCGGGCATAGTATCTACTCATCCTGCACACTTGATGAACAGCACCCTCGAAGCTGAACATGTGGCTGCCTTGGCCTTGACAGGTCGAGTGCCTGCACTGGTTGTGGGCACTGTCCGCAAGGGTGATATGATGGTATCAGCAGGCAACGGTCATGCACAGGCCTGTGCTACACCTGCCATGGGCACAGTGATTGGCAAAGCATTGGAAAACTTTGATGGCAGTCAAGGCATCATTGAAATTGTTGTAGGAAGAATGTAATGGCATATTTAGGTAATACACCGCAAACGGGACAATACCGTAAAATGGATGCTCTGACCTTTGACGGGATTGTCAGCACGTTTAACATCACTGTGGACGGAGTGGCATTTACGCCTCCCACTGAGTATGCCATGATGGTCAGCTTGAACAATGTGATACTGAACCCAGGCATAGGTTTTAGTATTTCGGGTGCAACCATAAGTTTTGCATCGCCTCCGGTGGCACTGACACCGTTTTTTGGATTAATTTTTGGCGACACCTTGTATACCGGTACACCAAGCGATGCCACAGTGACCGACAGCAAAATTGCAGTGGGCACTATCAGTTACGATAAATTCAGTAACAACACACAAGCGACACTGACAGCTAATCAAATCATATTTGGAGTTTAATAAAAATGGCACGACAAAGAATTTACGAATACGTCTTCGCACCTGGTACTTCAGGTTTGGGCACTATCAAGGTCCCTGGACGTTATAATCTAGCTGACTTTTTGGCCATTTACAATACCACAGATCAGATCAGCATCTACAATTTTGGTAGCCAAACACAAGGTGGCACAGTGTCTTGGTCTGGGCAAGGCGGTACAGTGGACTTTCCTTATGCCTATGCTGGTGTGACCACCCTGAACCTGGAGTTTGACACCAGTTTGATGAGCAGCAGTGACAAGCTCAGTGTGTATGTTGAAAGTCAAGATATTGAAACTCGCCCCTGGTCATTTGGTCTGGATGCCATTGGTCGTTCGCGAGTATCAAATCCCGAATCCTTGATTGACGCTGACTTTGAATACGGCTTGCAAAATACCAAATGGCAAAACGTTGCTTTGACCAACAATATCCCCAATTTCTACGAAGACATTGGTCTGGACATTGCATACAACACTGATGGATATGTGAGTTTGATCTCGGGTGATGATGTTATTACCAGCAACGTAGACACATCAGTTCGACTAAGCAATCCAGGAACTCCCACCTGGCAAGCCAACAGTTACGGTTTGATAGTAAGTCAAACACAAGGCAATACTACTCCATTTGTCACATCCTCTGTGACTGCCAACATTGACAGTAGTGCAGAACGCACATTTCCTGTGATCAGCACCACTGGATTTGCTGCCAACGACAATGTGTTGCTAATTGGGCGTCCAGCCAGCGTGACCACAACTACTGCTGTGGCAATCACCAGCACAGCCACTACCACAGTGGTTCTTACCAGTGCAGCAGGCATTGTGGATGGTTCATACATAATTGTAGAAACAGACACTGCTGGAGTTTACGAAACCATGGCAGTGACCAACGTGGCTGTCAACACACTAACAGTCACTCGTCAGACCAACAATACCAACGGTGCAGGCGCCAATATTGCCAGCGGCAATGATGTACACATAGTCAGTTCGTTGGAAATGGCTCGAGTGTTTGAAGTCACAGACGGCACCACATTACAGTTGACCCGTGGTTGGTACAACACAACACCTGCAAACACATTGGAAATTGGTTCAGTCATACAAAAAATGTCCGGCAACGTGGAGCTGGTTAATATGACTGCTGTCAGCACAGCAGTGAATGGCGTGCAAACTATCACACGTGGACAGTTCAACACCACTGCACTGTCAGTTGCTGGCGCTGGATCTCCTGTGATTCGCATGACTGGTGTATTTTATAGCAGTGGATCAAACGCACTACCTGAAGTCACAGTAAATGCTGAAGCATCAGGTGTTGCTGCTGGAGATTATGTCACTGCTCTCAACACACAAAACTCCAACACCGAAGGTGTCAACTTTGTGAGTCAGGCCAACACTGACAATTTTAGTTACTATCCTCGTCGTGGACCAAATCTTGCCGCTGGATATCCACTCAATCAGACTGATACCAGTATTCGTCAAGCATTTGCATACACCGGTGCTGACCTTGACATTGCGTCCATTACCAGTGACGGCGGCAATCCCAGCACCATCACAGTGACCACAACATATGCCCACGGTCTAGTGCCTGGCACACCTATACTGGTAAATCTAAGTTCAGGTAGCAACCAGTCCTATGCTGAAGGCAGCTTTTTTCTAATCAGTGTGCCCAGCACAACAACATTTACCTACACTGCCAAAACAGGTGCAGCGGTCAGCGGTTCCTTGGCAGGCATAATCAATGTGCGGTCAAACGCAACATTCTTGCCAAGACCGTTTGACGGTGGTGTTATCATGAGTTCTGGTTCGCCCACACGCGGCGCAACCGCAGTGCGTCAGACCAAGAAATACTTTCGTTACCAGTCTGGTAAAGGTATTTTGTTTTCATCAGGTACCATGCTCAAGCCAACGCTTGACATATTTGCATTGTCCGCTGACGGAACTGTGGCCAACAGCAATATCACTGTCACAACAGATTTTGAGCACGGCCTCAATGCCGGGGCCACAGTGACCATCTCAGGCATCACTACCAGTGGCTACGACAACTCTGGATACATTGTTACCAGTATTACCAGTGACGTCAGCTTTGTGGTACAAGCACAAGAAACGCTGGGCAGTGTTACCCCCGAACTGGGAATTCAGCCACGCTTGAACATAACCAACTGGCACGGAAGTGCAATTCGTGCTGGTATTTTTGATGATCAAAACGGCCTGTTCTGGGAAGCAGATGGCATCAGCCTGAATGTAGTGCAACGCAGCAGCACATTCCAGGTGGCCGGCCTGGTCAGTGTGGGCGCAGGTTCTAATCTTGTGACCGGTGACGGCACATGCAGATTTCAGGATCAGTTGAACAACGGTGACGTGGTAGTGATCAGAGGAATGACTCACACTGTGACGTCTGTGCTAAATCAGAATCGTATGACTGTGATTCCACCGTTCCGTGGCATAAACAATCAAAATCGTGTGAAGATGAATTTGCGCAATGAACAACGTATTCGTCAAGTCGATTTTAACATTGATCCGCTGGATGGCACTGGAGTCAGCGGTTACACCATTGACGCAAGCAAAATGCAGATGTTGATGGTTGAATACAGCTGGTACGGTGCCGGCTATGTTCAGTTTGGTGTTCGCGGACAAAATGGCGATTTCATAATGGGACATCGTATTCCCAACAACAACCGCAACAATGAAGCGTACATGCGTTCGGGCAACTTGCCTGCACGATATGAAGCCATCAACGAAACTCCTGTGTCAAGCCTGGACGGTGCAATTAATGATGCAGTTACCACAATTAGCCTGCGAGATGCCACCGACTATCCTGCTGCCAGTGTGACTTATCCTGTGTTTGTGATGATTGATTCTGAAGTGATCAAATATTCAGGCAAATCAGGCAATAATCTAACAGGATGCACTCGAGCAGCAACATTCACCCAGTGGGTGGAAGGCCAAAGTCGTAGCTTTACATCCAGCGCTGCTGCTAGCCATGCTGACAATACTGGTGTGATCTTGATATCTAACACATGTACTCCAGTGGTCAACCACTGGGGTAGTTCAGTGATCATGGACGGCAGTTTTGACAACGACCAAGGCTATCAGTTTACATTCAACCGAAGCAACTACGGTTTGCCTGCCACAGTTGGAGCCAAACAAACTGTGTTTGCCATGAGACTTGCGCCCAGTGTGTCAAACAGTATCATTGGCGCTCTGGGTGATCGCGACCTGATCAACCGCGCTCAGTTGTCATTGACCGAAATGGTGATCAACATCACAGCTGGTCGCTTCTTGATTGAAGGTATTTTGAATCCCAACAACATTGACAGTGCCAACACATCCTGGTCCGGGCTCAACAACTTGGCCGGTGGATTCCAACCTAGCTTTACAGAGTTTGCAACTTCACCTCGATATACCAGTGAAACCACCGGCGGTTTGACCAGTTCTACATTTGGCGCAACTGGTGGCTTTACCAAGAGTGGCGTTAAAGTTGTGTCCAGCAGCGCAAAAACATTTGCAAACTTGGCACCGGTTAATGTTTCAAGTTCGGGTTCGGGCGCCAACCTAACTGTGCAACTTACCAGCACCGGCGCAACTTATACCAACAGCACTGTACAAATCACTGTGCAGGCCGCTGGTACAGGGTATGCAGTTGGAGATACCTTGAAGATTCTTGGTAATAGCCTAGGCGGTTCAAGCACCACCAACGACCTGGCACTGACAGTGGCCGCTGTCACAACAGAATTGGCCGGAGGAGAAAGATTGTTTGCTATTCCAATTTCAACCACAAACTCTGGTTTGTTGGACCTGAGCTCAGTTAAACAAATTGGTACTAGTGCAGTTCCAGGAACAGGAACTTATCCCAACGGTCCCGAAGTGCTGGCAATTCAGATCACTGCATTACAGACAGCCAATGCAACCGGCGAGATTCAGGTACAGTTCCAGGAAAGCCAGGCCTAACGAGTTGCAAAATCCTGTTCAAGCAACAGGATTTTGCTTTGTACCGCTTCAATGTTCACGGTGTTCCACAGTCCAGGATGCATGGGACGAGGCCATGTGCCAGCATCTATCCAGGCCCAGCCCAGGTGCTCGTGATTGAGCACTGGGGTAAACTCATTGGCCACCACACAAACCCAGGTGTGATATTCAAATGCACTGTCAGCACTAGTGAACTTTTCCAAAGGTATGAGTCTTTCGTAGGTGGGAAAACTGCCAAGTTCTTCAATACACTCACGCTCCATGCCACCCAAGAGTGTTTCGCCAGTTTCTATTTTGCCACCAGGCAAGCCCCAAGCACCGGGATTTTTGTTGTCATTGCGAATCAAGTACAAGTAACGACCTGTACTTTTTGATCTAAACCAAACTCCCACCGCTTTCAAAGAACAATGCTCCATTCGCCACCAGGATAGATACCTTGATAACTTTTGATCCACATTTCACCAGTCCAGTAGTACTGAAGACCTGTGGTCAAGTTTGTGACATATTGTCCTGCTGGCATGGTGTTGGCATTGAACACCACTTGCCAGTAGTTGCCAGAATATTCAATGATGTCATTGGCTTCTGCTATGAGTGGTCGTCCATTGGCGCCAACCCAGGCAGTGGCATTGTATTGATTGTCAGCGCTGCCGGTGGATTCAGTCAGTAGGTATCGTTGTCCTTCCAGCGCACTGTCAAGTCCGTCTAGCGGAGCACTGGCTTGTGGATTGATCACAGCGTCAATTGCTGCTAGAGTATTTTGAGGCACGGTATCAGGATCTGCATCAAACAACATAAAACGTTCATCGTTGGGATCCAGGGCAATGGTACCAATCACTTCAGTGCCGTCGGGCTGTTCCAATCTGATTTGACTAATGCCAGGTCGCAAAACACCATACACACTGACCACCGCTGGCCATTGCAAGTTGCTGGTAGATACCAGGTCAGGCGGTACGAGGCTGCTGTTAGACTGATCCACAATGGCACGTTCTTGCAGGCATTGCAGTTTATTACCAATCAGCACAACTTTGTAATTGTAAGGCGTGACTTTGACTCTGGTGCCCAGCAGCAAATCATTGTTGGTCACAGCATCTTGTAGGTCTCCTTGCGCATCATACATGCTAGCAATCACACGCTCAATCACACCCAGTTTCTTGACCTTAGCAGGTGAACTGATCCAGATTGGAAGACTGAATTTGAGAGTGGCAATGTCAATTGGATTTTCTGTGCCCATGGGAATTGTTCTTGATGTCCATTGTACTGAGTCTAATTCTACTATACTCAGGCTGGTCCAGTCAATATAATTGTCAGTGGATTGCACTTCCAGGCTAGGGTTGAACAAGGTAAGCATTTGTTCCAACAACTGCATCTTTTGATTGGTGTTGCTGGTCCAGATATCCAAGGTGATACCCAGTTTGTAAGGCACAGGCATCAGCCGTTCAATTGTGAATGCGTTGCCTTGTGTGGTTTCGTAGGTCTCAGTGTCCTGATCGTAGGTGCGTTGACGAACATTGACCTTGCTCACAAAGTAAGGTTCTTGCATTCTTGGTCGATCATAGTCCAGACTAGACACATAAAATGTCATCAGCGGTGTGCTGGGCATGCTGCTGGCAGAATTTTCCTGAATAATTGTTTGTGCATTACGGCTAGCGTCACCGTAGCGAACAGGCACACGCAAAAGAGCCGCTTGATCAGAATTGGCTTCACGTCCGTATTCAATTTGGAAGTTTGAAACTATCCTGGTAAACTGTAACAGGAAACGACGAATTTGTTCGTCATAAAAGAATTGTTGTGCCATAATGATTAACCGCCGTTGTCGGCTCTGGGTTTGAGCAGTTCACTGAGACTCTGACGACTTGGCATAGGCCCACGATCAGTAGTGTTAACTGTAGCTGTGTTGTTCACAAAGCTGGAACGCAATGTTTTGTTGTCTGGTCCGTTGTTGAGGTCAGTGCGCACACTGTCATCAATTTTAACCCAGCGGATGCCGTCATATCTAAACAAGCGATTGGGCTTGTAGTCCAATCTCAATACATATGCCCCGGCCACGGGATTGGGAGGGAATGCCACACCTGGAGTAACAGGTAATCCATTGGGTGCAATGTCGTCGCTGCCTGTTAGGTAGCCCAGAGTGTAGCCTTCGGCTCGTGGACTAGTGGCTTGACCGCCTTGTGTGCCGTCCACTGTGGTTGTTTCGTCTGCTGTCAAGCTAGCGCCTTCAGCCAGTGCAGGTTGATCATTCAACAGTGTTGGCACAATGTAGAATTTGGTAGTGTCATAGCCACTCAATGGCACTTCAACGTCAGCTTGAGTAAGAATAGCATCATTGATCTCTTCATCTTTGGTGCGGGTGCCTTGCACATCTGCAATGGTAGGCGGTGTGTACTCTTGCCAGTAAGTGGTATTGTTGATGGCTATGTCAGCTGGAGTGTTGATCTTGGCCTGATAATAAGTGTTGCCGTAGTTCACAATACTTCCAGCAGGATAGTAATTGCCATTGTCCCAGATTTGTTCACTCACAAATGGTTTGTTGGTAATAGAATTGTACTCTTGTGCATCAGTGAGAGGCGTTGCCTTGACTCGCCACAAGTGCGGCAACCAAGTAACAGAAAAACCTTCACTAGCATATGCAGCATCTTGAATCACATAGTACTTAGGCAATGCAGCAGGCAATGCTGAATTTAATGGATTGTAATCTTTCAAGTTTGGAACTTCAATTACATCACCACTCATGAGTTTGCGACCAAACGAATCAATCATGTCATTGTAATGAAATGTAATAAACAAGGTATCGTTGTTCAAAAACAAACCAAATTGAGTCAGGTCAAAGTCCACATCCTGTGTGTTGTACACACCACGCATGACATAGATGTCTGGATCATACACACGATCTCTGTTTTCCAACAGCAACAGATCTTGTATGTTTAGTGGACTTAGAGTTTCGTATACTGGCTGAGTTGCGTCGGCATTGCCGCTCAGAGTAGAGTCTTCGCCACCAGTTTGCGGACCCATGTACTTGTGGACAAACATGTCCAGTCCGCCCACAGTGTACATTTCACTGATTGTGCGGTCCAAGAATTGGTAATCTCGGGTTCGGTTGGGGCGGAATAGGCTTAGACGTGGCATAGTGTTGTATTTATGGGCAGGTTGACCAATAATTGAACAAGTGCTACAATAGCTGTATGAAAGTAGTTAAACTGAATCGCAGATTTCGCCAGTTCCGAGAACACGGACACACTGTGGGCTTGAGATTTCCTAGCTACACTGAATCTACACCATACGAAGCAGCAACCAGGAAGAAATTGGGCGATGGCGGCTGGCAGCGGCATGATCTATGGTACAGTTACTTCGGGCATGGCCGGGTAGATGGGTACCGTCCGTACTGGATCACATTCCGCAATGAGTCAGATGCCACTTTGGTAGTACTTTCTACTGACTTGACCAAATTTTGGTAATCTGCTATAATTACTGATATGATTAAAGGAGCCACCGTGAAATCTGCTGTAGCAAATAAACCCGTAAAATCTCTGAATCCACGCAGTGCAGACACCAATGTCATGGGACCAGAACCCACCTGGCGCGAACAGCCCATCAGCAACAGGACCAGTCAAATGACTGCTGCCTTTTCCTGGTACAATTACTTTTACGGCAAAAAAGATGCTCGTGACATGATTGTGAACTATCTGGAACTGCATGGCCGTAAAGCAGATGTTCGTGCTCTCAAAGGTGTGTCCGATTCAGACATTCGACTAACTGCTGGGTGGTTGTGCAGAATGAGCATGGTGGGCCTTGACCTGTCTGAACACGAACAAATCAAACTAGACAACATGCTGAAAGAACTGGTCGCAGTCAAACAACAAGAAGGTTCAACAGAGTCCGCAGAACCTGTGATAGCACGACTGACCATTCAGGATCGCCTGCGTGAAAAAGTAAGCGAGTGTGCCGGTGAACTGGACGGCATGTTTGATGAGTTTATTTTGGCCGGCGCCAAAATGAGTGCAGACTACAAGCCAATTATGTTGATCCGTGGCATGAACGTGGCACCACAAATGGTAAGTTCTTTGTCTGATATTTGGAAACGCAAGCAGGCTGAATTTGAAGAAGTTGCCAAAGGCAAAGACGCACAACTGGCAGAAGGCTACGGATATCTCAGCAAGATTCAGCTACGAAATGTGTTGAAGTTTTGCGAAACTGTGATCAACGACTGCGGCGCATATGTGCAGATTAAAAAGGTTGAGCGCAAGCCACGTGCAGTCAAAGCAGTGTCGCCAGAAAAACGTGCAGCCAAGTTCAAGGTTGCAATGGAATTTGCTGATCTCAAACTCAAGGGATTGCCTGCCGCAAGCCTGGTGGAAAAAACAGAAGCCTGGCTGTATGATACCAAAAAGCGCAAGCTGATACACGTTGTGGCAGACTCACATGCAGGATCGTTCACTGTAAAAAGCAATTCCATCATTGGATTCAGTGTGTCGGAGAGCATGCAAAAGACTGTGCGCAAACCCGCAGAAGTTGTCAAAGCCATGCAGGCCGCAGGCAAGCCGGCTGCTAGAAAGATCTACAAAGATCTAACCACCACTGAAACAGGGTTCAACGGACGTGGAACTGAAAACTTGATGGTGCTAAAGACCTGGTAAGTAGTCCATGCACAATATTACAAACAAAGTTGATTTTTACATTACCAATGTTTGTAATCTAACTTGTGATCGTTGCAATAGATTTAACAATCACGACTTCCGCGGCTGGCAACGATGGAGTGATTACCAGGCTCAATACGAACAGTGGGGCAAGTTGGTGCAACTAAACGCTGCCACTATCATGGGCGGTGAACCTTTTTTAAATCCTACCTTGGGTGACTGGATAACAGGCATCAACAGAATATTTGATATTGATGTGCAAGTGTTGACCAATGGCACTCGATTCAATCAATCCAAGTCACTGTACGAAAAATTACTGTATAGATCTCCTCGCACAGGAGCAATGAACCATATTGGTGTGAGTTTGCATAATATTGCTGACCAAGAGCAATTGCTGGCTGACGTTCGTGCATTTTTCCCTGTGCCTTTTGAAGAATTTCCCAAAGGATCTTCCAGGAACTACTGGAACTCAGATTGGTTTTTCATTGACAACAATGGAGTAATGATCAACGTATACACAGTTAACGAATTTGGTGCTGCTGCTATCAGGCCAGCACAGCAGCAATTTCATTTGCACAACAGTGACCCTGTGCAAGCACACAATACCTGTGCGTTTGCTCGCTTCAAGTCGTATCACTACATTCGTGGCCGACTGTACAAGTGTGGACCAGTGGCCTTGATGTCAGAATTTGATCAACAGCATAGTTTACAAATCTCTGATTCAGATCGTGAGCTGCTGAATTCATACAAGTCATTGGGGGTTGATAATTTTGATCAGTATTATCAAGAATTTTTTAACAAGTTGGATCAGCCTATTGCACAGTGCAAATTTTGTCCGGAACAGTCTGAAATGCAGACAATTTTTCCTATACGCAAGGGTCTGTAACAGTGTTCCAGGATAGATTCTATCAAACACAACAAGGCGAAGTATTTGAACAAAGCCAGTGCATGCAGCATGAGCATGTGTTGGCCAATTTCTTTTCTAGTATTCTAGTTAATCTTGAGTACTCAACAGTAGACCCAGGTCGCAGGATCTGGACCAGAAACAACAAAACAGTAATAGTGTGCTTGGCAGACGATTTTAACATCTGCGGCGCAAATTTATCAACGTCTCCTGGCAAATGGTTTGACGCTGACACAGTTGTGATAACAGATAACTTGATCACTTGTGATACACAATACACTGTGCTTCGGGTGCCTGTTAGTTATTTTGGAGTGTTTGGATACACACCAGCACTACAAAATTTTACACCATCCCACAGGTTTCATTTGTCAGTGAATCGCCTTGACTCACAAAGACAATTGATACTGTTTGAACTGATTGCACAAAGCGGTGACCTTGATGCGGTACAGCAGCAGGATCTTGTCAATTTCAACGCTAGAGATGCCTATGAACCCAACAACAATGTGCAGGATCTACAACAAAATTTTGTAAAACATTGGCAGCCATTGGCTGAGTATTATACAGGAGTGTACGATCAACACTGGGACGCTGTATTAAATTCTTTGCCCTTGCTTACTCACAATTTTAGTATTGAACAAGCTGGGGTTGATGCATACTTGAACCTGGTGGTTGAGACCTATGCAGGCAACACCACTATAACATTCAGTGAAAAGATATTCCGCGCTCTGGTAACGCCGGCACCCTGGGCAGTGTTTGCAGCACAAGGAGCAGTGCAGCATGTTGTGGATCTGGGATTTGATGTCATGTCAGATATTGTGGACCATTCATACGATCAATATGTACAAGATAACTGGCCGGGCCGTAACAAAATAGCAAATTATATCTCAGCCAATCTGTCTAATTATCACAGAATCCAGCAGATTGATGCTGCTGTGCTGGCAGCAAGATGCAAACAAGCAGCAGAACACAATCAGCAGCGCCTGGCTGCATTGCGGGCACAATGGCCCGGCGATTTTGCACGGTGGCTTCCTGGAGTGATAGCGCAGCTTGAATAAATATAGGAACCGGAGTTTCCTTTATGGCCGACAATACATTACCCCAGCTCAAGCAAGATCTTATTGATTATGTGGGGCTGCTGCTGGGCAATCAGATCATTGATCTCGAACTAGATCCTGCACACTTTGAGGCTGCATATCAAAAGACCATTGGCACTTTTCGCCAACGAAGCAATGCAGCATATGAAGAAGCTTACATTTTCATGGAGCTGATTCGTGACGTAAACATTTACACATTGCCGCAAGAAGTCACAAGTGTGCGTCAGATTTTTCGCAGAACATTTGGTGATGCCACAGGACCGTTTGCTTCAAACTTTGATCCATTTGCACAGGCCAGCATCAACGTGTATCTCATGAACTTCAACGTGGCTGGTGGACTTGCTACCTATGACTTCTACTCACAGTATGTGGAACTAGCTGCCAAGATGTTTGGCGGATTCATGAACTATACCTGGAATCCTGTGACCAAGAAATTACAGCTCATACGAGATCCAAAAGGCACCGGGGAAAATGTGCTGCTTTGGGCTTACCAGCTCAAGCCCGAGATTCAGTTGTTGACTGATCATCAAACTGGACAATGGATCCGTGACTACATGGTTGCTGTTTCCAAAATGATCATTGGTGAGGCTCGCGAAAAGTTCTCAACCATTGCTGGCCCGCAGGGCGGAGGTAGTTTGAACGGTGCTGCAATGAAGTCAGAAGCACAGGCTCAGATGGATGCGCTGTTGGAACAACTCAAATTGTATGTAGATGGTGCGCAGCCATTGACCTTTGTAATTGGCTAACAAGCAAACCCTGATGATTGGTTGCAGCTTTATGTCAAGGCTGCAGGCCCGTCATGCTGGAGACATGGGCATAAACGCCGCAAAATACCATGTGTTAGCCAGCCCGGGCACAGGCAATCAGGCCATTGCTGCCAGAGCCATGTATCAGTTGGCTCAGGAAGATTATGATCGTGTGGTAGTGTTGTGGTCTGGCATCAACAGAATAGACTTTCCAGTCAGCGAAGAACTGCAACGCACACAACACAACAACCCTGACGGTGATTGGGTGGCCAGCTGCAACATTGGCAGCATGGCCTGGTATCATTCAGGCGGTTTTTTGGGAACAGGCGTTTTTGGTGCAGTGCCAGAACCTGTGCAGATCTTCATGCGGGCACAGTATCTGGGATCAGAACCCAACAGCAAATACCTAAGCGAACTTACCTTGATCAGCATTGTAGCACTGCAAAGTTTGCTGAAGGCTCGTGGCATTGATCATCAAATGGCATTCATACACAATACCACTCACGGTGATGTTGGCCGACAACAAGAACATGCACACGGAATTTTGGATCACAGTTCACCCTTGGACAAACTGGTAGATTGGAGCAAGTTCAACATGAACAGCAATCCTTATGAATGGGCCATGCGCCGCGAACAACTGGAAGGTGATCAATATCATCCTACCAGAAACGCCATGATTGACTGGTTTCGAGAACAAATGGGCATTGACATGACCCAGTGATTGTGCTATACTTGCAGTATGCACCTAATGATTGACCTAGAAGGGCTGAGCACTGGCCCAGACACTACTATCCTTACTATTGCCGCACAAGCGTTTGATCCGTTTGGCAAAGGCTTCTATGAGCAATCTTACTATGCTAGAGTTACCTTGGAAAGTCAGGAAAATCGTGTAATTGATGATAACACTATTGCATGGTGGGCAACGCAACCTGAACACGCTAGAGAAGAAGCATTTGGAGAACAAGATCGAATTCCACTAGATGAAGCACTAGACGGATTAGGCCGACTAATTTGGAACAGCAAGATGATTTGGGCACAAGGTCCAACTTATGACATGAATATTCTTGAGCATGCTTACAAGAGCTACAACAAGCCCCTGCCGTGGAAATACTACATGGTGCGAGACAGTCGCACAGTGTTCAGCTTGTGGCCTGATCAGCCAATACCTCCAACTAGTCACCATGCTCTTGAAGACTGTCGCAGACAAATTGGTATGTTGCAAAACACATTAACACATCTAAACGTAAAGGCATTGAAATGAACATTTATCTTGACATGGATGATGTGGTAGCAGACTGGATGGCTCATGCACAGGACTTTTTAAAAATGCGATGGAATCATGAAACAAGTGAGCGTGTTCCGCAGTCAGACTGGGACAAACTCAAATCTGACACACATTTTTATCGCTCTTTGCCCTTGAAAGCTGGCGCACATGAACTGGTTGATTACTGCCGTGAATTGACACAGCACACCAATGGACACTTGCGGTTCTTGACTGCATTGCCACACGACTACTCCATGCCATTTGCTGTGAGCGACAAAGTGTTTTGGGCACAGGAACATTTTGCGGATGTTCCGGTTACAATTGGTCCTTTTTCTTTTGACAAATGGCGTCATTGCAAAAATCCCACTGATATTTTGATCGATGATCGCACCAGCAACTGTGAAGAATGGATCAAGGCTGGGGGCCTGGCACACATTTATCGAGACTGGCCTGCTTGCAAAGCATGGTTTGAGGAAATTATCAAATGAAAACATTACCTAAGTTACTAATTATTGGCAATGCTCGTCACGGCAAAGACACAGTGTGTGACATATTACGTGAAGAATTTGCATACTCTTTTCGTTCCAGTTCAGACTTTTGCGCAGAAAAATTTATCTATGCCGAACTCAAACACAAGTACGGATACACCACCTACGAGCAGTGTTTTTTGGACCGGCACAATCACAGAGCCGAATGGTATGACATGATACATGCCTACTGCAAAGATGACTATGCTAGATTGGGACGTGAGATTTTTGCTGAAAATTCAATCTACTGTGGCCTGAGAAACAAAGGTGAATTTCATGCCATGCGCAACACCAAAGTTTTTGACTACGCTATCTGGGTTGATCGCAGCGATCATTTGCCTCAAGAAGACAAGAGCAGCATGACTCTGGAACCCTGGATGTCAGACTATGTGATTGACAACAACGGCACACTAGCGGACCTACAAAGAAACACAATTGAACTGATCACACGTCTGGTTGCAGATCACCAGGCCGCCATGTAGAATCAGATTTTGATAAATCAACTTCGCAGTTGCGGCACACAGTTTTGAGATTTTTAGCTTCGCAATTGTTGAGATTGCTGTCTGCATGATATACCAACATTTGTGCTGAATACCGGGCCTTGAATCCGCAGCGATCGCACTGCATTTTTCTCTTGTACCCAGCTGCTTCCCAGTTGGGTTTTCTTTTGGGCAAACCACGTTTTTTACGCAGACAATTTTCACACTTGCTTCGATAGTGTGTGATATTGTCTCGGTGATAGTTTACGGCACAAGGACGCTGGTTACAAGTTGTGCAAGTGGGTCTTTTCATGGGGTATTTATTGGCGGACCTTTGCAAAGGGCAGTGTAGAACACTGTTTTTTCAATATGCCTATAAATATCTACAACTTGAAAAGGAAACCACAAGATGGCTCTAATCTCCCCCGGCGTAGAAGTAACAGTAATTGACGAAAGTCAGTACATCCCTTCAGCAGTTAACACAGTACCCTACTTTGTAGTAGCAACCGCACAGAACAAAGTTTCTAGTGATGGTATCACTGTGGCAGCTGGAACCACTGCTGCAAACGCTAACAAAACTTATTTGATCACTAGTCAACGTGATTTGGCAGCCACATACGGTGTGCCTTTCTTCTACAACACAACCACTGGTACACCTATCAATGGTTATGAACTCAATGAATATGGTTTGCTTGCTGCTTACTCAGCACTGGGCGTTACCAATCGTGCATATGTTCAACGTGTGGACATTGACCTTACTGAACTCACAGCTTCTTTGAGTCGCCCAGTTGGATCAGCTGTAGATGGCACCTATTGGTTAGACACTGCAAACAGCCTCTGGGGTATTTTTGAATGGAATCAAACCACTGCTTCATTCACAAACATAACTCCTATTGTTATTACTAGTACTGCTGATGTTGTGAGCGCGGTTGGCGGCGACTACACACCACTTACCACTGTTGGCAATATTGGTGACTACGCTGTGGTGCCAATTGATAACTTTATTACTGGCTACTACAAAAACAGCAGCAATGCCTGGGTTCAGATTGGATCCACTGCTTGGCAAACCAGCTGGGCAACAATCACTGGCACCAATACACCATCCAGTTTGACTGTTGGTAACAACATGTATATCAATGACAATTTGATCACAGTGGGTGCTACTAACACTGTGGCAGGTTTTGCTGCCTTGATCAACGCTGCTGCTATTGCAGGTGTTACTGCTGCTGCGGTATCTGGCAAGTTGGCAATTTATGCCAATTCAAATGCTACCAATGATGGTTCAACTGCAACCAACGGTGTGGTATCCATCCAAGCTGGTCCTAATTCAGGTGCAGCATTGTTGACAGCACTGGGCATCACAGCCGATGAGTATTTTGCTCCTGTTTACTTTCCAGGTTACAGCTATCAAAGTCCCCGTTGGAGAACCACAGATACAACCCCTCGCCCAACTGGCAGTGTGTGGAACAACGTTAGTAGTGCCAACAACGGATTGAATCTTTCGTTCAAACAATACAATGCAGCACTAGACACCTTTGTTGCACAAGCTGTGCCTGCTTTTGCCAATGATCCGTTTGCATTTGGCACCCTAGACCCCAATGGTGGAGGCAAAAATATACCCGTTGGCACCACCTACGTTCAGTATGATGCGCAACAGTATCTAACCTCTCCCAATAGTTCTTTTAACTTTTTGATACTTGAAAGACTTTCATTGGGTCAAGCAATATATACTGGTACCACAACACCTGTAGGTAATGCATTTACAGTTGGCAACAGTTTCACTCTAGCAGGTACTACTCAGAACAATCCACAGTCTCTTAATACAGCCACTGTCACCATTGGCGGCACCGGCACAGTGTCTGATTTTATCACAGCAGTCAGTCAGGCCAATGTGCCTCACGTAATTGCCAGTGTTAACTCTGCAGGCAACATTGTGTTTACACATGTGCTTGGCGGAACGATTGCGGTTACTCCCATCAGCGGAACGCCACTGACAGCCGCTGGATTCACCTTGGCAACTCCCAAAGCTCGTGAATCCAGCACTGTTGCTAACACAATTGTGTTTAGTAATTTTGTAACCACACCACTGTTTACCTATACAGCCAGTGATACAGAACCTGATCAGGATCCAGCTGATGGACGTTTATGGTTCTACAGCACCGTGAGTGATGTGGACGTCATGATCCAAAACAATGGTGCCTGGGTGGGATATCAAAACGTCGTCAATGACGTTCGTGGTTTTGATCTGTCACAGACCAATGCATCGGGTCCTATTATTGCAGCATCTGCGCCAACCACTCAAAATGACGCAGCATTATCGCCACTGGAATACGGCGATTTGTGGATTGATTCCAGTGATCTAGAAAATTATCCTGTGATGTATCGCTGGCAGCCAGTCAGCGGTGTTGACCAGTGGGTAGCAATTGACACCACTGATCAGGTCACCGACAATGGGGTGTTATTTGCAGATGCTAGATGGGCACCCAACGGCACCACAGATCCTGTAGCAGATGCGTTTCCAACTATCATTAGTTTGTTAACCAGCAATTACCTTGACCTAGATGCCCCAGATCCTGCACTGTATCCACAAGGCATGCTGTTGTGGAACACACGCCGTTCGGGCTACAATGTCAAGAGTTTCCAGGCCAATTACTTTAACTCAACAACATTCCCTGACGACACATTGCCAGCTGAAACCAACACCTGGCTCACCGCCAGTGGCAACAAAACCGACGGTGCTATGTATTCAGGACGTCTGGCACAACGTAAAATGATTGTGGCTGCAATGAAGTCGGGTATTGACACCAGTACTGCTGCACGTGAAGAACAAAATCAGTTTAACATCATTGCTACACCTGCGTATCCTGAACTGACACCAAACATGATTGCACTCAGCAACGAGCGCAACAACACACTATTTGTGGTAGCAGATACTCCAATGCGACTTGGTGCAAGCGGCACGGAACTGGTTACTTGGGCAACCAATGACCTTGGCGCCGGCCTTCCAACTGAAGACGGCAACTCAGCAACCAGTAACTATGCTGGTGCATTCTACCCCAGCTGCCAGACCACAGACTTAGGAGGTAACTTGGTTGTTGCTCCACCAAGCCATATGATGGTACGTACAATTCTGCGCAGTGATGCTGTGAGCTATCCTTGGTTGGCACCAGCTGGTACACGTCGCGGTGTGATTGACAATGCCAGCGCAATTGGATACATTGACAGTGCCACTGGAGAATTCCAACAAATTGGTGTGAGTCAAAGTGTCCGTGATATCTTGTACGAGCGTAACATCAACCCAATTACCTTTATTCCGGGCATTGGTATTACCAACTTTGGTAACAAGACCACAACTATCACAACCACAGCACTGGATCGTATCAACGTTGCTCGACTGGTTGCGTTCTTGCGTGGACGACTTGAAGAAATTGGTAAACTGTTCTTGTTCGAACCCAACGACGAAATCACACGCAACGAAATCACCAATTTGTGCAACAGCTTGATGATTGACCTGATTGCTAAACGAGCAATTTATGACTACCTGGTTGTTTGTGACTTGAGCAACAACACACCAGCACGTATTGACCGCAACGAATTGTGGGTTGACATTGCGATTGAACCAGTGAAAGCTGTGGAATTTATCTACATCCCGCTGCGTATCAAGAACACTGGCGAGATTGCTGCTGGATAATCAAGAAAAAGGTGGGTGATTTTTCACTCACCTGATTCAGGTAAATAAACACATAGGAGATAACAAATGGCAGTTTCATCATTACAGCGCATGACAGTACCTTTGGCAAGCGATCAAAGTTCGCCAACCCAGGGCCTGTTGATGCCCAAACTCAAATATCGCTTTAGAGTGATGTTTGAAAACTTTGGTGTGTCAAAACCCACCACCGAATTGACCAAGCAGGTCATGAGTTTTTCACGTCCAAATCCAACATTTGAAGAAATTTCATTGCCAATCTACAATTCAACATTAAAATTGGCCGGCAAACATTCGTGGCCAGATGTCACATGCGAAGTACGCGACGATGCAGGCGGCTCTGTAAGCAAGTTGATTGGCGAACAGTTGCAAAAACAAATGGACTTCTTAGAAATGGCTAGTGCAGCGTCTGGTATTGACTACAAGTTTACTACTGTGGTAGAAATACTCGACGGCGGCAACGGCGCCAGTACTCCGGTGGTTCTTGAAACCTGGAATCTGTATGGCTGCTACATTAAAAATGCAGACTACGGTGCTCTTAACTACGGTGAAAGTGCTCCAGTGACAATCAACATGACCATCACTTATGACAACGCCAATCAAGGCGAGGGTGAGGGTGTTGGTACTTTGATTGGTAGAACTATTGGTGATGTGGTAACTGGCGCCGGAGCTTAAACTCCATGGGCAGTTTTGGCCAAGACTTCGCTAAGGGTTTTTTTGGCACCGACAGCTTGCGTGATTATACTCACGCAAGCAAGGTCTTTCGCACAAATGCATACGAACTTAAACCTCGGTTCAAGTTTCTTTTTCACGTTAGCTTCACAGTCAACTATCAACAGATCCCTGCACTCAAAGGTGCAATGGACATTGATGCGTTGACCAATCTCAGTTATGTGGTCAAAACCGCTGACCTTCCTAAATTCAATGTGACTCACGAATACATGAATCAGTATAATCGTAAACGTCTGGTTCAGACCAAGATCAACTACGATCCCATAACTCTCACATTCCACGACGACGGCAGCGATACTGTGCGTAACATGTGGTACAACTACTACAGCTACTACTACAAAGATGCCAGTCAAAAGTATGGTAATGATTCAAACACCAATGGCAGTGCAGGTGCTAGTCAAAATCAACAAAATGGGTTTGGCGGCTGGGAACGTGATATCTATTCAGACAACCGACAGGTTAACGACTGGGGCTATATCGGCGAAGCAGTCAACGACGGCACCAACACCACAACATCTGCAGGCGGCAAACCTGCATTTTTCCGCGACATTCGCATCTACGGATTTGACACCAACCACAAGTATGCTGAATACGTGATGATCAATCCTATCATTACCAACTGGGCGCATGATCAGTATGATTACAGTGCTGGCAACGGCACCATGCAAAATACCATGACTGTAGCATACGAAAGTATCAAGTATTACGCTAAAGCACCAAACAAATCTGCGGTGGGCTTTGGCAAACCTGAACACTATGACACAACTCGTAGTCCTATTGCTAGACCAGGCAGCACCAACAGCATCTTTGGTCAAGGCGGCTTGTTGGATGTAGTAGGTGGTATCAGTGAAGACTTGCAAAGCGGATCAGTGTTGGGTGTGATTGGTGCTGTGCAAAAAGCTGGCACATTCTACAACACCAACAAGCAATTTGGCGGCCTTAAAACGCTGGCCGTAAGTGAAGCCAAGGCACTGGGCAAAGATGTGTTGGTAGGAGCATTGCCAGCTGCTACTCGAGCAGTTGCCAGCAAGGCTGACGGCTGGATATTCCCCACTGCACAACAAACACGTCAAACCGCAGGTGCCGCAGCGGCAGCCAGAGCCAACGGCGCAGGAACCCCACAATGAGCACAGTCAACGAAGTCAACCCAAGACTGGGACAAACAGTCAGAGTGTTTGATTCCTTTTATGCATTTGATATAAATGCGTCGGCTGCAGAATATGATGTGGTGTTTAGTTATTTTCAAAAACAAATGACCACAAAACAAGCAGCAGGAAACTTCACTGTGAGCCTGTTTAGAGTTGCTCAAGAAACTGGTATCCCAGCGCTGACCTTGCTGTCAGAGTTTGAAGGCACAGCAGGCGGAGTTAATCTCAATGTGCAATTGGCCTATTATCTCAACTTGATACGTAATCGTGCCACTTTGTTGGGTGTGGGTGTGGCAGTGACACCCAACTATTATCCAGCTCGAGCAGTGATACAATGAGTCATTGGGCCCAGGGCAGCTACGATGTGATAAACCGGGCCAAGTATGTGGGCAAAGGCATACCTAGATATCGGTCAGGCTGGGAACTCAGCTTCATGCGATTTTGTGACACCAATGATCATATCTTGCAGTGGGCCAGTGAGTCAATTGCTATTCCATACAAGCATCCGCTGACAGGCAAAATGACACAGTACATTCCAGACTTTTTGATCACTTATCGTACAAGAACCAACACAATGAAAGCAGAGCTGATTGAAATCAAGCCCAAAAAGCAAAGTGTTATTGAATCAAAAATGAGCAGTCGAGATCGTGCTGTTGTTGCTATCAACTACGCCAAATGGGACGCTGCTACCAAATGGGCTCGCCGCAATGGTCTGAGCTTTAGAGTTATTACAGAAAATGACATGTTTCATAACGGTCGAGCATAAGCCACTAAATATGGCATGACACGTAAACTCTCAGAACTGTTTGATCTACCTCCCACCACAGACGAAATAGACACTGCAATTCCTGATCTGCCCACCAGCAGAGAAACTTTGCAAGCGTTGGACACTGCTATTGACAAGATAGACACAGCATTACCAGCAGTTCGTGGCCTGGATTCAACCGACACAGAGATGGACGAACTCAGTGATTTGGCCAAAAGCAGCTACAAAGATCTAATGGATCTTGGCATGCAAGTAGACAGCCGCTTTGCCAGCGAAATCTTTGGGGTAGCCAGCAACATGCTGGGCCATGCAATCACAGCAAAAACAGCCAAACTGGACAAAAAACTCAAGATGATTGATCTGCAACTGAAAAAGATGCGACTGGATCAAACAGCCAAACCCGATGGCGACGACGGCTCAGGCCTTGTACAAACAGCACAAGGCGTGGTGTTGAGCCGTAATGATTTACTGGAACGTATCGTGGGTCGTAAAGATCAAAACGTTCAAAAAGAATAAATAGAGCATAGGATACCGATATGAAACCATTTGCAAAATACCTAGCTGAAAGCGAACGTACCTACAATTATCGCATCAAGATAGTTGGCGACGTGCCTTCGGACTTCTTTAGAGAACTTCAAGACAAACTGGCACAGTTTGACGTTGTTACAATGTCAAAGCCCAAGACAAGTCCAGTGCGTAAAGAGATTCCAGACTTTCCAGCTTTTCCCAACCAAAGCATGACCATTGTGGATGCAGAGTTCAAGTACCCTGCTATTGAACCACAAATCAAGCAGTTGGCACAGATACTGGGCATGGACCCTAATCGTATTGTGATGATGACCACACCCTACGAACAAAGCATGGACATTGAAGCTGAAAAGATCGGAAGTCAAAACAAAGACCTCCTAGACGATCCCACATATCCAGCCGATGATGCCCAACAACGTGCTCTCAAGAAAGACTACGGCGCAGACCCACATGATCATGTGGTGTTGAAGAATGCTTACAAGAGCAACTTTACTGTGGCTGGGGGAAAGACACCACCAGCAAAAACCACAAATGAATTGCCCATGGGCAATAAGAGCCCAATGACCAATATCAAGCGTCAGCCCAAGCCAGCCACTGGCGCCAACCCAAGAGGATAATATTATGAGTTTCTTTTACGACCTAAACAAAAAACTAGATGGCATCCGTGCCACACCTGAAGTCACACACCAGCAACTAAACGAGCGTGATATGAGCCGTGCTGCCAAGGGCTATGAAAAATACGGCAAAGAGGGCATGGAAGCCTTGGCCAAGGCTGGACGCGAAGGCAAAGCTCTTGACCCTGTCCGCGCCAAGTATGACAAGTATGACAACACCGAAGTAGACGAAGGCGCCCACAGTCAGGATGCCATGAAGTTGAATCCAGACTTTAACAAGATTGGCCGCAAGCCTGGCGTCATGGACCGTGTGGCCCAGGGTGTAAAAAAGATAGCTGATTTTGTAGCACCTGGCGACGAAGACCTCATGCGTGACCTAGAACGCAAGAGCGGTGGCCGTCGCCCTACCAAAGAAGCTGCCCCAATGTCTGCCAAACAGAAATCGTTTGCTGCACTTGCTGAGCCTAAGGACAAGATCACCTTTGCCGACAAGATTGCTGGTGCCAAGAAAGAAGTTGACGAGATGCTGGGTGATGTTGCTGCCGAAGCAATGAAGAAAGCACTAGGCGGCGGTAAAGGTCGCAATGCTGAAATGGACGAAGCCAGCCAAGACAATGCATTCACTGCACACAAGCGAGCCCGTGTTGAACAACCCAAAGTAGGCACAATCACTCATGGTTCCAAGCATGACGTAGAAGAAATTCCTGGCGGTCGCAGAGTCACTCGTCGCACTGATGCACAAGGTATCAGCGTTGGGGCCGATGATGACAAGCCAGCAGATGGCGAAAAGCGTGGACGTGGACGACCAAAAGGTCCTGAGAAAGCACCTGAGCGTGTGACTGGTGGTGCTACCAAGCACAAAGGCGGTCGACAAATGGCCAAAGAAGATGACAACGAAAGCGACGAAATCAAACAAGCAGTGGCCATGCTGAAGAAAGCTGGCTACAAAGTTAGCAAAGCCGCCGACAGTGCTGAACAAGTGGATGAAAAAGCCGTAAGCAAAAAACAACAAAAGTTCATGGGCATGGTGCATGCTGCACAAAAAGGTGACAAGCCTGCCAGTGGAGCAGTTGCTAAAACAGCCAAGACCATGGGCAAAAAAGACGCAGAAGATTTTGCTGCAACCAAGCACAAGGGCCTGCCAGAAAAGAAAAAGCCTGAAGCCAAGAAAAAAGAAGTTGAAGAAACTTCTGACAACACACCAAGCAAGAGCTCAGGTGGCTTCAAGTTTGGTGGCGGCATCTACGACAGCCTGAATCGTGACCTTGAAAATATGATTGCTGAAAGCATGAGCCGTCTTGACGAAAGCATGAGCATCAACATGAGCATGAACAACGACGAGCACGGTGGTCCAACTCGCAGTCTCACAGTCACAGCAACAGATGACGATGCAATGAAACTGAGTCAACTGTTGAAGAGTGCAGGACTTGGCGGAGGCGATGAAGGCTACGGTGGTAGTGGAACACCTGACTGTTCATGTGGTGAACAACAAATGGACGAAGTGTCCATGAATCAGCCTGACTATCCTACCAATACTGAAACCAGCAATGATGCACTGCAATACTCAGGTGGCCTGAACAAGCCCAAGTCAACTGGACAGACTACAATTCCTGTAATTGCCAGCCAAGAAGAACGTCAGTACACACAAGAAGGTTCTGACTATGACGACCTACAGGACAAAATACAATGGTTGATGGGTGCGCCAAATTATCTCAAACCCGACGAAGCCCGAGAAGCAGCAGCCTATACACCGGACACTGACAGTATCTGGGATGGCTATCGTGACGACACCAACGAAGATCCCATTGCTAGAATGATGGACATGGCTGGTGTCAAGAAAGCCAAGCCAGATTTTCTGGACGTTGACAAAGATGGTGACAAAAAAGAACCATTCAAGAAAGCAGCCAGCGAAAAAGAAAAACAAGTTGACGAAAGCATTTTTGCTATGACAGCAAACTTGTGGAAAACCTACAAAGGATAATTATCATGATGAAACCATACACAGAAATTCAAGCTCAACATGCACGTAACGAAGCCAGTGGATATGTACCACCAGCATTTACTCCAGCAACTGTGAAACAAACTCCTGTGGAAATTCCTGGAGTCATGTATCAGTCTGCCAGCTTGTATCAACCGGTTGTGAGTCAACCGCCTGAGGACAAGAAATAATGCCTCAAGCAAATGTATACACAAGTGCATCGGCACAGGCCTGGTTCACAGACAAGGCTCGCATCAGCACTGGCAGTAACACTGTGACGTTTCAGGTTGAAGCGGTACAATTGACCTATCAGAATCCAGGCACAGGCAACTGGGCCAATGCAGGCACAGCGGTAGGCAACATCTACAGCAATGCTGTCGCAATTCCGGCAAACAGTCGTCAAGACATCTATGTTGGCGTGGGCAACAAGCTCACAATAGCAGGCGGCAACGTTACTATTCAAGAACTTGGCACAGCCAGTTCTGCTACCGCTGGCGAGAATGGCATAGGCAACGGCTAATGCGAGCCAATGAGTTCATTGCAGAAGCCCATATTGGCCAGATTAGCAAACGCAATCAAAACGCCACAGTGGGGCTGAACAAGTTTCGTGATCAGAAATTTGCTGATCGTGTGTATGAACTCAATCGTATCATGATGGCTGTGGCATCAACTGATGGCACCTTTGTGCCTGATGTTGATGGTGAATCATGGGCAGGTCGCAACAATATTGCTGTGCCATACACCAAAGAAGAACAAAACATGCTGGCAAAAGCATTCCAAGCTGTGGGCAGTCATCACGAAGACATGAATCACGGTGATTTAAAATCTGCAGAGCATCCGGCTGTGAACACTATTAGCCCCATGCAGTCATTCAAGGGCTATCCGCGATGAGAGCCCGTGAATTCCTTAAAGAAGAAACAACGTTGCCTCCTGAACAAGGAGATCCAATGAATCATGTGTTTACCTTGCCTGGAGTAAAGTCTAGTGATCCGTACCAAATCTATAGACTGGGCGTAGCAATAGCCCGTGCTCGCAGCGATGCTGGCACAGATGGTATCACTGACAAATTACCCAACTGGTCAGCACAAGCCGCTTTTGGTGAAGATGCTGTGATTGCTGGATTCAACGACAGTGCTGGTCCAGCAATTGACTATGCATTAAAAATGGCCGGCCTGCCTGTTAAAAAAGTTCAGATAAGTACTCCAAACAGCCTAGAGCCCGCCCTGGTAAATCGTCAAAGCCCTGTTAACGCCTTTGCTGGCTACCCTCGCTAATCAATTTTTTTTTGCTAAATACTCCAACGAGGAATATTTAGATCATGGCCAATCCACCACCACCATACGACAACATCACCGGCATTAGCCGTGCTGTGATGAAGGACAACGCACAAGAAACCATTGGCAATTACAATGGTGTTGCTCGCCCCAGCGAATTAGTAGTCAACCAACTCACACAAGATATCTATGTGGGCAACACCAATGGAAATTTAAATTTGGTAGCATACGGATCAGGCGTTACCAGCACCACAACATTCAACTCGCAGTTCACTGACGGATCAGGCACATTTGCTGGCGGCACTACCACAGCATCCTATGTGCGTATGGGTCCGCTGATGTATATACATGTGTATGTGGATTTTACAGGGGTTACCAACTTTGGCAGCACAGGATATCAGATTACACTGCCCACACCTGCAATAACCACATTTAGACTGGCAGGCGGCAGTCTGCATCAAACAGCCGGTGCTGGTTCTCCTGCCCTGTATCATATTGCTGGCATTGTAGACGTCGTTGACAGCACCACAGTCATGAAACTATACTATTCTGGTAGCACCACTGATCTAGTTTGGAAATTCAACACTCCGGCCACAGGCGCCTGGCAATCGGGCGCACATTTTGATATCTCGGGTACTTACCAAATAGCATAACATGGCCAATCCACCACCACCATACGACAACATTACCGGCATTTCACGTGCCGCAATGAAGGACAACGCCCAAGTTACCTTGGCCGAATACGACGGAAATGCCAGACCAGGTGAACTAGTAGTAGATCAAACCACAAGCATTGTGTATGTGGGCAACGCTCTAGGCGACCTAACAGCAGTAGCCACACCAGGTGGCGCAACAACCTGGGCACTGTTAAGCAACAAAGATGGTGCCGCAGGACCCACTATCATAGCCCTGGGCCAAAATGCTGGGTTTGACGGTCAGGCCAATGCTGCCATAGCCCTGGGTGAGGCAGCCGGTGCGGGAGGCCAAAATTCAGCAGCAATTGCAATTGGACAAAATGCCGGGGCCAACACCACCCAAGGCTCGAGTGCTGTGGCCATTGGTGTCTCAACTGGATTTGATGCTCAAGGCCAGTACGGCGTGGCTATTGGTGCATTTACTGCAACAACTTTGCAAGGTGCTCGATCAGTGGCCATTGGACTCAGTAGTGGCCAAACCACACAAGGCACTGACGCTGTGGCCATAGGTCAATATGCTGGCAACGAAGTACAAAGCGTCTCAGCAGTGGCCATTGGTAACAATGCTGGTTATACTGGTCAAGGCATAAGTTCTGTGGCCATTGGCCAAGGTGCTGGTTTGACCAATCAAGGTAATCAAAGTGTTGCAATTGGACAAAATGCTGGCGCCACCCAAGGATCAACAGCAGTGGCAATTGGTCAAAATGCCGGTGGCGGCGTTGCTTTGCAAGGTGATGACGCAGTGGCCATTGGCCACGGTGCAGGCGAAAATACGCAAGGTACTCAATCAGTTGCCATTGGATTATACGCTGGCCAAAACACACAAGGTCAGTTAGCAGTGGCCATTGGTACCAATGCTGGCAATACCAGCCAGGGCAATAGTGCAGTAGCCATTGGTGATAATGCTGGAATTGACAATCAGGGCGATCAGAGCGTGGCCATAGGCCAGCAGTCTGGCAATACCAATCAAGGCCCCCAGTCAGTGGCCATTGGTACCCAGGCCGGTTTCACTGGGCAGGGTGTGCTTGCTGTGGCCATTGGCATCCAGTCTGGTTATGACACACAGGGTGATAATTCGGTAGCCATTGGCCGCAATGCTGGTTATGTCACACAAGGTGCCAATGCAGTGGCCATTGGTAGCAAGGCCGGACCAAGCAGTCAAGCCAGCAACTCAATCATCATAAATGCCACTGGTAACAACCTGAATCAAACCACAGCCAACACATTCACAGTGAAACCTGTGCGAGCAGTGACCAGTGTGACTTTTGCCGCACCCACATCAGGATCAATACCTGCAGGATTCTCACCCATGTACTACAATCCCACCACAGGTGAGATTATTGTGATCACAACTTAAAATTTAACATGAAAAAATTACTTGCACTCTTGCTGATCGTGCCTGTGCTGGCTGTTGCACAACCCCGACAACGACCGGGCGTGACCTATGACGCTGTGATCACCAGAGTCATAGACGGTGACACTGTGGCTTTTCAGGCAGACTTTTTGCCTGCGCCACTCAAAAAAGAACTATCAATCAGAGTGTACGGTGTGGACACTCCTGAAAAAGGATTCCGTGCCCAATGCCCTAGTGAAGCACAGCGTGGAGAAGCAGCCACAGCATTTACCAAAGCTCAAATCAACGCTGCAACTAAGCGTCAAATCGTACTCATGGACTGGGACAAGTATGGTGGTCGTGTGCTGGGTGATGTGCTGTTAAACGGACAAAGCCTGCGTGGCATGCTGATACAAAATGGTTTTGCTCGTGAATACTACGGCGAAGCCAAAACATCCTGGTGCCAATGATCCGCCTGTAAATACAGGATGACGAATTTTTACTGTGCAGCCCCTTGGCGTGGCCTGCATATCAATCCCCGAGGCGATGTAAAAACCTGTTGTGCTGGCGACCCCAACATGCTGGGCAATTTAAACACACAGACCATCGAACAGATCCTCAACAGTGATTTGATGACAGAAATTCGTGGCAGCATTGCCCAGGGCCAAAGTCATCAGTACTGTTCAAACTGTGTGCAAGCCGAGCGCCATGGCGGTGACTCCGAACGAGCCTGGCACAACCGTGACAATCCCAATTTTGATTTTGCCAAGGCCGGTGACAAATATCACTATCCAGTCATTGTTGATATTCGTTGGAACACCACTTGTAATCTAAGTTGCAACTATTGTATGGAATATTGCAGTTCAAAATGGGCCGCGTTGAAAGGTATTCCTGTCAAGTCTGGTACTAGACCCTACTACGAACAAGTGTGTGATTTCATCGAGCAACATTATGAACACATTCACGAAGTGGCACTGGTAGGCGGCGAGCCGTTGTTGCTGCCAGAAAATAATCGCTTGCTGGACGTGATACCTAAAGATGCAGTTGTTACCTTGATTACCAATCTTACCGGCGATCTTGAAAACAATCGAATATTTCAAAAACTAGCAAAACGAAATCGTGTTGGCTGGAGTATGAGCTTTGACAACATAGGCCCAAGATTAGAATATGTTCGCTATGGCGCTGGTTGGGAAGAAATACAACGCAACCTTGCCCTGGTCAAAAATCTAATGACCACACAGGGACACTCAGGCGGCATACATGCAGTGTACAACATATACAATGCCACACGCATCTGTGAACTGCGTGAGTTTGCCAAACAGACTGGAACCACTGTGCTATGGCAGAATCTTTTTCAACCCGACTACCTTGATCCATTCTTGCATGGTCCAACAGTTGCTGCCGAAGCAATTGCTGAGATTGAGCGCTTTTATGCATCAGGCATTGCTACCGCTGCTGAACGGGTGTTCTTTGACCGTGCATTGCAGAGCTATCGTTCAGTGACCCACCCACGGCCCAATATTGAACATCAGTTTGCACAGCATATTCAACAGATTGAAAATCAGTACCACCCAGACTCAAAAGGACAGTTTACAAGTTTGTGGCCTGAACTAGCAACACTATGCAAATAACAACACCTTGGCATTTTGGAATACCGTATGCTGGCTATACCTCTGAATGGTTGCCCACAGACACCAAAGAAAATTTTCAACGGCTCATGCAAGAGCCCAAGCATCAAGAGTATTTTGGCAGCAAAGGGTGGGACCAGCCTGGTGCAATCACCTACAAAATAAACAGTCACGGATTTAGATCAGAAGAATTTGATCCTGCTGCGCCTAGTATAGTGTCATTGGGTTGCAGTTATACCATTGGTATTGGCCTACCTGAACATGCTACCTGGTCACACCTGGTCGCGCAAGCCACAGGATTAAAAAACTACAATCTGGCCTGGGCTGGTACCAGTGCAGACACATGCTTTATGCAGGCGCAGTATTGGTTGCCTATATTGCGTCCTAAACTGGTGGTAATGGTGGCCCCTCCCAAACACAGATTTGATTTGATTTCAGAAGATCCTACACTGCCACATGACACATACATGTCTTCGGGCGGATCGTGTGAATCATATCGTGACAATTTTGTCAAAACTTGGCTGCTGAATGATCGTAACGCAGAGTTAAATAGCTCACGTAATCGATGGGCAGTGCAAGGATTATGTGCTAACCTGGGCATTGCATGTTTGACCTACGATGCACATGAATGGTTTGCCAAGAGTCGTGAAGAATTAGAATACGCAAGAGACCACATGCACGCCGGCCCCCGTGGGCATCAGCTACTAGCAGAAAGAATCATAAATGATTGGCGCAAAAAACACACTTGATACGGTACTTGTAAAAGCACCTCATCGTAGAGAAACATATTCTGAGTCTGAGCTTGAAGATTTTGCCAAATGTGCAGATCCAGTCACAGGACCCATGCACTTTATGGACAACTTCTTTTACATCCAACATCCCACACGCGGCAAGATGTTGTACCATCCTTTTGAATATCAAACAAGACTGATCAACAACTATCATACCAATAGATTTTCAATTTCTCTAATGCCTCGACAAACAGGCAAGAGCACAAGTGCTGCGGGTTACTTGTTATGGTATGCTATGTTTGTACCGGACGCAACCATTCTGATAGCAGCACACAAGTACCTGGGCGCACAAGAAATCATGCAGCGTATTCGTTATGCATATGAATTGTGTCCCAATCATATCAGAGCAGGCGCCACCAGTTACAACAAAGGCAGCCTGGAGTTTGACAACGGATCACGTATTGTGAGTCAGACCACAACTGAGAACACTGGTCGCGGTATGAGTATTACGCTGTTGTACCTAGACGAGTTTGCATTTGTGAGACCCAGCATTGCCAAAGAGTTTTGGACGTCAATCACACCCACACTGAGTACTGGTGGTAAAGCTATTATTACTTCAACTCCAAACTCAGACGAAGATCAATTTGCCTACATCTGGAAAGGTGCCTTAAAGACTCAAGATGAGTTTGGAAATCAACGAGCCAACGGCCTGGGCATCAACGGTTTCAAAGCATTTCGTGCATTCTGGCGTGAGCACCCAGACCGAGACGAAGTCTGGGCAGAGGAACAACGATCCCAGCTGGGCGAAGAACGTTTTCGTCGAGAAATGGATTGCGATTTTGTTATCAACGACGAAACACTAATATCGCCGCTGAAACTGCTGGAACTGGAAGGCATTGAACCCACTCACAAGTCTGGACAAGTACGCTGGTACAAACCCATACTCAAAGACAAAATGTATATTGTTGCACTGGATCCCAGCTTGGGCACAGGCAGCGATCCCGCAGCTATACAAGTATTTGAAGCAGACACCACTGAGCAAGTGGCAGAGTGGCGCCACAACAAAACTGATGTGCCCACACAAGTTAAAATTCTAGCAGATATTGTGAAAGAAATACATGCAGTGACCAAAGACAACAAAAGCATTTATTATTCCGTGGAAAACAACACACTTGGCGAAGCAGCACTGATCAGCATCAACGAGTACGGAGAAGAGAATATTCCAGGTTATTTCCTAAGCGACAACAGTGTGCAGGGCAGCAGCGGCCGTAGAATCCGCAAGGGATTTACCACCACCAACAAAAGCAAGATCAGTGCTTGTAGCAAACTGAAAATCCTGATAGAATCTGGCCGTATGAAGATCTACAGCAAACCCTTGCTGACCGAACTCAAAAGTTTTGTGGCCAACGGCACTAGTTATGCAGCCAAACCAGGCGAAACAGACGATCTTGTGATGGCCAGTTTACTGATCACACGCATGCTGATGCTGCTGCAAACCTATCATTCTGACCTGGACTCGCACCTTAAAGATCATTCGGACAACGTGATTGAACCGTTGCCGTTCATCAGCATCATGCGCTAAATACACTATCATGGCACAAGAACAGAATATTTCAACACAGCTCGATAACCTACTGGTCACTCGTAATTTCGCTCCAGAAATGCTGGATCGACAGGGCAAACCGTCTGAATCAGAAGACGCCAAAACATTTACATTTGACTATGTGAGCGGCAGCGGCAAGAACTATGGCACCATGGTTGTTATTCTAGACTCTGAAAACGACATGAAAGTGTTTTACGGTGACAATCTGGGCAGAGCCATGGAAGGCGACGACAAAGACGAGTTCTTTGACTTTCAGCAACATCTCAGCAAGTTTGCTAGAATGCATCGTTGGACCTATACGGCCAAAGACCTAAACCAACTCAAACATACCATGCAAGGGCTTGCAGCCATACAAGAAGGCCTGTTTGAAGGCTACTATGGTACACGCAAAATCAGTTATGCTGGTGAACCCACCGAAGCTCGACTCATGATCAAACACAACCGCACACTGGGCGAAGCTGATGCACGTTTTCGCTATGTGGAAAGTTTGTTTATTGAAACTGCTGATAGCCAACGATTTCGATTGCCTTTCAAGAATCTAGCTGGTGGTCGTGCCATGTTGGAACATGTGCGTCAAGGTGGCAATCCTTATGATGTGCGTGGTGTACACATTGCTGAAATGGTCATGGAAATTGCCACACTGAGTCGTTTTAACCGTGCCAGTGCCAGTCGCATGCTAGAAGGCACTACAAAAGAATTGGTTACCGAAGCACAGACCTACTACAAAAGTTTGCGTGAAAATATCAAACGCATGGCCAGCCCTCGTGGCTATAGTGCATATTTTGAAACTTGGCATCCTGCCACCATTGACGAACAACAAGATCTGGTAGAAGATATCAAAACACTGTTCATTGAACAGACCCTGGACACACGAATTGAGGCAGCACTGCCGCTGTTGGCCAGAATACAACAACAAGGAAACGCTATGAAAGAAGCACAAATTTTTGAAAACTGGATCAACAGCCTAACCGAAGGCACCTGGAGTTTGCCCGAAACACCAGAACAATTGAACAAACTCAAAGAACTCATGGCCACAGAACTCATTGTGGGACCTGATGCTACCAATGCCACAGAACAACTGTATGACTTGATAGGTGATGATATCTTGTTTGATCGACTGAGCGAGTTAGCTGACAGAGATCCCAGAGCCAATGTCTGGAATGACACTGAAGTAATGGATCGTATACGTGAACTAGGCATTGAAACAGAAACACAAGCACCTGCTGGTGCTGAGGGCGATGCAGCACCAATTGATACTGCCGCTGCACCAGCACCTGCGCCACAACAACCAGTGGCAGAAGGTCAAGGTGCCACTACCTACACTGTTGCTTACAAAGACCCCACCAAGCCAGGCAAATCACACAGCACTCAAGTCAAAGCCACCAGCGCAGCAGAAGCAAAAGCAGCGTTTCAAGAATGGGACACCACAAATCGATTCACTTACTTGGGTTCCAGACCCGATGTTGATACAGTTCGTGAAGGTGTAGCAGAAGCCGCAGAACTCAACACCATGTTGAAGTACGCTGGTGTGCCTGTGGCTGAAAGCCGAGTGCTGGACGAATCAGGAGAAACACTCACCCACATCCTGGATCGTTTCAAACACGAAGTTGCACAATTTGAGCAAGGTGCTGATCTTGATGACAATCTTTACGATGCACTGTATGATTACTATTCAGACAAAGGCGAAATTCCATATGGCATTGCCAAAGCTCGCACAGGTGATCCATACGAATGGATAACTAATCGCCTGGATCAAGAACTTGGCATCAATGAAAGCAACTCAGGCATGATCATGCCCGAAGCTGATCCAATCTCTACATTTGAAGTCATGAGCGGATTCGCCGCTCCAGTAGCCGAAGGTTCGTGCAACAGCACCATGGAGGGCGAATACTGCCCAGAACACGGGCTAATGGAATGCGGCATGTACGAAATGGGCACTGTGGCAGGCGGCATGGCTCCTGTTGTAGGCGAAGGCAACGATGATCCAATCAACTACAACGGCGCCATCACTGGCAGCTACTACGAAGGCAAACAGGATCCTTTGGTAAGACTAAAATCTTTGGCCAAGATAAAAGAAGGATGGAAAGGCGAGCTTGCTGGCGGAACACTAGGTGGTGTGGGCGGAAGCGTTGCTGGTTCGGCATTGGGCGCACTTGCTGGCGGCCCAGTTGGCGCAGCAATCGGCGGAGTAGTTGGCGGTGCCGCAGGCGGTACTGGTGGTGCCATGATTGGTCGCGAAATGACCAAAGAAGAACAATTACATGAAATTGCTCCGTTAGTAGCAGCAGGTGCAAGAGCCATTATACCTTTGTTGGCCAAAGTTGGTCCCAAACTGGGTCGTATGGCATCTGGTGCAGGCAAATCTGGAGCAGAAGTTGCTGGAAAAGCAGCCACAGGCATTGGCCGCGGCACAGTAGACGTTGCCAAATCTGCTGCACAATCTGCTGCACAAAATGCAGATAAAATTGGGCTCGGGTTAGGTGCATACCAAGCCATCACTGATGTAGCAAACAATACAATGGGTGGCGTTGGCGAAGTGTACCGAGACATTGGTCAAGCCGCTGATGCAATTACACAAACAGTGGGCAATGCAATTGACGGAAAAACTATTGCCGAACTGGCAGGAACCGCAGTAAAATATTCAATTCCAATTGGTATATTGCTAGCGGTGTTGTACGGCGGCAAAAAACTCATTGACCAATTGATGTCCGAAGACGCAGCAGATACTGGCATGGCCCTTGGCGGAATTGCAGGTGGATTAACCGGAGGACCTTTAGGGGCAGGTGCTGGAGTGCAAGCAGGCGGAGCAATAGGATCTTTAGTTGACGCTAACAAGAAAACATTCGAAGGCGATGCCATGCTGGCCAGAATAAAATCTCTGGCTCTGCTCAAGTAACATAAATAAAACAAAGAAGGGCGTGTAGTGGCATGCCCTTCCGTAAACAACTAGATAGGCAAAGTTCACTGCCGTTAGTGGTAGGAAACACAGACAGGCTGTGTTAAAATAACCTTGTAGGCAGCATTTAAGCAAGTCTTAAATTTTTAAAATCATATTAACGCACAAGAAAGGCAACACAATATGGCATCCTTAGCAGAAATTCGTGCCCGTTTACAGGCATCAGAGAACAAAGGTTCTAACAACACAGGCGGTGGCGACAAGTCAATTTACCCGCACTGGAACATGGAAGAAGGCCAAGCAGCCACACTACGCTTCCTCCCCGACGGCAACAGCAAAAACACATTCTTTTGGGCAGAACGAGCAATGATTCGACTGCCATTCAATGGTGTCAAAGGCGAGATGGATTCAAAACAAGTCATGGTTCAGGTACCATGCGTTGAGATGTGGGGCGATGCTTGCCCAATCCTAGCAGAAGTACGCACCTGGTTCAAGGACAAGAGTCTGGAAGACATGGGTCGCAAGTACTGGAAAAAGCGCAGCTACATCATGCAGGGTTTTGTGCGTGAAAACCCCATTGGTGACGACAAAACTCCGGACAATCCTATTCGCAAGTTTATCATTGGCCCTCAGTTGTTTACCCTGATCAAGAGCGCACTGATGGACCCAGAACTGGAAGAATTGCCAACTGACACCTTGCGTGGCCTGGACTTCCGCATTGCCAAGACCCAAAAGGGTGGTTACGCAGACTACAACACCAGCAAATGGGCTCGCAAAGAATCGGCCTTGACTGAAACTGAGCAAGCAGCCGTCGATGCACACGGCTTGTTTGACTTGAGCACATTCTTGCCCAAGAAACCTGGCGATGTTGAGCTCCGAGTAATCAAGGAAATGTTTGAAGCAAGTGTAGACGGTCAGCCCTACGACACAGAGCGTTGGGGTCAGTATTTCCGTCCTGCTGGTGTTAATGCACCCAGTGGCGCTGCTGCCAACAACGACGACGCAGAAGCAGCACCTGCTGCTCGCACTACGCCTGCGGCAAAACCTGCTGCATCTAGCCCTGCCTGGGAAGATGACGCAGCAGAAGCAGCAGCTTCCTTGGTCACTAAACCAGCTGGCGGCAATCAAAAGGCCGAAGACATCCTTGCGATGATTCGCGCACGTCAAGCCAAATAAGTCAAGCAACTTAACTACACTGGGGCTATGGTCCCAGTGTTTCTATTTCTATAGGTGATACATGGGAAAACCATTTGATATAAGCAAGTTCCGCAAGGAAATCACTAAGAGCATTGACGGCCTTAGTATCGGATTCAACGATCCAACTGACTGGGTTGGCACAGGTAACTATGCCTTGAACTATCTGATCTCAGGAGACTTCAACCGTGGTATTCCACTGGGCAAGGTCACTGTGTTTGCCGGAGACTCGGGCGCAGGCAAAAGCTACATTTGTTCAGGAAACATTGTGAAGAACGCACAAGAGCAAGGTATCTTTGTGGTCTTGGTTGACAGTGAAAACGCACTGGACGAAGCCTGGCTGCAAGCACTTGGTGTAGACACCTCAGAAAGCAAGTTGCTCAAACTGAGTATGGCCATGATCGATGACGTGGCCAAGACCATTGCTACATTCATGAGCGACTACAAGGCCTTGCCTGATGGTGAACGGCCTAAGGTAATGTTTGTGATTGACAGTTTGGGCATGTTGTTGACACCCACTGATGTGAATCAGTTTGAAGCAGGTGAAATGAAGGGCGACCTGGGTCGTAAACCCAAAGCACTTACCAGCTTGGTTCGAAACTGTGTCAACATGTTTGGCAGCTACAACGTTGGCATGGTTTGTACCAACCACACCTACGCCAGTCAAGACATGTTTGACCCCGATGACAAGATCTCCGGTGGTCAAGGCTTTATCTATGCTAGCAGTATCGTGGTTGCCATGAAAAAACTCAAGCTCAAAGAAGACGAAGACGGCAACAAAGTTTCTGAAGTCAACGGTATTCGTGCTGCTTGCAAGATCATGAAAACACGATATGCTAAGCCGTTTGAAGGTGTGCAGGTCAAGATTCCTTACACAACAGGCATGAGCCCTTATTCGGGCCTTACTGATCTCATTGAGAAAAAAGGCCTACTCAAGCGTGAAGGCAACAGCCTGGTGTTTACCACCAGCGACGGTGAAATTATCAAGAAGTTTCGCAAGGCCTGGGAAGCCAATACTGATGGTTGTTTGGATGTGGTCATGAAAGACTTTGCCAATCAAAAGAGCGAGGTAAGTACACCTGACATTGAACAGGAGGAAAACCAATGATCGAATCAGTAGCCAGCGAAATGTGGGGCGAACTCAAACGCTATGTTAACACTGTGGACCGAGCCGAAGCAGCAGAAACTGTACTAAGCATTCTCATTGACAATGACTGCACTGTGGATGATATCAAAGATGCCTTCAAGGGCGACAGCGATATCAAACGTGCGCTCACAGCCTATCTTGACAACGATAAAAGTTATGAAGATGATGACGAAGTTGAAGACGAAGACACTGACGAATCTGAAGACGACAAGTGGGAAAATTAAATGTGGTATAATCGGGTAGTTGCAGACTTATCACTGATACCTGACTTTATAACTCATTACGAATCAGAAATAATCTCAGCCAAACGAGATTGTATTATTGCTGGAGTAGTAGAACGTAATCTCAAAGAGTTGCCGGGCACAACTGAACAGCGATTTTATCAGTTGCAGGAAATTGAGGCAGTATTAAACTATCTCAATATCCAGCTGCGCAAGATACGTAGGAAACATTTTCAGAAATACCTAGAAAATTATCCCAGAGCGCTGACCAGCAGAGACGCCGAAAAGTATGTGGATGGTGAGGACGAAGTCATTGACTACGAAACCATTATCAACGAAGTGGCATTTCTGCGCAATCGTTGGCTGGGTATCATGAAGGGTCTGGAAACCAAGCAGTGGCAAATGGGACACATTGTAAAACTCAGAACTGCTGGCATGGAAGATATTTCAGTCTAACACTTGGCCACTGTAAATACCAGTATGAAAATTGTATTAGTAACTGGGGGTTTTGACCCTGTGCATTCTGGACACATTGCTTATTTTAGTGCTGCTAGAGAACTAGGTGACAAGCTGTATGTTGGCCTCAACAGTGACGCTTGGTTGCGCCGCAAAAAAGGGTCAGCATTCATGCCTTGGTCTGAACGTGCTGCTGTTGTGGCAGCCATGCATGTGGTTGATCGAGTAATTGAATTTGATGACAGTGACGGATCAAGTTGTGCTGCAATTGAAGCAGTAAAACTACTGCATCCAGGTCATGAAATTGTCTTTGCCAATGGTGGCGATCGTACACAAGATAATATTCCTGAAATGACTGTGCCCAACGTGGAGTTTGTGTTTGGGGTTGGCGGCCAAGACAAAAAGAACAGCAGCAGCTGGATCTTGCAAGAATGGAAGGCTCCTAAAACCAGCCGGGCCTGGGGATATTATCGTGTGCTGCACGAAGTAGGTGCCAACACCAAACTCAAAGAGCTCACGGTCATGCCCAAGACCTGTTTGAGCATGCAACGTCATGATCTACGACAAGAGTTTTGGTTTGTGGCTCAAGGCACTGCCACAGTGTATACACTGGATGAAAACAGCACAGATCAAGATGTCAAGTGCTATCTAGATGTGCATGAACATACCTTTATTGAATGCCGTGAATGGCATCAGCTGTGCAACGAAACTGATCAACCACTAAAACTGATTGAGATTCAGTATGGCCAAGATTGTGTAGAAGAGGACATTGAACGTCAATGAAACCAATTCCTGTATTTGTGGGCTACGACCCTAGAGAAGCTGTTGCATACCATACTTGTGTAAACAGTATCATACGCAACAGTTCGCAACCGGTTGCTATTGTGCCTGTTGCACTAAATCTGTTTCGAGACTACGCAGAAACACACACAGACGGCTCAAACCATTTTATCTACACACGTTTTCTTGTGCCGCACTTGATGGAGTACACTGGTCATGCTATCTTTATAGATGGTGACATGATTGTGCGTGGAGACATTGCGGAACTTTGGAACTTGCGAGATGTGTACAAAGATGTACAAGTGGTCAAACATGACTACAAAACTCGCATGCCTGTAAAATACCTAGGAGCACGAAATGAAGACTATCCTCGAAAAAATTGGAGTAGTGTTATTTTGTGGAATTGTAATAGCTTTCCTAACCGGCGACTTACTCCCGAGTTTGTCCAACACAGCACCGGCAGTGAGCTCCACCGCTTCTCGTGGATAGAAGACGATCGTATTGGCTCACTACCGCCCGAATGGAACTGGTTGCCTGATGAATACGGGCCAAATGCCGATGCCAAGTTACTGCACTACACACTTGGCACACCATGCTTTCACGAATTTGCTACCACTCCACAAGGTGATGAATGGCACAGAGAACACATGCTAGCAGATTATTGTCTGCAGAGAGTTTGATAAATGATTTTACCAACAGCACTGGTCGACCGTTGGCCAGCCCTAGAATATGAGCAACAACACAAGACAATTGAGTCAGCGTTGAAGCACAGCATATCTGACTTGTTGAATTTTTACAAAGAAGTAAAAGTTCTAAAAAGTATTGAAAAACAATGGGGCAACGGCGGAAATATCCCTGAAGAACTGCTGACAAAAGAAATTCGAAACTTTATAAAACGTTACTCAGACGCCACAATCACTGATGAATTCATTCAATATGTGGTTAGACAGGATCAACGTTTTGATCGTTGTTTAAAGTACACTGATTATCCTGCCATGATCATGGCTGCATATCCTGAAAGTCGATTCTACAGCAAATCCAGATTCAAAGCTGAAGCAGATGAGATCTGCCAGCAACCAGTTTTGTTGCGCGGCATTTCATCAGGCAAAATCATTGACGAAGTTCAACGTCGGGGTCAAGATTACTATTTTATTGAAACAGGATATCTAGGCAACTATCGTTGTGACAACAATTTGACTGGTCGCAAAATCTACCATCGCATTGTAAAAAATAGTATGCAACACAACACCATCATGGATGTGCCTGATGATCGTTGGAATGACCTGGTCAAATTCAACCCAAAATTGCAGTATCGAGGATGGAAAAATTCAGGCTCTAAAATCTTGCTGGTGCTGTCTACAGAAAAGCCGTTTCAGTACTACAAAGAAGATCGAGACCAGTGGATAAAAAACGTTATAGACACACTGAAACAGCACACCGATCGTGAAATTGTCATTAGAGAAAAAGCCAGCAGAGGTGAGCGCACCAATGACACTATATACGATGCACTTGATGACGACATTTATGCGTTGGTTACTTACAACAGCATTGCCGCAGTTGAAGCCATACAACATGGCATCCCGGCATTTGCGTTGGCTCCCACAGCAGCAGACCCGGTGGGAAACAAAGATTTGTCACTGATTGAAAGTCCCAACAAGCCATCAGAAGACATAATACAAAAGTGGTTAAACAGCATAGCCTATAGCCAGTTTAGTTTGGGTGAGATTATTGCAGGCGATGCCTGGGGAATGGTATTAGAAAATGCACAACGGTCGACCCTTAATTATTAAAAGCTACTTGAGTAGCCTGCCAGCCAGAATCAATGGCCAAGAAAAAATTGATGCACTGACATATTTTGCTGAAGGCGCAGCCCGCTGCGGAGACTCAGCCGTGACCACACACAGTCAGCAATACGAACAGTGTGATGTTGGAGCCATCATTGGCAATGCATTTGATGCCAATCCAGGCAAGGTAAATCTACCACATTACAAAGTTCGCAAGATGGTAATGGAAAAGCAGGCACAGCTGGGCAAATATTGGCTCAGCATTGACAGCAATGTGTTCATCTACAAAAACAGCTTGAATCCACACAAGTATCTGCGTTATAGTTTCAACGGTGTGTTCCCTGCAACAGGAATTTACTGCAATGACAACCCTGGCGACGAAAACTGGAACAACATACGCCGCGATTACAACATGGATCTAAAGCCTTGGAGGACTCAAGGCAATCACATTCTTATTACGCTGCAACGTCCCATGGGCTGGAGCATGCGAGGCGTTGATCTCATGAGCTGGCTCAAACAAACCCTTAGACAAATCAGAGAAAACTCAGATCGTCCTATATTGATGCGCTGGCACCCTGGTGATTGGAAAGCATTTCCCAAATACAGCAGCACTCTAAACAAGTTTGGTGTTACACTGAGCCCACAGGACAGACACATCACACAAGATCTAGTGAATTGCTGGGCAGTGGTTTGTCACAACTCAACTCCCAGTGCTGTGGCACCCATCGAAGGCATTCCTGCGTTTATCACAGATGATCCCAGTTATAGTCAAGGCGGCGATATTGCCAACACTGACTTTACTCAACTTGAGAACCCCAACTTGCCAGACAGAGAACAATGGATTCGCAAGTTGGCACAGTGCCACTGGAGCTTTGAAGATGTGCGATCAGGCCGCTGCTGGGCTCACATGAGAAACTACGTCAAACTCTCTTAACTGTTTCAACTGTTGATCATAGTCAGGAATACCAAAATCAAATTCCTGACGTGTGTCAACCAGCACCTTGTTGATATCTTTAGGCCCTTGTGTGGGCACAATGGTTTGGTTCAGTTGATAAATTTCGTTGATCTTGCACAGCAAATTGTATTTGTTGATGCGATTGTGATTGCTTACCAAATGATACACACCTGATATCTTGGGATCACGCATGTAGAGATCAATACAACGTGCCAGCTCTAGTGTGGTAATACCATTCCACCAAGCATTAGTCCAACCTGGCAGTCTTAATCCGGTATTGCTCACTGCCCAGTGCAACAGTCCTGTTCCGTTTTTGAGTTCAGGACCAATAATACTCATTCTGAATGTGATGTCTTTGGTGTTGTTTACTTCACCAAAACTCTTGCTGCGACCATAAGCGTTTGTTTCAGTATGGGGGTCAGTTTCAGCATAATCGCCCTTGGCTCCATCGAACACACAGTCAGTGCTGAGATGAATCAATCGTGTCGAGGTATTCTGCAAACGATGTTCAATATAATGCGGCAACCAACTGTTGATCAACACAGCTTGGTCAGGCCTATCCGCACAGGGTCGAACCAGTAAGCCAATGCAGTTGACCACAAAGTCAGTGTCGAGACTGTCAAAAAACTCAGACACTTGCGCAGTGTTCCCAACATCAAGTTCTGCTCTGGTCACAGCAGTCACAGCATGTCCTTGCTGCTTTAAATATTTGACCACAACATGCCCGGCCATGCCCGCAGCACCTAAAACTGTTACTCGCATATGAATCCACCTTTGATTAGCATTTGTTTGATTTCGTCACGGTTCATGATAAAAGTACGTGATGAAAATTCTTCCTGATCATACTCAGTCATGCTGGAATACTTTGATTCCAGCTCGGGTGTGCGCTTGACTGGCAATATCACAAAGTAATTTTTGTCGTAGTAGTAGCTCAAACAAGCTTCGTGCTTGCTGATCAGCATTTCGTCCAATTTTTCTCCGGGCTTGCTGCCAATCTCTTTGACTTCCACCTGTCCGTAGTGTTCCATGAGAACGCTGGCAATGTCTTTGATGTAGCAGGCCGGCATGTTCATTACAAAAGTTTCGCCGCCAATGGAATCTTCAGCTGCTTTGAACAATAGAGCAATGGCTTCTTCCAGGGTCAAAAAGAAACGAGTCATTTCAAGATCTGTGATAGTAACAGGACCACCTGCTCGAATCTGCTCAACAAAGTAGGGAATGACACTGCCATTAGAACCCATGACATTACCGCCACGCACACAAACAAACTTGGTATGCGGGGTCAAGTCGTTGCCTTGGATAATCAGCTTTTCGCCCACAGCTTTGGTCATGCCATACAGGTTGAGTGGTTCAACTGCTTTGTCTGTGGAAACATCAATCACTTTGGCCACACCGTTTTCGATAGCAGCGTTTACAATGTTTGTTGTTCCTGTGATGTTTGTTTTGATTGCTTCTTGTGGATGATCTTCACAGATGGGCACATGTTTTAGCGCAGCCAAGTGAAACACAATGTCTGCGCCTTTCATGGCAAAACTCACAGCTTGGTAGTCACGCACGTCACCAACCACAAACTTTAGTCTGGGATCTTGGAATCGGCGTTGCATCAGCACCTGTTGCAGCTCTCCTCGACTGAAGCAAATGATCTCTCGGGGAGAATAGTTGGCCAGCAACATTCTGGTCAGGGTTTGTCCCCATGAGCCTGTTGCGCCTGATATGAATATTGTTTTTCCGTTAAACATTACTGTCTTTCTTAATATGTAACACAGTTAGGCCGTGTATCTTTCTATGTTTTGGTACACGATTTGTCCTGGATATTTCGCATGTGCCACCTAGTTCTTGTACTAATTCTGACATAAATTTATCACTACGACAAAGATGCCCAGCGGTAGCTGATGCTGGCTCAAAATCTACACCGTCGTCATCAATTTCGTCAGCCCAGACATATTCGACTGCAAATATGCCTGTAGTTTTTAAACTGCGAATAGCATTTGCAAGCTCTATTTTTAATGGAACAGTCGGTACATGTTGCACTACGTTATGACAAATGATTAGATCGAAGTAGTCACTAGGTAACGTATCTACTTCGTCGATGTGATATACCTTTTTGCATATGGGTCTGACACGATCTAGTGCTGCTTGACTAATATCTAAAACGCTAATGTTAACTACCTCAGAGAAACCTTTAGTAACATATCCTAGCCCGCATCCTATTTCTAATACATGCATGCCTGGCGCTATAAATTCTTTTACATTTAAAAAATCTACTGTTTCGGTGTAGGCACAACCAGACAGTGTTCTTACATTACTGGCTGCGTGTTGTTGTTCCCAAAAATTTTGATTATGATCCATGATTTCCTAACAAGATGTTTATCACTGTGTCGCTAACATTGGTTCGCGCATATTCTGCAGGAATTGTCCAAGATCTATCACACATTTTCATAGCATTGAATCCTGCAACAATGTTGTTGGCGTCAAGCCCTGTTACAATATTAGAGCCACACCATACAGTTTCAGGACGTTCAGTAGTTGATCGTATAGTTATAGTTGGTTTGTGAAACAAACACATTTCTTCTTGCACTGTGCCCGAATCGCTGATGGCCATGTAACTGCGTTGTTCCAAGTTGACAAAATCAAAAAAGCCCATGGGTTCAGTTACAATGATACGATCACTCAGTTTTCTACCAGCCAGTCGTTGTTTTGTTTTTGGATGGCAACTGAACACAATAGGGTATTCCTGGCTGATGGTTTCAAGTGCCTGAACTATTTGGTCCAGGCGTTTGGGATCATCTACATTTTCTGCTCGATGCAGGGTTGCAATAATGTATTGCCCTAGGGTCAAACCCAAGCGTGTCAGCACGTCACTTTTGGCAATGTCTGATCGATAGTGTTCCAGCACTTCTTTGATTGGGTTGCCAGTCACAAACACACGATTGTTTGCTGCGCCTTCTCGCAGTAGGTTCTGTCGACTGAGTTCTGTATACGGCAAATTTACAGTGCTGATACTGTCTATCAAGCGACGATTCTTTTCTTCTGGCACCAGCATGTCGTAACAGCGGTTGCCTGCTTCCATGTGATACACAGGTATGCCCATGCGCTCACACACAATAGCACTCAAGCCAGAATTGGTATCGCCTAACACCAACACAGCGTCGGGCTTGAATTCTGACACATACTGTTCTACACCTGTCATGATAGCAGCCAGTTGCTGACCAATTGTGCCACGACTTTCCAGCACATGATCAGGTGCGCGAAGATTCAGCTGCTCAAAGAAAATGTCATTGAGTGTGGCATCGTAGTTTTGTCCAGTGTGCAACACTCTATGATCGCACACTTGATCCAACTTGGGCATGATCCTGCTCAAGCGAATGATTTCAGGACGTGTGCCCAGAATGGTCAATATCTTACGCTTCATAAAACCCCACATAATAGTCATCAAACCCACGCAGATAAATTCTAGTGAATCCGTCAAAGTCCTCTGGAGTCCATAAACTTTTGTGTATGTCTAACTGATTGCCGTGGCACCACAATTCTGGATTGCTCACGTTTTCGTGATTCTCTGTCCAGATAGACTCAAGTGGTGTCAGCAAAAATATTTTCTTGGCAACCTGTGTTTTGCACTCTTCGATCAGTCTGAGACCCTGTTGTTTGTCAATGTGCTCGATAAAATCCAACATCAAGATATAATCAAATTGGTCTGCCACTATGTCTGCCAAGGGTGTGGTTTCAAGATCAGCCACAATGTCAGGCTCGACCCACTCCCAGCCATCCACGGTGACCACACAACTGCACTGAAGCTTCAATGGGTCTGAATACATTTTTGGACCACAGCCTAGATCCAGCACTGTGCTGTTGTGCTCAACGGCACCCATCAAGTATCCCACTAGCAAATCGTTAGAGAATGCCCGTTTTCCTTTAATCACATGTTTCAAATTTGTACTCCTTTATCACAGTGGATAGTAAATTGTTGTGTGCATGCACTGTGCTAGCAGTCAACTCATTCTCAAACTGTTGCGATTGAGGATGCCCGGCAAACCAATGAAATCCCAGTGTCAACTTGTTCTTGATTTTTCCAATAGTACCAGCATCCACCGGTTGGTAAAACTGTTCAATAACCTTGCTGGTAATAGAGTACACACAATTGCGATTAACAAATAAAAAATTGTTGTTTGGAAATTGTTCGCCAAGACTTTCAAAAGTTTTAAATTCTTGGTTGATCAAGTCACTGCCCATGCATTGATATACATTGGGGTTGTATTGTTTTTTTGCTTGTTGCCCAATGTATTTAAAAAACTTGTTGTTTGCTGATGACAACAAAAACCCCACTGTGTGTTTGCCCGGCGCTTTCAATGGGCACAACACTGTGTCAATCTCAGCATGTCCAGGCAAGTTTTCTTTAAGACTGGTCATGGGCCGTGTGTACAAAATGTCAATGTCAGACCATAGGCCACCGTACTGTGCCAGCAGTCGCCATCTCAAAAAGTCACTTTTGTGAACTTCGTGTGCTTGATTTCTAAACCTATAACGATTGAAATCGTGCAGCACAATCTCTACATCAAGTGCTTGCAGTTGATCAGTGTAGTCAGACAAAATGTTGATGTCTTTTTGTTGAAACGAATCCCACGCAGGTTTTGCTCTGCTGAGTTTGGCTGGCATATGTACACGAACATCCCAGTCTGGATTGAGTTCCTTGAATGATTGTACTGACAAAAATCTAAGATAGGATAGCTTTTTACCGCCCCAGTAAAAGTGTGCAATCTTTGGTATGTTTTTTAAATGCCACATATGTTGTTGCCATTGTTGGCTGCTTGAATCTGCAAGTCGTCTTTGACTGTGGCCCACAGTGCTCGGTTGTCTATAGTGACTGGGGGATTATGTGGGTTGTCGTAGGTCTTGCGATGGTATTGATGCACCACCCAAGGATCAGCCACAAACTGTATTTCCAAAGGCATGGCTCTGATTCGATGTATCAGTTCTACATCGTCCATGTCTTGTCCTTGTGCAAATCTTTCATCAAACCCATTTAGCTTGATCAAATTGTTTCTGGTGATTGCTGCGGCAAAATGATAGGCATAGGGACGTTCGGTTGTGTGATTGTACCAACGAGATTTCTTTTCTGTAAACATCGGTAGTGGTTCACCAGAACGCATTACTCGAGTTTCTGCCTTGGTTGCAGCATAGCAGTGAAAAGAAAGATAGTTGTGGTCAGTCAAATTGTCTAGGGTATATTGCAACACATCGCCCATGTGGCAACATTCAGGATTTTGAATAATCACCATATCACCACAACAAGCACGAAGTGCAGTGTTGTAGGGCACACAAGGGTTGCAATAATCTTTTTTGTCCCTGGTGTCAGACATTCGAATCACCCGGATGTCAAGGTGCGGAAACTCTGACTGTATGCGATCTAGTCGTTCACCGGGGTCGCAGAAATCCTCGGCAATTACAATTTCTAAATCTTTGACTTGACTTTGACCGATGGTTTTGAGAGTGTATCTCAATTGATCCAATCTATTGAAATAGCTCATCACAATTGAAATCATTGATACTTCCTTTGTTCATTTATGAATATGTCCAGCTCTTTGCGTTTGCCTTTGGCGCTCCAGATAGCACTTTCTGGTCGCATGGCCCAGTCAATGTAGCTCATGGGCAGGAGTCCTTTGCGATACAGCGGAACCAAGCGGTCCAGGATCACTTGATCCAAAAACCAGTAAAGATCATTCTTTTCTATGCTGGATTTCAGATCGCCTGCATAGTGCTGCAAGAAATCGTGACTGCGAGGACGTCCATTGAACAACACAGCACCAGCTAGGTGTGTGCCATCCTTGGGTTTTTCGTACAAATAAAAGTCTGACGATCCCAGGTCATGTCCAAAAGGACCACGTACCAAGCCGTCCACATCAATGGCCAAACAGCGCTGACCTAACTGTAACACTTGAGCCAGGCGCACAAATCTAGCACAGGCATAATAGGTCTGCCTGATCAACTTTTCCGCTTCAACCGGGCCACCAACTCGTGCCTTTTTGCTCATTTGTTGCTGTCGGGGATTTTCAAACACAGTGCGGTCGATCCAGTAGCGAGCAATTTCTGCCCAGTTGACCTGGTCCAAGTGCTCATATGTACAGCTTACACCAGCTTGATTGCAAAAATCAATTTGATCTGGCCTGGGATTGTAGATGTGAATGTGAACTCCGTAGTCAGGAGTGTTGGCTCGCACACTGCGGATCAAGGGCCGAGCATGAACGTCAAAATAAACAGGATCAGCGGCAGCGTACAAAAAGAATTTGTCCTGGGCCAGCTTTCCTTCAAGTGGTGGCATTAGCATATTAAATATTTAACTGTGATCAAAACCCTAGCTTATTTTCCCCTGCAGGTTGCGCTGAATGGCAATGCCCCTTTTAATGCACTCTTGGACTCTGCTCAAGCAGCAGGTATACAAACACAAGAAAACTCCCTTACAGCAGACGCCGCAGTGATATGGAGTGTGCTGTGGCATGGTCGCCTCAAAACAAATCAAGCAGTATACGAACACTATAGACAGCAAAACAAACCAGTGATCATCATTGAAGTGGGCGCACTGTACCGTGGACAAACTTGGAAAGTGTGTGTAAATAATGTCACTGCTGAAGGCTACTACGGGCACCAAGAGCAACTGGATTGGGATAGGCCTAGAACACTAAAAATCAGCCAGGCACAACAAACACAATCAACCCCTCACGTGATAATTGCATTGCAGCATGCTCACAGTTTACAGGTGGCCGGCGTCCCTGACATGACACAATGGGTTCAAGAAACTGTTAACACACTCAGAACAGTTACTGATCGTCCCATAGTGGTACGTCCACACCCCAGAAGCCGTTGTGCATTGCCCCCGGGTGTAACTGTGGAACAGCCACAAAAGCTGGCAGGAACCTATGACAGCTACAACATGCATTTTGATTGTCATGCTGTGGTCAACTACAACTCAGGTCCAGGCATTCAAGCAGCCATAGCAGGCGTGCGGCCCTTGGTTGATGCTTCCAGTTTGGCTGCACCTGTTGGTGTTGACTGGGCCAATATTGAAAAACCCTACACTGTTGACAGAGATCTGTGGCTCACGCAAATATGCCACACTGAATACACTGTAGAAGAAATACATCGAGGCCTATGGCTAAAACGAATAGAATCAGCACTGACGGCATAACTGACTGTGCTTGTGTGATACACAGCACCGGTTATGACTGGCAATATGTGGAAAAACTACACAGCATGTTGACCAGGCTCTTGCCTGGCGGCATACGCATGCATGTGTACACCGAAGCTGACAGACCTGTGCCTGAACACATGATAAAACATGTGCTGACAGAATGGCCGGGCATTGCTGGTCCCAAACGAAGTTGGTGGTACAAAATGCAGTTGTTTAATCCTGCACTATTCCAAGGCAACATGTTGTATTTTGACCTGGATTGTGTCGTTGTCAATGATCTCACCTGGATCACACAATTAGATCCCTCATTGTTTTGGGGAATTAAAGATTTCAAATACCTTCAACAGCCTGTGAGCATAATCAATTCCAGTGTGATGTGGTTCAATACCAACAAGTTTGCCTGGTTGTGGCAAAGGTTCTCTGACCAAGGCATAGATGTTGCTCGGCAAGGATGCCAGGGCGACCAAGACTATATAACCAAAAACATAGATCCAAGTCAGCGGCGCTTTTTTGACACCAAGTATTTTCAAAGCTATCGTTGGCAATGCCTGGATGGCGGATACGATTTCAAATATCGTAGATATCACAAGCCAGGCACCGGGGTCACAATCGCCCCTGACACTGCTGTGGTTGTGTTCCACGGCAGTCCCAATCCACATCAAGTCACAGACCCCACAATAGTTGCACTTTGGCACTAGGTTGACCATTATTTCCCATTCTGCTACAATACACACATAGACAGCAAGGAGTAGGAATGATAGACCAAGCACACCAGGTAGAGCACAACGGTCGTTCATACACCGTCACACACGGTTGCCCATTTGATCGCGGCTCAGCAGACAGCTACTACGGTCGCATCCGCAACCCACATAAAGGTGGTGTAGGCGGCGATAGCGGTCCTCGTGTTGAAAGCAACGAAATGAGCTTGCAAGAGGTCGCAGACTACGGCGCAGGCTACAATTACAACGAATCTACTGGCGAGAAAAAAAGCTGGGATTGACCATTAATTCCCATTCTGTTATAATTAACACTTAAACAGCAACAAGGAGTCTAGCATGGGCTACAAGGTATTGGCAGACAAGACAGAAATGGATCAGATGCGCACCCGGTACAGCCCACGCAAAGGACTGGAAGGTCCATTCAACTTCTCCGGCCGAGTGTTGTATTATGACAACAAAGAAGGCCAATACTACGATCCCGCTACAGACTTCTATGTGGAGCAGGCGGAAATGGATCTGATCCATGCACAATTAATGACTGTTTTGAGCAAGGTGTAATACTTTTGTGTTGCAAAAAAAGCAACACCCAAACGGTTGACCAATAATCACCAAAATGCTATAATATACACATAGACAGCAAAAAGGAGCCAGCAAATGATCAAGCAATTTGTCCAAGTTAGTGCCCACAGAGACAGCGGCAATTTTGCACATTGTAGCAATCTGAGTCTGATGGCTGATCGCGATATGAGCGCCACACAGGCTCTGCACTACCTGCAGGTCATGGCCGATGACTATGCCCAGCGTGGATACCGTGTTGAGTGGATTCGTGAGGACTGGGATGCGGCCTACGAAGAAATGTACGGCGACCTGTTTGAGTCCCGTGCCGTGTCAAACTGAAACAGGAGTTGAAGAATGATGTACAACTTGATTCTAGTGCTGGCCACTGGTGTTACCACTGTTGGCAACTATGCAGACCTCACAGCATGCCAAGCAGAGCTGGCACAATTTCACAAGCAAAATATCACAGCGGCCTGCGTACAGCAACCCAGTGCCGAACAAAGTATGGCACAAGCACAGGCCATGCTGAAGAATTTCATGAAAATCATGGAAGAAAAATAACAATATGTGCAGCCAGAGTCTGGTTGACCATTAATTGCAATTCTGCTATAATTAATACTTAAACAGCAAACAGGAGCTTAATATGATGGTTCAGGACAGAAAGACAGGCGTGTGGTACGACCCAGATCTCAAGTTTCAAGAACTGCTCCGCCAGCAATGGTTCATCCTTGTCATGCAACGCATGGCCAACAAATAATAAGATTTGACCAATAATTGCAATTCTGCTATAATTAATACTTAAACAACGCACACCAAAGGAGCCAACCATGAGTGCAATTCGTATCGTTCGCGGAGAGTATCGTAAACGTCCCGTAGCTGACCAAGTGTTTAGTCTTGTGTCGGGTTTTCAGACCGGCGCCAAAGGCAACTTTGTGACTGTTAAAAATGACGGCAATTTTCCCAATTGCCCAGATACAATCCGTATCCGTGTTGACAACATTTCTGATATTGAGTATACTAACGGCATGACAGACACAACTACCAACGCTGCCAAGGCAGTGGCTGCACCAGCAGAAACAGAAGAACAAGCCATTGAACGCATTCGTGAGCGATTTGACATCCTGCATGAAATGACCAAGGCAGCAGTCACAGGCGACATTCGTGCCATGATTGTATCGGGCCCCCCAGGCGTGGGCAAGAGCTTTGGCGTGGAGCAAGAGATTGAAAAAGCCACCATGTTTGACAAGCTGGCAGGCAAGCGTCTTCGTGCAGAAGTTGTGAAAGGTGCCGCTACTCCCATTGGCCTGTATCAGACTCTGTACAAGTATTCGGACGAAAATTGCGTGGTTGTGTTTGACGACTGCGACAGTATCTTGCTGGATGACGTGAGCTTGAACTTGCTGAAGGGTGCATTAGACTCAGGCAAGAAGCGTAAAATTTCATGGTTGAGTGAAAGCAGCAGCCTGCGCCGCGAAGGTATTCCAGACAGTTTTGAATTCAAAGGCAGTGCCATCTTTATCACCAACTTGAAGTTTGACAAAATGAAATCGCAGAAACTGCGGGACCATTTGGATGCACTGCAAAGTCGCTGCCATTACTTGGACTTGACTCTGGACACCATGCATGACAAGATCCTGCGTATCAAGCAAATCGCCAAGGACGGTGTATTGTTTGCAGACTACGACTTTGAGCCCGAAATTCAGGACGAGATCATTGCGTTCATGGACGCTAACCAGAATCGTTTGCGTGAAATGAGTCTGCGTATGGCAATCAAGATTGCAGACCTGCGCAGGATGAGCATGCTGAACTGGAAGCGGTTGGCAGAAACAACTTGCATGAAGGTGGCTTAATATGTATGAAATTTGGGATGGTGATTTGTTCCTTTACGCTGTGGATACACTATACGAAGCAGACGAACAGCGTGAAGCAGGCTTTACTGTGAAAGAAATCAACAAATAATCCTGGGTGCTGGTTGGCTCCGGCCCAGGTTTTTGACAGGTGCCCTTAAAACGGCACCTGTTTTTTTTGACACAATAAGTACACAGTGCAAATAGTTTTTTCAAACAATACCACTGTTGATTTAATCCTGCAGTCAACGCCACTGACCACAGTGTATCAAAAAATATACAAACATCTTGGTCATGTGACAGTGCCATTTCGTGACTGGGATCACCCTTTTTATTGCAATACTCTGGCAGAGCTGGTTGAACAGTTGATTTTGCATGCAAACAAAGTATCGGTCACAGTGTGTCGTGAGTCTTGCTTGAATCAAGATCAAAATTATTTGAATCGTATTCACAAAATCTACGAAGACAATTACAATGGAGATCCTGCTTGGTTGAATTTCCACGAGCATATTCACATGTGTGAACACTGGCCTGTGCAACAACCAACACTGACCATTGACTATAGAGAAAAAGCTGGTCTGCTAGAACGACCATTTGACCTGAACTGGTTGGAAAATGCCACTACCAAAATCAAAGCAGGTGATGTGTATGTGGAATGGGCAGAATTAGGAAAAACGCCATATGGTTATTGGCAAAACAATGAGCCAGACAACACGACTCGCATGTGCGAGTTGGCCAAACCTTGGTTGGTGCTTAGACCCAAAATTGTTGTGGCGCTTGCAGATATCGATACATTGCACAATGTTGATATTCCAAAATTTGAATCTTGGTGGCAACAACACAGTGAGGAATGGTGCCAGCACTGGAACATTTCATCTTGGTCCATTACTGATATGTGTTCAGTGGTGCGGCTGGGGCAAGTGCCTGAATTTGAAAATATAATTGAACAATTGAAAAACAACAATACACCAACAAAGATATTGTTATGACAGTGCAATTTGTTCATTTAGCAATCTCAACTTTGAAATCTGGTTGTAAACCTCTAGCAAATGTTGTATAATAAACACAATGAAACAAGCAACAATAATCATTCGAGACGAAGTCAATATCAAGATTGAGGGCCTGGACATTGACTGTAGGAAAAAACTAGTCAATACATTCAAATATGAAATTCCAGGCGCAAGATATCAGCCCGCAGTGAGACTGGGACGCTGGGATGGCAAGGTGGCTTATTTTCAACTGGGTGGATCCAGTTATATCAATTTACTGCCTGAGATCGTTCCCATTCTAGAACAATACGATTATGATATTGAGTTGGATGATCAGCGTGATTATTCCACTGTGTTTGATTTTGTGCAGGTCACAGAGGATTCATTTGCACACAAGACTTGGCCTGCTGGGCATCCTGCTGTGGGACAGCCTATAATGCTGCGTGACTATCAAGTGGAGATTGTGAACAACTACCTGCAGAATCCGCAGTGCATACAAGAAGTGGCCACAGGCGCAGGCAAAACACTCATGACTGCTGCTTTGAGCCGGAGTGTGGAAGCATATGGTCGCAGTATCATTATTGTGCCCAACAAGAGCTTGGTAACACAAACAGAAAAAGACTATGTTAATCTTGGCCTGGATGTGGGTGTGTATTTTGGTGATCAAAAAGACTATGACCGAACACACACCATATGCACATGGCAAAGTCTAAACAACATGATGAAGAAGACCAAGTCGGGTGAAGCTGAAGTGGACATTCAGGACTTTATTGAAGGTGTGATCTGCGTGATTGTGGACGAAGTACACATGGCCAAGGCAGATGCCTTAAAGACCTTGCTTACAGGGGTCATGGCTAGAGTGCCAATTCGGTGGGGTTTGACGGGAACTGTGCCCAAAGAAAAGTTTGAAAGCCAAAGTTTGTTAGTGAGTCTGGGGCCTGTTATCAGCAAGCTCAGTGCCAGCGAACTGCAAGATCGTGGCGTGCTGGCACAGTGTCATGTGAACATTGTGCAACTGATAGACCATGTGGAGTACGCTGAATATCAAAGTGAGCTAAAGTACTTGCTGGAAGAAAAAGGCCGCCTGGATGCCATGGCCGGATTGATCCTGCAGATAAACGAAACAGGCAACACCTTGGTCTTGGTAGATCGTGTAGCAGCAGGCACTGAGCTGGTGTCAAGACTGGGAGACAAAGCAGTGTTTGTGTCAGGCGCAACCAAGTCTAAAACACGTCAAGATGAATATGACATGGTAGCAGACTCTGTAGACAAGATCATTGTGGCCACGTATGGTGTGGCTGCTGTGGGCATCAACATACCTCGAATCTTTAATCTTGTGCTGATTGAACCAGGCAAATCATTTGTTAGAGTTATACAGTCAATTGGTCGTGGTATTAGAAAAGCCGAAGACAAAGACCATGTGCAGATCTGGGACATAACCAGCACATGCAAATTTGCCAAGCGTCACTTGACCAAGCGCAAACAGTTCTACAAGGAAGCCAACTATCCGTTCACAGCAGAGAAACTAGACTGGATGAAGATAGCATAATGAGTACGGATTTTCTTGTAGACGACGGGGTGTTTATACCCATGCTAAACGACGCTGCCCGAAATCAGTTTTATAAACAAGCACTGGATCGTGCCGCAGCAGGTCAAGTGGTCTGCGACATCGGTGCTGGCACTGGGTTTCTCAGTGTGCTGGCGATCGAAGCAGGTGCGTCACATGTAATTGCTGTGGAACGAAATCCAGACAGATTTGCATACCTAAATCAGACTATAAAAAATCTAGGACTTGAAAACCGAATAGAAACACACTGTGTTGATTTCTTAGACAGTGATATCCAAGCTGATGTTTATGTCAGTGAAACAATCAACACACAAATATTTGGCGAGGACATGACTAGACTCAGTAATCATGTGGCACATCGTGGCAGCCAATTTATACCTGCTGGAGTTAGAATCTGGGCCGAAGTTTATGTTGATCATGCGGTGTTTGTGCTGGACCTAACGCACAATGAATCATACGAGTTTGATCCCGGTATTGATGTAAACTCAGAATTTGTCAACAACGTCAACTCAGACTTTCAAAAGCAATACAACTTACAGGAAACGGTGTTCAAGGCCAATCAGTTCAACCGACTGTTTACCATGCTTGATCGTTTTACAGATCTGAAACTGAACAAGATTAGCGAAACCACTCCAATCACTGTGAATTTTGACCAGTACACCAACGAAAACAACATTGAAATTGTGATACCCAACAGCCAGGTGCCCCGGGGAATGCCAATGGTGGTGTTAAAATGGGAAATGTTTTATCAAGACATTGTGCTGCACAGCAACAAGTGCTGGTTTGGTAATGTTGCTAAAAATATACGTGACCAATTTCGCACAGGCAACGACATTGTTTTTCGGTATGATCCTGCCATACGCAACTGGAGATTGAGCTACTAGGCTTGACTTTTGTTTGAATATAAATTATAATACTACTATGCGAATATTAACACTAGACAACACTTATTATGATCTTGATCATTTGCCTGAAGAAGTAGATGATATGAGATTTGCTATCCTGGACAATTCAAATCCTCAAGATCCTGATTATCATTTTATTCCTTTAATCTTTTTGGAGAGCTTTAACGCTCCTGCCTTGGTGTTGCGAATTGGCACAGCCACAATCAAGATGCCCATGGACTGGCAAATCCTAATAGGTGAGCCCGATGTGGGCGATCTAGAAGTGTTACCCTTGACCAGCATTAACGATCGTGGCTTCAAGGTATTTCAATTCAACCCACTCACCAGCTATAGACCCAGTTTCCCAGACATTGAAATCCTGGATGTTTACCATGAAGTAAACTGGTATGCGCCCAAATTAAAAAATGGTCAGATGCTGGCAGTGCCGCTAAACGATGATGCAGAACCCGACTGTGTTTACTTTGTTAAAGATGTCAGCCGCAACTGCGAAATTGTGGACTACAACAAGGCCTGGTAACATGGGACAGCTCAAACCAGGTGCCACTTACATTTACGAACGCAATGGCAACACGGTGTTCAGAAGAGAGTTTGGCGCAGATCCCAGCACACGTGAAGTAATGGGCTACGATTATCGCACCAGTGATGGCAGACCCTTGCACGATCATTTAATGGATTCCAAGATGTGGGGCGAGATTCACCAAATGGCCAAAACCAATCCCACTTTACAAGATGCTATAGATCGTGTTATTATGATTTATCAACTGAGCAAAACAACATGAGTGACAAGTTACACATTGGCAATGAGATGCGACAATTAGATCTCAAGAACAGAGACTTCTACGACAGCTTGGATGCAGAAGAACGCAAAAAGTTCAGCACATTTCTCATGCTGCGTTGGAGTAGTTGTGTTGAAGGATCACAGGAATTGCAAGAATACTATGTGCAAAGCTGCAATCACTATCTCAACAAGCACTTTTTTACTCTGAGTCGCCATCCCAAACTGCAATGGTTGTGTTCCACTGCTGTTAGTCCAGGCATGGGCACGCCTCGACACAACTGGATTGCGCCCAAAAAGAAAGAAGCAGGTGCCAGTGCCAAACGCAAAGCACTGGCCGCGATGTTTCCGCATTACAAAGACGACGAGATTGATGTCATGATGCAAATAGTAACGCAAAAAGAAATTGACGCTTACCACAAGAGCGCTGGCTTTGATAAAAAATGATTCAACAGTTGGTAGTCAATGGTTGCAGTTACATGGACATGTACGCACAGGGCAACGGGCATGCGGACCTGGCACAACAACTTGGTATTGCCAATTATTCCTGCCTGGCCATTGGTGGCAGTGCAAACTCTCGTATCATACGCAGCACTCTCAAACACAGTTATCAGGCCGCAGTGCCTACATTTTATTTACTGGGCATGACATTTCTCAGCAGGCTTGAAATACCTATATTGGGTCAGGATCCCAGCCGTGAGTTTGAGGGCACCTGGACCAATCCTCAGAATCAACAATTTAGATCGCAATGGATACCAAACTGGACTGATCGAGATACCAAACAATGGATAGGACTCAAACTCAAAAGTGAATTTCAGAGCATTGTTGATCGACTGGAAGATTTGATGTACCGTATGTTGAGTTTGCAGGCCAGCCTGACTGCTCGTGGTCATCGTGTGTTGATGTATCAACAAGCAGACAACATTTATCAGGAGTTTATTGAAGACTCTCGTTTTGAACTTTTTAAAAACAATGTTGGCATCAAAGACGGATTTGTCTGGCGATCAATTGCGTGGCAACACGGACATAAGGTTGCTGCTGTGAATTATTCCGAAACTGATCAATATGTGCCACCAGACATGGCTCACCCTTTGCCCGGACATCATTTGATGATCAATACTCATTTGACACAGTATATCAAAGATGCTAAAATACTAGCATGACATTTGCCTGTGCCTACTGCAAGAAAACTTTTGTAAAAGAAACGTCTATAGCGGTGCATGTGTGCGAGCCCAAGCGCCGTGCATTGCAAAAGGACGAACCTGGGGTGAGATTGGGGTTTCAGGCCTATTTGCGATTTTATGAAACCATGCAAGGATCGTCTGGTAACAAGACCTATGAAGACTTTGCTGAGTCAGCTTACTATCGAGCCTTTGTGAAGTTTGGGCGTTACTGTGTGGACACCCGCACAATCAATCCAGCTCAGTTCATGTTGTGGCTACTAAAGGCACAAAAAAAGATTGACTACTGGTGCAGTGACAAGGTCTATACAGAATATTTGTTGTACTACCTGCAGACGGAGGCAGTGGATGATGCTCTGGCTCGAGCAATTGAATACAGCATGACCTGGCAAGAAAACACAGGCTATCCTGCACATGACTGTTTGCGTTACGGCAATACCAATGCAGCATGTTATGCTGTTACATCAGGAAGAGTAAGTCCCTGGGTGATTTACAACTGCGAGTCAGGCCAGAAGTTTTTGAGCGGTCTGGATCCCACTCAGGTGGCCATGATCTGGAGTTACATCGACAGTGATGCCTGGCAAAAACGTTTTAGAGATCGTCCCGAAGATCAAGCATATGCACAAGAAATTTTAACCCGAGCAGGATGGTAACATGATTCAAGGAATAATACCCGGCACAGGGTTAGTAACCACAGGCGGCAGCTCTATGCAGCCGTATATAAGCCCAGGATCGCAGAGTGCTGGAATATTACGGTACAATACAAGTTTAAAAAATATAGAAGTGTATGACGGTGTCAGCTGGCTAACGTTGTCCGGCAGCCATACTCAGATAAGTCTTGACGGTCCAACACAGGAAGCTGTCCAGTGGGTTCGTCGTCGAATGGAACAAGAAAAACGCCTGGAAGAATTGGCCAGACAACATCCTGCTGTGGCTGATGCAGCGGCCGCAGTGGCTCAGGCGCAGGAACAACTGGACATAGTGACTGCTTTGGTACAACTATGAGCGCAGACATTGATATAGACGTGCCCAACAGAGATGTTGTGTTGCAACTGATACAGCATGTGCCTGCACAACAAAGCACTGGACGCAAGCACAACTCGGGCATTTATGTCACAGACATTCCGCGGGATGTGGTCAACGGACATGCAGCACTGGATTACCAGTCAGCAGAACAACGTGGCTATTTCAAAATAGACCTGTTGAACATGAGTGTTTATAACTTGGTCCACGGCCCCGAACACTATGAAACGTTACTGGCAGCTACACCGCCTTGGAGTCGACTGTGGACAGATCGTGCCTGGGCCAGTCAACTGGTACACGTGGGCAACTATGCGGACCTGCTGCGAGAAATGAAGCCAGACTCAATTCCTAGAATGGCTGCATTTATCAGCATTATTAGGCCGGGCAAAGCTCACCTACAAGGACAACCTTGGGATCAAGTGTTTGCTGAAGTCTGGAACGGGGATGATAGTCGGGGCTATACCTTTAAAAAGGCACATGCTATTAGCTACGCTGCCTTGGTGGCCTTGCACATGAATTTACTCAATACGCCGGACCAAGGTAATTGATTTTCGCTTGGACTTTTTGCGGGCAATGTCCATAAGGCTACAAATGGGACCGTGCAAGATTTCCAGGTCCTTGTTGGCAAATGTTCTCAAAGTAACACGGAATTGATCCCATTCTTTGCGCAGGAAAATGTTTATAGGAATGCTTCTGTTGCTTTCCCACCACCATGTGCCGGCTAGTTCTAAAAATAACATCTTGTCAGACTGATCTATCACTGATCCAAAGTCGTAAATAGTTGTCACAATGTCATCACGGTTTTGTACCACTCCTACGTACTCTTGATTTGCGTAAACGCACAAGGTAATAAAGGGGTACTTTTCCGTTAATTTTTCAAATATGTTATTGCCCATCAGGGTTATTTATTAGCAGCTAAATAGAGTAATGTATTCCACCACCGTTTATCTTTACCAACAAATTACTCGAGTGTTATTGGTCAACACTGATGGTGGCTACTTCACAGCAAGGTATGACCCAGTGTACGCAAAATCTCTAACCATCAACAAAGGCGTGGATAATGTTCTCTTGTTTGAGTTCATTAACCAAGACCAAAAACCTGTAAACATCACAGGTAGCACGTTTGTTTTCCGTGTGATCAACCAGGCAGGCGATGAGCTGTTGGTACAAAAGGATTGCGAAGTGTTGAGTGCTACTACAGGACGTGTGAAAGTGGTACTAGACAGTACTGACACCATTAACATACAAGCACAGCCTGCCAGCTACAGCATCACACGCACAGCCGGTAACTATGCACAAGCTGTGTATGTGGACGCCAACAGCCAAGCTCGTGCAGACTGCAATATTGTGGACTCTGTGCTGCCACAATTTCAGCCCAGTCAGCCAGTCACGGTGCCTGACATCTACGGCAAGAATCAATTTGTGAGTGCAGCACCCACATCTTATCCAGACTGGGCCTTGAACCCGCAACCAATCAACAGCATACAACAAACTGAATTTTATAGTAGTCATATTGAAACCACAGGTGCTGCATTTACCACAGTGAAATTTGATCTGGTTCACTTTACCGGAGCAATCAAGGTTCAGGCTGCTGAAAACTATGAGTCAGTTTGGTATGATGTCAGCGAAGCTCGTGAATACTTTGATGACACAATCAGCGACTATTTTAACATTGTGGGCTATCATCCGCTGTTGCGTCTAGCATTGAACAACTCCATTGGCTACGGAGCCAGCGGCACAGTCACAGTGGTCAACGGTGTGGTCACAGGAGTGTCCCTGACCAATTCAGGATATAGCTATGTGGCTGCACCTTATGTTCAGATTCTGGGCAACGGTGCTGGCGCCATAGTAGAAGCGGTATATGGCGGCAACGGAACAATCAGCCAGGTCAATGTGATTGCTGGAGGTTCTGGATACTTACCAATTCAATTCTTGGGCAGTCCATCTGCTACTGCGGTTTTCAGCAACGGCAAGATTGAAAACGTTCAATATCGTTGATATTGTGTGACAACTCTGCTATACTAAGCAGATGCTGGATATCTTAGATTACTTACCCGCCAAGCGAAAAGTCAGTCCCAGCGGCTGGATCAGCTTTAATGCGGTATGCTGTGATCACAATGGCAACAGTCCAGATCGACGCAGTCGCGGCGGCATCAAAACAAACGAACAGGGTTGGAGCTATCATTGCTTCAACTGTGGATACACTGCCAGCTTTATTATTGGACGCACAATAAGTTACAAGGCTCGGAATCTATTGGGTTGGATGGGTGTTCCAGAACGGGAAATTGACCTAGTTAACTTGGAAAGTCTAAGACATCGAAGCATACACGGACTGCTAGAAGATCGACAAGCAACCGACACATTGGTTCAGGGAATTGAATTTGAAGAATGGGAATTACCTCCAGGCGCAGAGTTTTTGACAGCAGAATTTGCAGTGCAGTGGGAGTACTTACAAAGTAGATGTGTGCCATCTGACTTTCCGTTTATGGTGCAGGCTCAGTCCAAGCGACCAGGTGTGATAGTTCCGTTCACATACAACAACAAAATTGTGGGCAGTACTGTTCGATTCTTGGACAATCACAATCCTCGATATCTAAACAACATGCAACCAGGTTATGTGTTTGGCGCAGACTTGTTGCACAACAACTGGACTCATGTGATAGTGACAGAAGGTATCTTTGACGCACTGTCAATTGGAGGTCTAGCACTCATGCACAACACAGTGAATGATGCTCAAGCAAAATTGATACGCCGATTGGGCAAGGAAGTTACTGTGGTACCCGACCAGGATTCTGCAGGTATTGAACTGATAGATCGTGCTGTGGAACTGAACTGGGCAGTAAGCATACCTGCCTGGCCTGCAGACGTCAAAGATGTCAACGATGCTGTGAAGAAATATGGTAGGCTAGGCGCACTGATAACTATCATGCAAGCTAGAGAAACATCCAAGATCAAAATTGAATTACGAAAGAAACAACTTGTTAAAAGACTACGGAACTGATGTACAACGACTGTTCCTGGAGATGATACTTCAGGATGCAGAAAGTTATGTTCGTGTACAGAACATCTACAATCCAGAAAACTTTGATCGTAGTGTAAGACCTGCGGCCGAGTTTATCAAGACACACAGTGTGGACCACGGCACCTTGCCCACTGCTGCACAGATCGCTGCAACCACAGGGATCAAACTACAGCACCTGGACGAATTCAATGAAGGACATCATGCCTGGTTCATGGAGGAGTTTGAAAACTTTACCAAACGTCAGGAACTGGAACGTGCTATTTTGAAAGCAGCTGACTTGCTGGAAAAGGGTGACTATGATCCTGTGGAAAAACTGATCAAGGATGCTGTGCAGATCAGTCTAACCAAGGACATGGGCACGGACTATTTTGATGATCCCAGTGCTCGTATCAACAAGTACTTCAATGCTGGAGGACAGGTTAGCACAGGATGGCCACAAATGGATCGATTGTTGTATGGTGGATTCAGTCGTGGAGAGCTGAACATTTTTGCAGGCGGATCAGGCTCGGGCAAAAGTCTTGTGATGATGAACATTGCACTAAACTGGTTGCAGCAGGGTCTAAGTGGTGTATACATCACCCTGGAACTTTCTGAAGAGCTAACCAGTTTACGAAGTGATGCCATGCTGACCAGCATGAGCACCAAAGAGATCCGCAAGGACATTGAGACCACAGCACTCAAGGTCAAAATGATTCAAAAGAAGTCTGGACAGTATCGTGTGAAGGGACTGCCGGCACAAAGCAATGTGAATGACATTCGTGCTTACTTGAAAGAAGTGCAGATACAAACAGGTATCCGGGTGGACTTTATTATGGTAGACTACCTGGACTTGGTCATGCCTGTGAGTGCCAAAGTCAGTCCCAACGACTTGTTTGTGAAAGACAAGTATGTATCGGAAGAACTGCGTAACCTGGCCAAAGAACTAGGTATCCTGATGGTAACTGCAAGTCAGTTGAATCGAAGTGCTGTGGAAGAAATTGAATTTGATCACAGCCATATTTCAGGTGGTATCAGCAAAATCAACACAGCAGACAATGTGTTTGGTATCTTTACAAGTCGTGCCATGAAAGAGCGTGGCAAGTATCAGATACAATGTATGAAATCTCGAAGCTCGACCGGCGTTGGTCAAAAAATTGATTTGGAGTATAACATTGAAACCATGCGTATTACTGACGAAGGCGGGGACGAAAACGGTTATAACAAACCACAAAGTTCAATCATGGACAGTATCAAGGCCAAGAGCCAGGTTGTTGCAAGCTCCGACGCCACTTGGGCTGTCCCCACAGGCGGCACACATGTCTGGGACAAGCCCATGGTCAAACACGAAGATGTTGCCAAGGTCAGCGGCGACGTTCAAAGTGCCAAGCTAAAACAAATGCTCGGCAAGATCAAATCAGGTTAAACAATGGATCTTATAAACAATATACCTTCACTGCCCAGCACTTTTGTTTCTGCAGACAACCGCCGACGCCTCTATCAATTTAATGACCATTGCGTTACAGACGAGATTATTAATCAGACTATACTAGAGTGCGGCCCAGAAGATTACATCTCCAGCGACTTTTATTGCAAATTGGATTCTGCACATAATATTCTTTGTATGCCAGTGGTATTTTATGCCTCTTCTATTCCTGTAGCACGTTCAATAAATCACAGTTCTCCAGCGGTTTTAAAAACAGAATATTGTTTTAATTTTTCAGTCAATCTTAAACGCATAAATCGTTTCATAATGATAAAGCTGATAGAGTGGTTTGGGCTCACCAACATGGATTATACCTGGAGTGGTGTTGATTCCAACTTTGATATGAGCATTATTATTCAAGAAATGAATTCCGTTCAGAATCCGCCTTGGTCTAGGGAGTTTGAAAGTTTTCTACTAGCACCGATCACAACACAGAAAAAATGGATCAACACACCCAACGATACTCTAATAGAGTCAACTCATATTCAGACAGTCAATAAAAAAGCCTGGCATGCTGGTCTAGATCAACTGTTTTCTCACAGTGCAGTTAGCTTGATTGCTGAAAGCATTGACTATCAATCAGGTGCTGGTTACACTGAAAAGACTGCATATGCATTATTTGGCCAAACGTTTCCTATATGGGTAGGCGGAAAATACCAAGCCGAACAATTTGCTAAACTAGGATACGACACGTTTGACGATGTTATTGATCATTCGTATCAGTATAGAGACACCTTGATAGAACGCTGTTACTATGCAATTGCTGATAATTTAGAAATTCTTAAAAATTTAGAACATGCTACTGCGTTACGAAATAACCTGTCAACTCGATTGACAGAGAATCGACAAAAGTTATTGACAGATTGTACTGTGCTTGACCCACTGCTACTTGCTAAGTTTCGGAAGATCATAAGAGATTGGTTAAACAAAGGCATTGATATGTCAGAGGCAGAAGGTGTTGGCTTTGAAAATGCATACATTAATCGAATGATGATACATCTTGGTAACTGTTAAGCAACACTGACGCTGATCGGGGCATAATCTAACACAACGATCATCTGGTGTCAAGAAGTCACGCCTTTGATAACAACAAAGTTCAACACAATAGCTTCTGCCAGTGGGCCAGCTGAAAAGTTGGTTATGCTGATTCTACAACTGCCAGCAGCAATTGCATCCACGTGAGTGTTGTATGCGCCGGCTGTGGCACCTGAACTGATAGCGGTAAAAACTACATCAGTGGCAGCAATGGTGCTGTTGGTAAAAGTAAAGCTGACTTCGTCTGCTGCTGCCAATGACGCAGCATTCATGGTGATCTGACCAGACACTTTGTTTAGTGTAACTCCAGTTGCTTTGCTTGAGGCCTGTGTTACTGTGCCGCCAGCACCTGTGCCATATCCTACACCAGCGGTGTCACTGGTTGACTTGATCGACGAAGCTGAAGTAATTGCATTGGTAAAAAAGCTCAAGGGACGGTTCAAGTCATACACAGTGATAGTGGTTCCACCATCTGTTGAACTAAACGAAAATTGATATGTGCCAGTTGCAGCAAAAGTAATAGTGCCGCCAGCGTAGCCTTGAATGCCAGTTGTGCCCAGAGTCACTGCGGCAGGCAAGGTCAGTGTGTGTGCAGTATTGGTCACATTCACTGCAATTTGCACAATGCCAGCACTGCCGCTGGCTGGCCAATTGTTAAAACTTAGGCTGATGGATCCTGAAGTAGAAATAAATTGATATTGTCCAGCACTATAATCGATAGCAATGGATCCTGATGTTGCTGTGTTTGGAACATATGTGTAACTCACATCCTGTAATTTAACAGCATACATCAAGTTGTCTGCCATGTTGTTGTTCAAGGTGGTGCCCGACAGTGCAGCCTTCAACACAACCTTGCTTTGTAAGTCGTCTATTTCGCTTTCTGCGTATTGGAAATTGGTTTTGATATTGGTAAAGTTGTCTCTAAAGCCCTGGGTGTTGTTGGGCACTCCGGCCACTGGATAGTTACCGTCGACGTTGTTTGGGTTGATTTGGCTGGTCATTTCGTAGTCCTTGTTATAGATATTTATTCAGACCCTGAAATAGCTAAATAATCCAAAGGTCCGGAGCAATGCAGAAAAAAACTCGAAGTATTCTAGAAGAATTAGAATCACTGTATGTAGAACGTGATCAGCGCTTGCTGATTGAAAATCGTGCTACAAACGTGATTGCCAATGCCATACGACTTGTAGAACAAATTGAAGCTGAGTACGATGCTGAAGCAGCAGAAAATCTCACAAGAAAATTGCTCAATGCCATTCGCACCAAAGACGCAGGCAAGTTCTCGCGTTCAGTAAGGAGAACCCATGCAGATTCATGAATTAACACGTAAACGTCCTGTCAAAGAAGGAGTCCTTGGCGCAGTTGGTACAGCCATTGGCGGCGTGGCGTCACAATTGGCCAACAAAGCCATGGCTTCACAAGGTATAACTCCAGACACTGGCGGCCAACAAAAAGCTACTGGATCCGGAGCTCAAGACGCAGCAGTTTCAGCCAATGATCCACTGGTCAAAGGTCTAGCAACTGCTGCTGCAAAAGAATGGAAACAATCTGTTAGTGAACTAATGCAAACTATGAAAACTCCTGATGGTATGATGGCAACTCGTCCAAGTGAACTACCGCCAGCCGAGTTAGAAAAAGTGCTGGGAGACATGGTGTCAAGATTGATTGGTAAGCCGTATGAATCTTTAGTCAATAATATAAGTGCAGAGGCACACGACGGAACAGGCAAACAATATGCTGCCAAGTTAACCTCCTCTATCAAAAATCAAATTGATGCTATCATAGCACAAGAACAAACAGCTGGCAAACCTGACCCCAACAAAGAGTCAGTGTTGTGGACCACACTGGCACAGGCAATTGCAGGTGCCAAGAGCGAAATAGAGTTTAGCTCCAGCGGCGGGCAAGGCGTTGCTGCTCGTCCAGGATTCCTGCCGCCAGCGGCAGAGCAATTGGCAGACAAGATGGGAATTTCAGATCAAACTGTTGCTGCCTTGCAAAATCATATCAAACTCAACGGCGGAAAAATGACTCCTGCGTTGGCAGCATTGTTAGGTGTGACAAAATGAATTTAATTGAAGGCGGCAATGTATTCAAAGACAAGATGGGGCTGCCACTGACACAGCGCATTGAACAAGGTGATATACCTGGCACCGTGCAGTGGTTGGAAACTGTGACAGGTCTAGACTTGACCAGCACACAAGATCCTGCCACAGGTTATCCTGTGAAATGGCTGGGCAGCACTGGAAAAAAACCGTCGTCGGGAGACCTGGATCTAGCAGTTGATACCAACGAGATATCCAAGGCCGAACTAAAAGTCAAACTAGATCAATTTGCCACAAGTCAGGGACAGGATCCAAGAGATTTTGTGCGTATGAGTGGTGAAGCTGTGCATTTTAAAACACCCATACTTGGCGATGCTGACAATGGTTTTGTGCAAACAGATTTCATGTTCATGCCCAATGTTGAATGGGGAGCATTCTTTTTGTCCGGCGGTGTTGATTCTGAATACAAAGGCTTGTACCGCAACATACTCATGAGTTCAATTGCCAAGAGTCTGGGTCTCAAAGCATCTGCCAAAGGTGTGTCTAGTAGAGTAACAGATCAGTTGATACAGGGCGGACTAGATCCTGACTACGCTGCGGAAATTCTACTGGGCAAAGGTAACACTCGAGACAACCTAAAAAATGTTGAAGCTATTTACGCTGCTCTGGCTCGTGATCCCAAACGTGATGCGAAACTGGAAGACTTCCGCCAATATCTTGCTAGAGACAACCTCAAAGAACCGTCAGCATCAGTTGCTGAAGATGATGTGGGCTTTCTGGGACGCCTGCGTGACCGCATTGTGAATCGTGGCTACGTTGCTCTAGTAGAAAACAACATGATTGCAGAAGCTGCTGCACCCGGAGTAGGCGGTCGTGCCAAAGGCATTGAACACCTGGAAGATTATGTTTTTAGAGAAGGTGTAGCTGGCATTATCAAAGCTCTGGAGATAGCCCAACATGCTGCAGAATCTCCAACAACTACTACCACTGCCAAGTGGGACGGCAAACCTGCTGTGATATTTGGCCGCAAACCTGCCACAGGTGAGTTTGTGCTCACAGACGGTTCAGGATTTGAAGCCAAGGGCTACGATGGTCTTGCCACAAGCCCACAAATGATGGCAGATATACAAAGCAACAGATCTGGAGACAGAACTGACTTGATCAACATCTATGCAACACTGTTTCCAGTGCTAGAAGCTGCCTTGCCCTCCAACTTCCGCGGTTATGTCAAAGGAGACTTGCTGTATATGCAACGTCCTCCTGTGGTAGCTGGCAACTATGTGTTTGAGCCCAACACCATTGAATATCGTATCCCTGTCAAAAGCTCCATGGGTCAGCGCATTGGCAACAGCGACATAGGTGTTGCTATTCATAGCATGTATGCTGATGTTGGCGACTCACGCCAGCCACTCAGCGGTGTAAAATTCAATGAAGTCCCAGGTCTGCTGCTGGAACGCCCGGCTACTCCCAACACACTAGAACTAGACGATGGGATTGTAAAACAACTCAATCAAATTGTTCGTACTTACGGATCTAGCATGAAAACTCTGTTTAATCCAGCTGAGCTTCGTACTGCACAAATCACAGATTTGTTCAAGCTGGCAGTGGATTTTATCAACACCAAAGTGGGTGCGCCCTTGCAGCCTGCCAATCAGTTGGTCATAGAGTTTGGCAACTGGTTAAAAACCAAAGTAACTCCGCGCAAGTTCAACAACATTGTGGAATATTTGAACAGTCCCAGTAGCAACATTGAGGCCCTGGGCGCAGCGTTTTATGCATTTGAACTGCTTCATGCACTCAAGATGCACCTAAAGAATCAAGCAGATGTTGCCAATCCTGGTGGCGAAGGTTGGGTTATGGCCACGCCTGCAGGCTATGGCAAACTGGTAAGTCGCTTTGATCCAACCGCATTTGCTGCTCAAAATCGAGCTAGAAATAACCCGCAATCCACGTAATTTTTGTCAGTTTGGTAAATAAAAGCAGAGTCCAAGTGACTCACTAACTTAAAGGAAATTTATCATGGCAGTATTTACAAAAGTAAACGGAACTACACAACCAGTATTTGCACTGGACGTGGCAAACGGTTCTATCGCAGGAACAGCTAACGTAGCAGCTCAAGGTCCAGTTCAGATCCAAGGTCCAAAACTTGACTTCTTCACTTTGACAGCTAACGCCGCGTTGACAAACGCTGGCAACGTTAACGGTTATCTAAACAATGTGTTGACAGCAGTCCAACAAAATGGTACCATTGCAATTTATCAGGCTGGTGCAGCAGCTGGCGTTATCAACATTGCTATCTACCCAAGTGGCGCTTACACCACAGCTACTCTGGTTGCTGCTGCTCAAACAGCCAACGCCACAGGCGGCCTGAACATTGGTATTCCAACTGCCAACGTTAGCGGCTCAGCTACATTTACTAACCTGTAATCAGTTTAGACCCACAGCAACCCTGGACGTAAAAAATCCAGGGTTTCTTTTTGGCCTTAAATATCTGTCTAATGAGAATACAGTGCCGAACACTTTTTGATTGCAGCTACACAGGCGTTACAGGCAGCTTCCGCACTAGTATGATCCCGTTCGAAGACAAGTCGGGACAACCAGTACTAGATCTTGCTGACTGGAATCGCAGTAGAAACCAACAACGCAACTGGGAAACTTTGTTGCAAATACTAGGACTCAAAGCACAACCCACAGACCTGGTATTGCCGGTTCATCGGTCAGGCACCTGGGAGTTTGAATTTGCCATAGAATCTGAAGGCGTGTATCTAGATGGAACTGATCCCAACCCACTGGCAGGCCTGCTGCAAGATTGTGACGGCGTGCCAATGCTGACAGGGCTCACTGAAACAGCAGGAGTTGAACGTAGTATTTCTACTCACGGCCCTGATCAGAACATTTGGTTTGTGCTACTAAATAATACACTGGAACAACAAAATGGCTGATACCACCGACATTGAAAAGAAAAGTCTTGAAGCACATGTGGAATTGTGTGCAGAAAGATACAAAGCATTAGAACTGCAATTTACAGACGTTAAATCAGACATAAATGATCTCAAAATCATGGCTGAGAACACTCATAAATTAGTGCATAAAATGTCAGAAAACCGCAACAGTCAAGTGATCAACTGGGGTATAGGTATCATTGGAGTATTGCTTGGAGTATGCGGTTGGTTGATAACGCAGTATGTCAAAACTTTATGACTAGAGAACAAAAGCTAGAACGTTTTGCCGAACGTGAATTCAAGAGAAATCTTGACAACATGATTGTAAAAGAAAACGATGGTAGCTATATTGTGTTTGGCAAGTATCGTGTGGCACAACACCTCTACGGATACATGGTCAGCACTTGGTCAGATGACATACACTGCTTTGACAGCAAGCGCAATGCTGTGAGCTGGTGTGTGGCAGACAAATTTAATCAACTGACATTGGCCAACACTATTTTGAATCTAGACCGTAGAAAACAAACATTAACAGCTGATATCCATTGCCGTCAAAGCATAGGCAGACGTAGTCAGTCAACTCACTCTTATGAAATCATAAACATGAAAGTACAGCCCAAACAAATTCTGTTAAATTCAGTATCATCTGAATTGGAGAAATGTGTAAACTCGGCTAAATATATGCAAATTAGAGGATTCTCAAATGAAACTGCAAGAACTAGCGGCCCCTCAGCCAAGTAAACAAATCGCCAAAGTATTCGAAAGCTACTTTGGTTCACGCATCAGCTTTGACCAACTTAGTCGTCGTCAAACTGCTGGCATGCTTGATCGTGTGCGTGGCCTACTGGGTGAACACCAGAACACCACAGCTCGCCATCACAGTGAAAAGAACCCCAGTTATCTCAAACTGGTAATGATGGAACAGGCTCTTCGTGGACGTCTCAAAGAGATGGATGCACCTGGTGCCAACGGACAAGTTGATCCGGCTGCTGCTGTGGCCAAGGTCAAAGATCCCAAGCTGGCTGCTGCTCTCAAGAAAAGCACTGCTGGCCAGACACTCAATCCTGATGAACAAAAAATGGTTGCTGGTGCTGCATTGATGCAGGCCGAAAGCTATCGTCGTCGTCAACTGGGACGTAGACTAACTGAAAGCGAAGTGCAACAAGCACAAGTTGTGTTGGCGGCCCAAGACATGGTTGACAAGATGCAAAGCATGCTGGAAGATGTATCTGAGTTGCAATTCAAAGAACTGCCAGCCTTGGTTGATTCGATCAAAAATCAAGTTGGCATCGACCAAGCTGCACAATTCAATGGTGACGCAAGTGCTGCGCTGACTGGATTGATGCAAAATCTGCAGGCTGCCAAGCTACAAATGGATCAAGCTCTGGGTGTGGTCACAGGTACTGCACAAGCACCAGTTGATGCTGCTGCTGACGGTGCAATGGCCGGCGCCGAAATGGGTGCTGACATGGGTGCTGACCTGGGCGCCGAAATGGGCGCAGCTGATGATGTTGCTGCTGACCCAGAAGCCGAACCACCTGCAAGTGCTGGCCTGGGCCGAGCACGTAGATAATGAAAATATTTGAAGTCGACGGCGGCCTCTCAGAATTTACTCCCAAGCCTGATCAATTGATGGGCTTGGTCTCATTTCTTAATGGGCGAGCCGAGGATACCGGTAGCCAAAAACAAATCAGTCAACAGGCATTTATCAGTCTGGCTCAGAGCCTAGACATCAATGTCACTGACCAAAACATTGCTGAATTGGTGGGACAGCCCCCACTGAGCAATTTACTAGAACCACTAGCACCAGACTCTCCTCAGGATCCAATTGTGTTCAAAGGTGGCAAAGCACCTGCACCAGCCACAATGCCAGTTAACAAAGCTCAGAACATTGTGGCTGCTGCTGCCAAAACAGCAATGAAAAAAGATCGCGGCGTTTAACACCAAACTACATTGACATTTGTCGTTAAATACCTTATACTTAAACTAAGGAAAATTTTATGGCATATTCAGAAAAAGTTGTTGATCATTACGAGAATCCCAGAAATGTGGGCAGTTTCTCCAAAGAGGACACAGATGTGGGCACAGGCATGGTAGGAGCTCCGGCTTGCGGTGATGTAATGAAACTGCAAATCAAAGTCACGGATGGAATAATCACAGATGCAAGATTTAAAACATACGGTTGCGGCAGCGCGATTGCGTCAAGTTCTCTTGTTACTGAGTGGGTCAAAGGACGTACCCTTGAGCAGGCGGAAACGATCAAAAATAGCGAAATTGCTACTGAGCTTGCCCTCCCCCCTGTTAAAATTCATTGTTCAATACTTGCAGAAGATGCCA